GATGAAATCATTGAAGATATTAAAGGCTTTTACAGAGAGTGTTGATCGACACTCTCTGTTTCTTTTCGCCCAACTCCGTATTTTGAAGAAAATTCCATTTGGGGATTTTTTTCACCAATTTTTCTTTCCAAGTTGTGTTTTGTAGAAAAATATGTTATAATATAAATATATAAAGAATACCAAAGGAGAAGAATTTTATGAAGTCAAAAGACCCCTTATATTCTTGGGATTCTGCTACAGGTATAGCAAGTTGTATTTTAACTTATGAAGGACATACTTTCTGCGGGATGGCGACTTGTGCTCCCGAAGATCAAGATATGATGAGCGAAAAGACGGGACTCACAATTGCTGAATCTCGTGCCGTAATTAAATTAATGTGCTATTATCGAGAGCAGGTTCTTGCCAAGCTAGCCGCATTAAATCAGCTATATTATTCTATGAAGCATAGCCAGAAATTTAATGCCAAATCTTATGAAAATATCATGTTACAAAGACAAATTTCTAATTATACCTATGAGCTTGCCGCGATTCGTGATGAAATTGCTGGCGAGCGAAAAGAGTTATGCACTTACATAAAGAAAAAGGATGAATTTTATCAGTCAGTAAGAAAAAATCGCACCCTTGATAAATTTAAAAATTTGAAGGTCGATGATTCACAGCTTGTTTTTGAATACCCCGGTGAAATAAAAGCAAAGGACAAAAAAGGATGATTCATCAAACACAAAAATTATATATATATGAAGAGTTTCCCCGAAGGAGGCAGCGTTTAGTGAATATTTATAATTTTTATGACACATGTAGTCTTTTGCTCCGGGTGGATGATCTATTTACAGTAGAAGAAAATATTGTAATTTCTTCTGTCACTTTAAATGAGTTAGAAAATATTAGAACATCGGCTCACAAAGATGAAAGTATAAAGCAAACTGCAAGAGAGTTACTCAGATTATTAGCTCATAATAAGGACAAATATACTGTATGGATTTTCCAAGAAGATATGTTAATACCTTTTAAAAAGAAAGGACTAACAATTACACCCGATATTCAAATTTTAGCTTGCGCTTTTGATTATGATAATCGGGTTCATCCCGATGAAACAGTCTTTTTTACTAATGATTTAGCCTTACAAAATATCGCTAATTTATTTTTTGGTAAAGATAGTATTAAAGAAATTCAAACGGCGGATAAAGAAGACTATAGTGGTTATAAAGATATAACTATGTCAGAAGAAGAAATGGCATATTTTTACGAGCACCCATATGAAAATATCTATGGGCTAGAAATAAATGAATATTTAATAATTCATAATTCGGAAGGCGAAATTGTATCTCAACTATGTTGGACTGGCGACGGCTATAGGCACATTACTTATACGAATTTGGACTCCAATTTTTTTGGACGTATTAAAGCAATAAATGGAGATTCTTATCAAACTTTAGCCATAGATAGCTTAGTTAATAATAAAATAACTATGCTAAAAGGCAAAAGTGGAAGTGGCAAATCTTTCTTGGCTTTAGGCTACCTTTTTCATGAGTTAGAAAAAGGGCATATCAATAAAATAATTGTTTTTTGCAATACGGTTGCCGCAAAAAATGCTGCTAAACTTGGGTTTTATCCCGGAGATAAGGAAGACAAATTGCTAGATTCGTAGATCGGCAATATGTTGTCCAGTAAATTTGGGAGCAAGTTTGCGGTAGAGGAATTAATTGACAGTGAAAAAATTATTCTTATGCCGCTTAGCGATATACGAGGCTATGATACTTCCGGCATGAAAGCAGGAGTCTATATCTCTGAAGCGCAGAATTTAGATATCTATTTAATGAAACTGGCTCTACAAAGAATTGGCGAAGATAGTATTTGTATTATTGATGGTGACTATAACACCCAAGTTGACGATGAAAACTTTGCGGGGGCGCACAATGGTATGAGAAGAGTGTCGCAGATATTCCGCGGCCAAGATATATACGGTGAAGTAGAATTAAAAAAGATTCACCGTTCCAGATTGGCAGAAATTGCTGATCAATTATAAATTACAAAGGGGGATAATAAAATCTATGGATGAATAGGTCAAAGAAACTACCTTAGAAGAATTAAATGAAACCGCCTTAGATGAATTATCTAACAATAAAGGGGAGGACGAATAATGGCTTATACTAATAGTCCTCTTGTTGATTACACTAGGATTTCTCCAAACCGTAGTGTAAATCGTAAACATACCATTGATACAGTTACAATTCATTGCGTTGTGGGGCAGTGCTCCGTAGAGACTTTAGGGACCATCTTTGCGAGAAGTTCATGCTAGGCTAGCGCTAATTATGGCATCGGCTATGATGGTCGTGTTGGCTTATATGTCGAGGAAAAAGACCGCAGTTGGTGTACTTCGTCCGCAAGCAACGACAATCGCGCTATTACCATTGAAGTTGCTAGTGATACGTATGACCCATATGCTGTTACTGATGCCGCATATAATAAATTAATTGATTTGTTAGTCGATATTTGCAAGCGTAATGATATTAATTAGTTGGTCTGGTCTACCAGTAAATATGAACGCATGAATCACTTAGATGGTTGTAATATGACAGTCCACAGAGATTATGCTAACAAAGCATGCCCAGGCAATTATTTATACAATCTCCATGGGCAAATCGCAGCAGAAGTTAATGCTCGTTTAAATTCAGAGGAGGATGAAGATATGACACAGGAACAGTTTAATCAGATGGCTAATAATTGGATCAGTGGTTTGGCTTCTCAGACCGAGGGTGCTGATTACGCGAAAGAAGCGCTTAGTTGGGGTAAGGAAAATGAATTACTTCTCGGCGACGAGTCTGGTAATCAAATGCCTAAGAGCTTTTTAACTCGTGAACAATTTATTACTGTTGTAAAGCGTTTCTATGAGAAATTGACTGTTTCTTTTAAGTAATATATGAAAGAAACAAATATAAAAATAGTAAAGCAACAAAAGAAACCCAAAGCAAAAAAGAAAAAAGAAAAACGGCACGGGGAATTTTCTAAAGTACTTCTTATCCAAGAATCTGTTCTTATTTGGATTATAACGATTGCTTTTATAGGTTTAGCTTATATGTGCATTCTTTTAGGATATCTCGGTAGTCTACCCTGGCTTACCGCCATGGTTTCTCTACCTTGGGGTGCTTATGGGGTTTCACAGGCGTTTTACTACAAGAAATCGCAAGCGGAAAATACAAAAAATGGAGTGAAGTATGAAAGTGTAATATAGGCACTTAATACGACAAAAGTTGCTGCTAATTCTACAAAACCTTCAAGTGGGGATTTTCCGATCTAATATTGAACGGGGACATTTTTAATTAAATGTCCCCGTTTATTTCTTTTCGTTGACTTTTTTTAGAAAATATGATATAATATATATATGAGTAGAAAAGGTACTCAGAATTTAATTTAGAAATGAAGGTGTCGTATTAAGAAAAAATGTCGTATGTAATTTATGTAGACGGAAGTGCTCACCCGAATCCCGGCCCTGGTGGTTATGGAATCGTTATCTTTAACGAAACTGGCTAGCTATTATCAGTTCATAATCGTTAGTATACAGATGCGGTGACAAATAATGAAATGGAATTAAAAGGAATCCTCTATACGATGCTTCATTTTGGTAAAGAACAGAATGTTATTGTATATTCAGATTCTAGTTATGCAGTATAGACTCTTAATAATTGGATGTTTTCATGGCAGAAAAAGGGCTGGATTAAATCTGATAAAAAGCCCCCAGAGAATTTAGAGATTATTAAAGCCTATTACGACCTATATATGCAAGGATATCGTATTCAGTTGTTACACATTAAGGGACATGTGGGTACGAAAGGCAATGAAATTGCCGATCAATTAGCAACAGGAAAAATAAGCAACGAGGAGGCAATGCATAAATATGGATGCTTATAATGCGAAAAGCATTAAAACATTAGAGGGCATTGAAGCGATTCGACTACGCAGCGGTATGTACATTGGTAGCGTGGGGCCGGAAGGTGTCCGCCATATTACTCTTGAAATTATCTCTAACGTAGTTGATGAATATTTAAATGGACATTGTAATAGATGTGAAATTACAGTAAAAAATAATAATGAAGTAACCGTTATTGATAATGGACGTGGTGTACCTTTTGGCAAACAGCCTGATGGTTCTGAGACTTTAGTTAATGTATATACAAAGTTACATACTGGCGCCAAATTCGATACTTCTGGAGCTTCTGGTTATAATACTTCTGGAGGCCTAAATGGCGTCGGAGCTAAAGCGACGAATGCCCTAAGTGAATACTTTAAAGTTACCTCTTATCGAGATGGAAAGCGTGCGGCGGCCTCTTTCAAGCGCGGCAAACTTGTAAACTTTAATGTCGTCACAGAGGCGAGCGGCCGCACAGGTACGGAAATTACTTTTCTGCCGGATAAAGAAATCTTTAAAGAGACAATTGAGCTTGATTATACAGCGCTCAAAAAGCAGCTTCAGGAGTTAGCTTTTCTTTCTCCGGGCTTGACTTTTTCGTTGACTTATAAAGATAAGCCAGAAGAAATTATTATCTCTGAGAATGGTATTAAAGACTATATTGAATATATTAATCAGGGTAAGAAAAAAATTACATCCGTTTTCTATGCAGAAACAGTAGAAAATCGTGTGGGTGTAAAGTTGGCTTTTCTGTATAACGATGGATATACAGATAATTATAAGCTGTATACCAATTCCATTCCTAATAGCGGCGGAACTCATTTGACAGGTTTCCGCACAGCTCTGACTCAAACAATTAATGAGTATGCGCGAGAAAAGAAGTTGCTAAAAGAGAAAGATAGTAACCTCACTGGCGAAGAATTAAAGGAAGGACTCAGTCTAGTTCTTTCATTTATCATGCCTGATCCCGTTTTCTCTGGGCAGACTAAAGATAATTTAACTAGCAGTGAAGCGCGTCTAATTGTTCAGCGCTTAGTTTCCCAAGAGCTAAAGACTTGGTTTGAGACACATCCCAAAGATGCGAAAACTATTGTCGAAAAAGCATTATTGGCGAGAACGGCTCGTGAAAAGGCAAAAAAGGCAAAAGAGGCTGTTCGTAATGTTGAGTCTGGAAAGAAGAAAACGGCTTTCTTGAATCTCCCTACCAAATTGGTAGATTGTTGGGGAAAGAAACGTAGTGAGTGTGAACTTTTCATTGCCGAAGGCGATAGCGCTGCATCGGGCCTCGTAGAAGCGAGAAATGCAGAAATTCAAGCCGCCTTCCCCATTCGCGGTAAAATATTAAGCGCCCGCAAATCTACAAGTGAAAAGCTGTTAGCAAATCAAGAGGTTGTTAATATTATCAAAGCTTTGGGATTAGAGTTTGATACCAAAACTGCTAAACTAATTTATGACCCTAAGAAGCTCAGATATGGTAAGATCATGATGGCGGTTGATGCAGATCCAGATGGTGCGGCTATCGCAAATTTGTTAATCACACTTTTTTGGGAGTTGTGCCCAGAGTTGATTATTAATGGGCATCTTTATGCTCCTAAACCGCCACTTTTTAGAGTCACAACCAAGAAAAATGAGTATATTTATTTGCGCGACGCGGCCGCTTTGGAATCCTATAAAGCGGCTCATGAGAAAGAGAAGTTCTCGGTCAATAGAAATAAAGGGTAAGAGATAGTCTGGCCCTTAGCCATTTTTCCGCTTATCAGCGGGGTCGCAAATGTCCTTGCGGCTAACGAGGCAGTCTCTATGATATAATTTTTTAAAGGGCTCGTTGGACAAAAACGGCTCAAGAGAATAGAACAAAAATTATATTATATGTAAGAGATAATCTCGTGGGAAGAATTTAATAATTATATTTATGTATTATCTCTTATAATATTTTTATAAAACGAGGTAATATAAATGAATAAAAATTGTGGTATTTATAAAATTACTAATACAATCAATTAGCATAGTTATGTTGGGTTAAGTAAAAATATCTCAACCAGATGGCGACATCATGTTAATGAAAGTCAAAATTTAAAAAGTAAAGAATATCAAAAAACATTATATAGAGCATTTAGAAAGTATGGAATAGAAAATTTCTCTTTTGAAATTATCGAGTATTGCTCAGAAGATAAATTAGCAGAAAGAGAAATTTATTGGATTAACAAATTAGATACTGTCGAAAATGGATATAATGAATTAAATAGTTGGTAGCCAGAATTAAAAACTATTGGTGAACAACATCCAAACCATAAATTAACAGAAAAAGATGTTATTGATATTCGCACCAGATATGCTAATCATGAAAGATGTAATCAAGTTGAAGCATTATATAAAGATAGAATTGGTCATTCTGGATTTTCAAAAATTTGGAAGGGCGAAACTTGGAAAAATATAATGCCGGAAGTGTATAGTAAAGAAAATAAAAATTTTCATTTACATAATACTGGCAACGCTGGAACATCTAATGGACGAGCAAAAATTACAGAGCAACAAGTAAGAGATATACGTATTAGACGTAAAAATGGAGAGGCTCGTTCATCTGTTTATGAAGATTATAAAACTCTTTTAACCCTTGGGGGTTTTGATGGTATTTGGTATTATACTACTTGGAAAAATATAATTATTGATTAACCTGTATCGACTAGCCCCTTTGTCGGGGCGTACTGATGCTATTGATACGCATTGGGAAAAGGTGGCCTTTAGCATAAAAGAATGCTAAAGAAGAAATAGTCAGTACTTATGGTGACATAAGATAAACACGTAGGCGAAATGGATCCGGATGAGCTAGCTCAATGTCTACTGAACCCGGAGACAAGATATATAGAACAAATTACTGTCGCGGATATAAAACAAGCAGATACTTTACTCGAGATTTTAATGGGTACATCAGTACCACCGCGGAAAGAGTATATTCTGCAGCATAGTGAGGAGGCAAATGATGTCTATTGATATTTGTCAAGAGCTTCATCAAAATTTTATAGATTTTGCTTATGAGGCTAACAGCCAGCGCGCTTTTCCAGATGCTAGAGATGGCTTAAAGCCTGGACAGCGTGCGGCTTTATGGTTGATGTTTAATAAAGGTTATACATCTAACAAAGCGCATGTAAAAAGCGCCAAGATAAGTGGAGCAATAATCGGCGAATTGTGGCCCCACGGCGAACAGGCTATGTACGAAACATTCGCTAGAATGAGTCAGCCTTGGATCAACAATATTCCTGAAGTAGATTGGCATGGATCAAATGGCAATCAGATTGTCAGCGCAGAAGCTGCGTCTCAGAGATACACAGAAGCGCGACTTTCGAAAGCCGCAGAAGAAGGAATGTTTAAGGGCATCAAGAAAAATAATGTACCGATGATTCCTAACTTTTCGGAAGATCAAATGTGGCCAGAGGTATTGCCAGCTGTTTTACCGCGACTTTTGGTGAATGGCTGTCAGGGTATCGGCGTTACAGTCGCAAACCATTGGACACTTTTTAATCTGCGAGAGGCTGCTGATTTAATTATTAAATATATTGAAACTGGCAATCTTGATTATGATAATTTCTATCCGGATTTCCCGTCTGGCGGTATTATCATTAATAAGAAGGATATTAAAACTATCCATGCCACCGGTAAAGGAAAAGTCGTACTCCGCGGCAAAGCAGAAATTAAGGGAAATAATATTTATATCACAGAATTACCCTATCAAGTATATGTAGAGCCTCTAATTGATAAGATTAAGACTCTCGTTGTACAGGAGCAAATCAAGGGCATTCAAAATATTTATAATAAGAGCGACAAAAAGAGTCTCTCAATTGAGATTGAGTGCTCAGAAGCGCCCAAAGGTATTCTAAATGGACTATATAAACTAACTGATTTGCAGAAAAGTTATAGTCCCAATCAGTATGCTCTAGTGGGCAAAACACCTAAATTACTGACACTAAAAGATTATATTGATATTTATATCAAACATAATGAATCTTGTATTCGTAAGGAATATGAATTTGATTTAAAGAAATCTGAAGCTAGAAAGGAAGTCGTTGACGGACTCCTCAAAGCATTAGAAGATATTGACAATATTATTAATCTGATTAAGCAATCCGCTAGCAGCGCCGACGCAAAGCAAAACCTCATTAAGAAATATGGATTTTCTGACTCACAAGCATCGGCTATTATTAGTATGCGGCTGGGCACCCTTGCGCACCTTGAATCGGTCGAGTTAGAGAAAGAAAGAGCTGAACTGATTAAGACCATTGAAAATTGTAAGATGATTGTTAATTCTGTAGAGAAACAATCTGAAATTTTGGTGGCTCGTTTGTCAGATCTCGCGCAGAAATATGGTAATCCCCGCCGCACAGAGGTTACTCAGATTGATACAAGCAAGAAAGAAGAGGAAGCCGCCTATGTGGCGCCAGAAGAATGTGTAGTTATACTCACTGAGGGCGGAACTATCAAGCGCGTCCCATCTAAATCTTATCACGTCCAAAAGCGCGGAGGAAAAGGGGTAAAGACTCAAGAAGATATTATTTCCTCTGTCATCCGCACTAACACGGTTGACCAGTTAATGGTCTTTACAAATGCGGGTACGATGTATCGTTTATCCGTAAATGATGTACCAGAAGGTACTAATGCATCTAAGGGAGTTAGTGTCAAATCTTTGGTTCAGATGGAAACTACCGAGGAACCAGTCCTTATTTACTCCATTTATAAGGATACTACGGCTAAATACGTCGTATTCCTCACAAAGAACGGGACAATCAAAAAGACACCTTTGGAAGATTATGTTAATACCAAAAAGAAGACAGGCCTATCCGCAATTAAGTTGCGCGAAGGTGACAGTATAGCCAGTGTTACTTTAGCGTCTAACGAAGAAATTTTTGTGATTTCTAAACTTGGAATGGTTATTCGGTATTCTTTGACAGAAGTATCGGCCTCTTCTCGCGCTACAATTGGAATTAAAGGTATTAATCTTGCAAAAGACGATGAAGCTCTTACATTACTCCCCATTAGAGATGCTCAGGACGAACTTGTAATTATTACAGGTTCTGGGCTTGGAAAACGAGTCAAATTCACAGAAATTCCAAAGACTTCGCGTGGAGGAAAAGGAGTTTCTATCTCAAAAGAATCTTCAGGCGTTGCCGCGGCCCTTTTAGCCAACGATAAAGATAAACTTTTAGTTGTCGGTCTTACAAACTCAATTTGTATAGAAGGAAAAGACTTGCCAGTGTGCAGCCGTGCCGCCGGGGGTAATGTTGTTATTAAAAGCAAGGTAAAAAGCGCCAGTAAGGTTTGAAATATATAAAAAAATATGATATAATAAATATAACGAAAGGATAAAAAATCCAATGGATATGCGTGAATTAATTGACACTTTAAATGACGCTACAAAAGCATATGATTTGGGAAAGCCCATTATGGAAGATAAGCAATGGGATGATTTATACTTTTCGCTGGAGAAAAAGGAGCAGGAGTCTGGGGTATGTTACCCAGACTCTCCAACCCAAAGAGTAAATTATGAAATTGTATCAAAACTGAATAAAGTAAGTCATTCTCATCCGATGCTCTCCCTCTCTAAGACAAAAGAGATTAATTCAATTATTTCAATTTTCAAAGATAAGTGGACACTTATTATGAGTAAGTTAGACGGTTTAACCTGTTCACTTTATTATAAAGATGGAGAATTAAAGCGGGCAGAGACTCGTGGCAATGGGGAAATCGGTGAAGATATTACACATAATGCAAAAATCATTAAGAATATCCCACAGACCATTAATTATAAAAAGCCAGTTACTATAGACGGAGAGGTTTTATGTACTTGGAATAATTTTCAACCTTTTTCTGATGAATATAAGAATCCTCGAAACTTTGCGGCGGGCAGTATACGGCTCCTCGATTCGAAAGAATGTGCAGAACGTAATTTAAGCTTTGTGGTATGGGATGTTATTACTGATTTAGCATCTACCTTAGATTCAAAACTCGCTTGGGCAACAGAACAGGGTTTTGAGGTTGTACCTCATATCCTCGTTAGCGATGTAGAAGCTGAAGGTCAAAATGCCATTGAATGGATTCAATCCAATAAGACTTATCCGATTGACGGAGTAGTATTTAAAATCAATGATTGCGCGGAATATGCCGCAGCCGGGCGTACAGCGCATCATTTTAATGGTGGTATTGCTTACAAATTCTACGATGAGATATATGAAACGTCGCTTTTGGATATTGAATGGTCGCCTGGCCGCACAGGTGTCTTAACACCGGTTGCTTGTTTTGAAACAGTAGACATTGAAGGATCAAGTGTTGAACGCGCGAGTTTGCATAATATTAGTGTGCTCATTGATACTTTACATGGTTACGGTTATAAGGGACAAAAAGTTGGCGTTAGCAAGATGAACCTCATTATACCACAAATTATGTGGGCTGAGGATGCAAAGGACGATGAAGAAGAATTTACCGTGCCTAATTGTTGCCCTATATGCGGCGGCCGCACGGAAGTTATTACTTCTGATTCTAATGTACAGCAGCTTTATTGTGTAAATCTTGATTGCCAAGGGAAAATTATAAATAAACTCGAGCATCTTTTTGGGAAAAAGGGATTAGACATTAAAGGATTGTCTAAAAAGACATTTGAGAAACTCCTCGACTGGGGTTGGATTAATAGCCTTTCAGATGTATTTATCCTAAATGCCCATCGGGAAGAGTGGATTAAAAAAGCTGGGTTTGGAATAAAGTCAGTAGATACAATTTTAAATTCTATTAACACTGGAAAAACCACCGAACTGGTTCAATTTATCTCAGGGATTGGTATACCTCTTGTGGGAACCACTTATGCTAAAGTGATTGCGAAAAAGTGTCCAACATGGGAAGACTTTCGTTTAATGGTTAAGAATAAAGAGCCTTTTTATAATTGGGAAGGATTTGGCGGAGAGATTCATAAAGCTATTATGAATTTTGATTACTCCGAAGCTGACTATATTTATGAAAATTATCTTAAAGACACAATGAGTAATTCATTGTTTGGAAAAGCTTCTAACAACAATTTACAAGATTTTAATATAGTTATTACTGGTAAATTGAAAGTCTATAGGAATAGAGATAGTCTGCAAAAAGATATTGAAGCCAATGGCGGAAAAGTAGTTAGCAGTGTGTCAAGTAAGACTAGTTATCTTATTAATAACGACCCTGAAAGCACTTCATCTAAAAATACTACCGCCAAGAAGCTCGGTATTCCGATTATTACAGAGGAAAATTTTATAAAAAAATTCTTGACTTAATAAAAAAAATATAATATAATAAACTTGTAAATAAAGGAAGAAAAATTTTCTTATGAAGCGTAAAGAACTAAAGGGTTTCGCGGAGAAGATTGCTGAATTGGAATACAAGAGGCAATAGTCACAAGACAAAGACGAGCAAGAGCATTTTGAGAACCAAATTATGGCTCTTACTAATCAGATGGTAACTAGGGGACTACGTGTACCAAATGAGCTATTAGAAGTTGATTGTCTTATCCAAGAAATTCTTACTACAAAATATTAGATTTAAAGTTAAAAAATAACTTGACTTCTTAAAAAATTTTTTGTATAATATTTACATAAGCTAAAGGCTTAAAACAAAATCAAAATTTTATTTAAAGAAACAAAGGAGATTATTTATTATGGCTATGAGTAGCAATTCTATCGCAGTTCTTAATTTTCTAAAGGAGCACAATGGTGAGAACCTCATCGCGGCTGATGTTGCCGACGCTCTCGGTCTGGAGAAGCGCCAGGTGGATGGCATCTTTACTTCCGCGATTCAGCGCAAGGGCTACGGCGTCCGTATTCCTGCCGAGATCGAGCTTGAGGACGGCACCCATAAGGCTATCAAGCTTCTTCGCCTGACTGACGAGGGCATGGCTTTCAATCCTGAGCTTACTGACGCTGAGTAAGAAAACCAATTGATATAAATTTCGGGGGCAATTAATTGATTGCCCCCGTGTTTACTATCTATGAGCTGGTCTTATTACGTAGCTTGTTTTGTTATAGGATTTATTGTCGCTTGGGTTATTGCTTTTGTTATTCCCAGGGGCAAGATACGTAAAGCCAATGATGTTTTAGATAAGCAAGAGGCCACTATAAAACAATAGATTAACAATTTGGAAATCTTACAACAAAAGCTACAAGAAGAAAATGAAAAACAAAAGCATGAAAATAGTTATCTAATTGAACAAAATTAGAAAATTTTAATATCTTCTCAAGAATTATCTGAATAGGCCCATAGCAAGGCAGAAGAACAATATAACAAACAGATGAAATTGTTTTCTGATAAATTAGATATGGCGCTCGAGAAGAAAAGTAGCGAATATCAAGCCGCTGAAGATGATTACCGTAATGAATATGCGGCCACCTTAGCCGAATATGCAAAAGAATTTGAGCAATTAGTGACACAAAAAACCCAAAGTTTAGAAAGCATATAGGAGTAGATAAAGAGCGCGGCTGGGCGTCTTGCGGATTTACAATCCGTTGTTAATGCGGCTGTAGAAGCTAACATACGCGCAGAAGAAGAGCGGACCGCCGCGGACTTTTATCGAATTCAAATTTCAGACTCCGATCTTGCGGAAATCGCAAAACTGCGCGAAGTTGAACCCTATCTACGGGATAAAGAAGCTTTGAACAAAGTTATCTGGAAAGTGTACTATGAGAAACCGACTGCTGATTTAATCGGTCGTATCATAGGCGCTAATGTAAAAACAGGTATTTATAAAATTACAGAAATTTCAACAGGAAAATGTTATGTGGGGCAGGCTCGTGATATTGCCAGCCGTTGGCGGCAGCATATCAAGAGAGGTATTGGTGCAGAATCGCCCACTCGTAACAAACTCTATCCGGCAATGCGTCAAACTGGTGTTGAAAATTTTTCTTTTGAATTAATCGAGGAATGTTCAATAAAAGACCTCGATGAAAAAGAAGATATGTGGCAAGATTACTTTCAAGCTAAGACCTATGGGTTTAGTATTAAGTGATAAAAAAAGTAGAATAAATTCCGCCATATGGGTTGTAATTTTAAATAAAATATGATATAATATATATATAAAGTAAAGAAAGAATAGGAAAGATTTATGAAAAGTGATTTTTTGGAATTTATTCAGATTTTAATGGATGCAAATCCAGAAATTGTTAAAGAAAAAATGACTGATGAAATTCGGGAATATTTAGAAATCCTTAAAGAAGAAAGTGCCGCTCCTCAAGCGGTTACTGAAAACGGCTATAAGATTCTTCTGTGTATGCAAAAGAGCGATAAGCGTTTGCTAAAGGCCCGAGATATTGCTGAAGACATGGGAGTTACTTCTCGTGGTGTTTCTGCTTCTCTTAGGAAATTGGTTAATGATAATTATGTTGAAAAAATCGGTCAAAACCCTATTATCTATACTTTAACAGAAAAAGGTATGAATTTTAAATTTATGAATGAAGAGGAGTAAAATTAAATGGCTAAAAAGATGATTAATTCTACGCACGTGGAAGGACTTCTGTACGATCATAAGCTGGAGGTTAAGGAGACTGGACCGAATTCTAAGCATCCTGGTACTACTTATATTACTGGCGATGTTATGATTGTTACAGATAATGCAATGACTAATGTTGTGTCAGTCCATTATAGCTATATTACTCAGATGACGAGTAAGAATAAGCCTGATTCCCGTTTTACCGCCCTTTCGGACATTATGAGTGGCAAGCGCAAGACTGTTATTAGCGATGGCGCGGATTATGCGAGCATGATTCGTATTGACTCTGCCGTGGGTCTGAATGAATTTTTTACCGAGCGTGATGGTAAGGAAGAGCTTGTAAGTGCTAAGCGCAATGAAGGCGGCTTTATTCATTTTGATGGCTCGGGCGATAATCAGACGCTTTTGACGGATGAGGCTAAGCGTTCTTATTTCAAGACTGATATGGTGATCACTAATGTCGTTGAGAAGGAAGCTGATGAATCTCGTAACATGCCGGCAAAGGCCATCGTCAAGGGCTGGATCTTTGACTTCCGCAATGCGATTTATCCCATTGAGTATTCTGTCGTGACACCGGAGGGCATGGATTACTTCCTCGGTCTCGGGGCTACTTCTAAGACTCCGTTTTGCACGGCTGTTTGGGGAGTTCAGGTTTCTGAAAATCTCACTCGCAAGATTGTTACTGAATCGGCATTTGGCGCGGATGATGTGCGCGAGGTTACCACGACCCGCAAGGATTTCGTGATTACAGGTAGTTCCAATGAGCCTTATGAGTGGGATTCTGAGGAGTTCATCACTGCGGCTGAGTTTAATAAAGCCATGACTGATCGTGAAACCTATTTGGCTACCATTAAGCATCGTCGTGATGAGTGGGCGGCCGCTCAGAAGGCTGCGAATAAGAGCGCAGTTCCGGCTCCTTCTCATGATGATTTCAAATTTTGATTGAGTTATTACTCAATCAAAACTTAAAAAGAGGGGTAAACAATTATGGCAATTAATCTTTTAAATATCAAGCCGCATAAGGTTAGTCGAGATTTAAGTGGCTATATTACTTTTATCTATGGCGGTTATAAGACGGGCAAAACTACTCTCGCGGCCCAGATGGATGGCGCATTGCTGTTGGCTTTTGAACGTGGATACAATGCGTTGCCTGGTGTCGTTGCGCAGGATATTACATCGTGGGCAGAAATGCGCTCGGTATATCGTGAGCTGAAGAAGCCTGAAGTCAAGGCTGTATATAAGGCAGTTGTAGTAGATACCATAGATGTCGCATCGGAGTTCTGTAAGAAGTATATTTGTCAACAGAATGACATTGAGGATCTCGGAGACCTCGGTTATGGTAAAGGTTGGACGAAGTTTAAGGATGAATTTAACGAGATCTTCCGTGGCCTTACTCAGCTCGGTTATGCAATTTATTTTATCGGTCATGATAAAGAGGGTAAGGATGATAAGGGTAATGTTACTAATATCCGTCCGGCCCTTTCGAATGCAACCCGTGAGGTTATCGCTGGCATGAGTGATGTTTTTGGCTATGCTCGTCAGAGCGGCGAGGGCCAAATGTCATCTCTGGTTCTTCGTGATAAGACCGGCTTCATTGAATGCGGTTGTCGTTTTAAGTATGTACCAGATGTTATTCCTATGAATTATACAGCTTTGGTGAATGCTATTGCGGCCGCCATTGATAAGGAAGCCGCAGAGACTGGCGGCGCATATGTCACAGATGAAAAGCTGGCCGCGGTCGAAGTCCCGACTTACGATTATGAAGCTCTTATGAAAGAGTTCCAACAGTTAAGCGGAGAGCTTGTAAATAAGAATCAGGCTTATTATGTACCTCGTATTACTTCTATCATTGATAAGTATTTAGGTAAAGGAAAGAAGATTACTGATAGTACTCCTGACCAAGCCGAATTTATTTATCTGATTGTTACAGAAATCAAAGAGGATTTAATGGCAGAATAAAATTTCAACCCAAGGTGGTAAATGCCTTGGGTTGATTTTATATAAAAAATATGATATAATATTCATATATAGTATCGAAAGGAGTTGAATAGTTATTTGGCAGCACACATTGTAAAGTGTTATTATTGTGGCTAGAAATTTGACACGAATAAAGAAGAATGGTTTAAACCTAATTCTACTCGTTATGCTCATGAGAAGTGCAGACCTGTAGTCACGATAAAATCAACTCCAGCCCCAAAACCGCCGCAAAAAACTCCGCCTCCTCTTGATGATAAAAAAGCCTTATATGATTATATAAAGAAGTTATTTCATATAACATGTGTCGGACCGCGTATTACTAAACAAATCAATTTATATATGAAAGAATATAATTTTAGTTATTCTGGAATATTAAGAACTTTAATTTATTTTTATGATATACGAGGAAATACTATTGAAGCTAGTAATGGCGGCATTGGGATTGTACCTTATGTATATGAAGAAGCCTACCGGTATTACTATTCTTTATGGTTGGCAAAGCAAAAAAATCAAGGCAAAGATTTAAAAAGCTTTATTCCCAGAGACCGAGAAGTTCATATACAAGCGCCAAAAAGAAAAACAAAAAAAAGTAGAAGATTCTCATTTTTAGATGAGGACATTGGGGTGAACGAATGAGTAGCAAATATGTAGACAGAACGGCCTTAGTCCAAGTGGTTGGTTGTATTTATAACTCACCTCAGATATTAGATTTAACAGATAAATATATTATTTCAGAAAACGATTTTCCCGATGAAATGTTAAAGATTATAGTTGGTTCGATTTATAAATTGCATGAGTTGGGTGTCCAACAAATGACACTTGAAAATATAAATGACTTCTTGGCAAATAAACCCAAGAGTGAAGCCGTCTATAAAAAAGACAAAGGAGAAGAATGGCTTTTAAAGGCATCTGAGGTTGCAAATCATGTAACTTTTGATTATTATTATAATCGAATGAAAAAAATGTCTTTGTTAAGAGCCTATGATAATTATGGTATAGATGTTAGTTGGTTATATGACCCTGATAACATCTTTGATTCCAAGCTGAAGCAGCAGCAGGAAGATTTTTTAGATAATGCTTCATTAGAAGATATCGCTATTAAAGTTGATAATAAAATTGATGAAATCAAGATGACATATGTGCGGGAAGCGCTCGATGATGCCGCACAGGCGGGCGACGGCATAGAAGATTTAATTTCCCGCCTAGAAGAAACTCCTGAGATTGGAGTACCGCTTTATGGATCTTTGATTAATACTGTTACACGTGGCGCGAGACTAAAAAAATTATATTTGAGATCGGCGCCTACGGGTGTCGGCAAGTCGAGAACGATGGTAGCTGATACTTGTTATATCGGGTGTCCGCAAATATACGATGAGAATTTTGGTTGGATTAGAACTGGCGCCGCTCAGCCGACTCTTTATATTACGACCGAACAAGAAGTAGAAGAAATTCAAACCATGATGTTGGCTTTTCTTTCTAATGTTGATGAAGATCATATTCTTAATGGTCGATATGAGGGTGACGAAAAACAGCGTATCTTACAAGCGGCTCAAATATTAAAAAAGAGTCCTGTATATATAGAAGAATTACCCGATTTTTCTTTGCAAGATATAGAAGACATAATTAAAAAAGGTATTCGTGACCACGATGTAAAATATGTGTTCAACCCGCATGAGGGTTAAAGGACTGTGTTACACTTTTCCGGTGTATCGCCGGGGTCTTACTGAATCAGTAAGGCTAACGGGGAAGCCTAAGTTTGAAAAAATATGGTAATCCCGTGGGAAACTTTATTGGACAAAACTCGTCAATTATAATTACACGATTTTTATATATAAATAGAAAAGATATAGAAAGGTGTGTAAATTATAATACGTGGGACATATTTATTGTTTTACAAATAAAATTACAAATAAAAAATATATTGGTCAATCTATTAATGACCCAACGGTGAGATATCGTGCTCATAAAAGCAGTTATCAAAATCCAAACAGCCAAGAATATAATTCCATTATCCATTAGAGTATGCGAAAACATGGCTTTGAAAATTTTGATTATGAAATTTTAGCAAATTATATAGAAGATATCGAATTATTAAATACATTAGAAATCTACTATATTCATTTATTTAGTTCTGTTATTCCTAATGGATATAATGTTGAAACAGGCGGTAAAAATTGTGAAAGACCGCTAACTGACGCTCAAAAAGAAAAATTAAGATGGTCGCATGCGGCATTAACGGAAAAAGAAGTTATTGAATTACGAATAGCTTATTAGAATAAAGAAAGTCCAACTAAAATTTATGATGAAAAATATAAAGATAGGCTTCATTATAATTCATTTTTAAATATTTGGGCAGGAAAACGATATTCTACTGTTATGCCGGAAGTGTTTAAAGATAAAGGTAGACATACTAAATTAACACCAGAAATTGTCCATTTAATTAAACAAGAGCGAGAGTAGACTAATATTTCCTATCAAAAATTGGCTGATAAATATAATGTCTCAAAAGGAGCTATCGCTGGAGTCATCCAAGGTAGAACCTGGAAAAATGTCCAATAAAGAACCTGTATCGACTATCCCCGAATCGGGGGAGTAGGGGTGCTATTGATACGCACTTCGAAATGGTGTCCTACATTTTTTATAATGTAGTAAGAGATAGTCAGCGTTTATAGAAATATAAAACCAACGCGCTTTGATTATGTGCATTCCAGTATTAAAATTCTGTCCGAAATTTCCCAGCGCGCAGGCGGCGTCAAATTGCGTGAAGATAATATACTCTTTATGTTGGCCATCCGATTGAAGGATTTATGTAATCAATATGGTGTTTTTATTATGACAAGCACTCAGCTTAATGGCGATTGGAAGGAAGCTAAAATTCCAGACCAAAACTTACTTAGAGGCGCTAAAAGTATAGGTGATAAGATTGACTGGGGCGGGATTTTGCTCCCCGTCACGACTGAAGATATAGAATCTCTTGAGCCAATACTTACAAGTGGTGTTTTTGAAAAGCCTACATTGAAACTTTCGGTTTATAAAAACCGTAGGGGACGATATAAAAGTTTGTATTTATGGTGTAAAGCGAATTTGGGAACTTGCCGAGTTAACCCCATGTTTGCAACCACTTATGATTATGAACTTATCCAGATAGATAATACAAAAGTAATAATAGACGATAATGAGCCTTCGGCTTTTTAATGAAAGGATAATAATATGAAAAACAAAAACAATCAAATGCTTCCCGACGAATTCGAGTACAATATGTCTGAGCAGTTGGCCAAGGAGATCCTTGCAACACGTAAGAATGCAGAAAAGAACATGCATCCTCAAGTTTTCCTTTGCAAGGTCGTAAATGAAACCTTCGGGCTGCGTGGTCATTGTGTGTCTGTAACCACTTATTAATATATGACAAATTATGATAAGAATGAGGTTAAAGACAGTTTAACCTTAGAAAATGTTTATCAACTTTTGAGCGAATGGGGCGGGGAGCCCCAATACACTTCTTTTGGGATTCTCTCCGCAACAATTTGTCATAATTTGCCCGGTCGCGGAAGTAAAAAGTTATATTATTATGCTTCTAACAAGGTATTCCATTGTTATACCGATTGCGGCTCTATGGATATTTTTGATTTATTTATGAAAATATCCGCCCTTCAATATGATAAAGAATGTGACTTAAATACCGCTGTCCGTTACATCGCTCAAAAGTTTTCTATTAAGGGTACTGAAGAAGAATTCTCAAATTTTGTTAAAGATAAATCTATTTGGGATGAATATGAAAGAATACAGCAAATTAAGTTGCCAGCAAGAGAAATCGTATTAAAAGAATATGATGCCTCTATTCTTGAGCATTTAAATTATAAGGTTCATATAATGCCTTGGCTCCTTGAAGGTATCAGTCAACAGACTATCGAGGAAGCAAAAATTGGCTACTATGCGGGAGGAATGCAAATTACCATTCCGCATTATGATGTGAATGGTCGCTTTGTTGGGTTGCGCGGCCGCACACTTTCTAAAGAGGATGCAGAGAGATTTGGAAAGTATCGTCCCGTTACCCTGGGCGGCTAGTTATATAATCACCCATTGGGTATGAATTTATATAATTTAAATCGAAGCAAAGAGAATATTAAATTCTTCGGTAAAGCAATCGTGTTTGAAGGTGAAAAATCAACACTTCTCTACCGCTCATGCCAAATGGAGCCTAGTCGATATGATATTTCTGTTGCTACCTGTGGTAATAATTTATCATATTATCAATTTGAGCTGCTGCGGCAAGCTGGTGCTAAAGAAATTGTTATAGCGTATGATAGATAGTTTCAAAAGCGCTATGATAAAGAATATCGCAAATGGAAAGAGCATTTGCAAAGCATACAAAAACGATATAATAATGAAATAACCATTTCTTATATACTGGACGACGGACTATTAACTAGTTATAAAGATTCGCCCATAGATAAGGGAATTGATATTTTCAACTGTCTATATAGGAAACGAATATTTATGAGATAAAGGATATAATAATGAATTATGAACTAATTTAGCCACGGGATGAATCTATATCACCCGTAGCGCAAGTATTTAAAAATCGAGGAATGAATTATTCTGAAACTGATATAAAGCATTATTTATATACCTCAGAAACCGATTTATATCCGCCTGAGATTATTACTAATATGCGGCGGGGTGTTGAAATGCTTATGAAGCATATTAAGAATAATGACAAAATCTTTTTACAAATTGATGATGATTGTGATGGATTTACTTCCTCGGCTTTATTTTTAAATTATTTAAATTGTTTATTCCCCAATTATGTATAGACTAAAATTCATTATTCAGTACATGATGGTAAGAAACATGGCTTGTTGGATGCGGCCGTGGTTCCAGGGGATGTGCGGCTGGCGGTTATACCGGATGCAGGGTCGAATGAATACGAGATCCACAAAGCACTCGCTGAGAGAGGCATAGATGTATTAATTATTGACCACCATAAAGCTGATAAATATTCAGATTATGCTTGCGTAATTAATAACTAGTTGGATGATTATCCCACAAAATCTCTTTCTGGTGTTGCTATGGTATATAAATTCTGTCGTTTCATGGATAATGTATTAGATACAGATTATTCTAATAATTATCTTGATCTGGTTGCTTTGGGCGTGACTGCTGATGTTATGGATATGCGTCCTTATGAAACTAGATACTTAGTTTCTTGTGGATTAGAAAATTTTAAGAACCCTCTAATAAAGGCATTATATGCTAAAACGAAATATTCTATTGATAAGAGTGGAGGGTTATCTCCTTATAATTTAGCATATTATATTGCTCCTCTTGTCAATGCTACTACGAGGGTCGGTACGAAAAGTGAAAAAATGACGCTCTTTGAATCTATGCTAGAATTTCGTGCCTATGAATCTCTTCCATCTACAAAGAGAGGATGCCGAGGTTAGCAGGAAAGCCGCGTAGAGCAAGCCGCCCGCAATTGCACCAATATTAAAAACCGTTAGACAAAAGCTCGTGATGAAGATGCGGTAGTAATGAAACGGCGTATTAAAGAATTAAATCTTTTAGATCATAAAATTCTTTTACTTCTTATGGAGCATGGAACGCCATCAATTGCTGGTTTAATCGCCAACCAATTGGTCGCCGCATATCATCATCCCACTCTCATTCTTTTTAAATAGGAAAATGAGGATGGTGAAATTATTTGGTCTGGCTCTGGGCGTAATGACACTTTATATGGATTAGAAAACTTCCGGTAGTTTTTGCAAGAGTCTCCATATGTTATTTTTGCTCAGGGACATAATTCAGCTTTTGGCTGCGCGATTGCCGATAAAGATATTAAGGCATTTATACAAGAAAGTGATGAACGTTTAAAAGATAATGAGTTTTCACCAGTAGATAAGGTAGATTTTATTTTTGATGCTTCTTCATTAAACCCATTAATTGTTTTAGATTTGGGTAAATTAAATTATATATGGGGCCAAGAAATAAATAAACCAAAATTAGTAATTAAGCGTATCGCTATTACTTCTAACAATTTTGCTGTTATGGGGAGTAAAAAAGATACAATTAAAATTACTCTTCCTACGGGTTTGACTCTTATAAAATTTGGGTCGTCTGCGGAAGAAGTGGCTGCTCTTACGCCACCCGCCGCAGGTTGTGTTTTTTTAACCGTGCTTGGCACGTGTAATGTTAATAATTTTAATAATCAAGAGAATCCGCAAATAATGATAGATACATACGAAATTGTAGGTCGGCAGGACTACTATTTCTAATAACACAACATAGACCTAATAGCAATATTAGGAGGTAAGTTATTATGAAAAAAAGTTATTTGGTAATCTTATTGGTATTAATCGTGACAGTATCAGCTCTTATAATTCCGAGAGATGATACAGTAAGCGCTATTCCATCTACTTACCAAACACTTACAACTTCGGAGGCTAGCATCCCTTCTGAAATGATTGAAGCCACAAAATACAAAGAACTCTCTACTAAAGAGGATTTAATTTCAATTCTCTCTCGTAATGAACGAGTATTAAATTTTTATAAGCTTCAATTAAATACATATGCGCCGCTTGAGCAGCGTAATATGCGTCGAGATATATGCAATTATTTTATTCAATAGATAGAACGAAATAATGCCATATATCAAGAACAGTTAGAAAATATTCTGATTGAAGAAGAACGACTCCGTAAAGAGGCTCTATAGCATTCCCCAAATCAAGCTGATTGCCAAGAGGATAAATACGCCGCAGCTACTTATATATGGAATTATTTAAAAGATAAAGGTTATAATAATTATGTATGCGCCGGTATTTTGGGTAATGTCATGACTGAGGTTGGCGGTAATACCCTGTATATTCAATGGTGGTTATATGGAGCTTCTTACTATGGAATGTGCCAATGGAATAGAGGATATTCAGCTATTTGGGGTACTGATTTAAAAACATAGTGCGATTTCCTTATGTCCAATATAGAATATGAAATCGACACTTTTGGTTTCTGCTATCAATCAGGATTTAGGTATGATAATTTCTGTCAATTACAGAATCCGCAAGCCGCAGCCAGATGCTTTGCCAAAGCCTATGAACGTTGCGGAAGTGGCTCATATGGCATCAGAGAATCTAATGCTTTAATTGCTTACAATTATTTTGTTGGATAATTGTTTTCAGGGAGTTATATTAATTTATAACTCCCACTTTTTTCTTTTTTGCAGCAAGTCGGGCCGCAGATGGTGGAGATCTCCGTCAAGCCAAATGAAAAATGCCTTTGGGATTTTTTATACCCAAAATTGATTTTAAATATAAAATATGTTATAATAATAATATATAAAAGGAGAAAAATAAAAATGATAGTACATAAATGCGACCGATGCAAAGAGGAAACAAAGAAAATTGAAACTTGTATGATTCCTGATTTTAATAATTATGGCGGTATTATATCTAATAGCGATTATATGATTTATGGCCAGCCTGTTCAACCAATAGAGTTATGCCCCAGATGTAAAAAACAATTTGAAATTCTGTTAAATGAATTTTTTAATAATAAGGCGTAAAAAGATATTATAAAGATTAAATAAATTAACTTTTGACAAAAAGGAGGAAGTAGAACTTGATTCTAACCCGTAAACAAGAAGAAGGTTTGAAAATTGCTGTAGCCAGATACAAGAGTAATGAACGTTATACTTGTATTGCCGGCTACGCCTGACCGGAAGCGGAAAAAGTACTCTGATTAAATTTATTATTGCGGCCCTTGGTGTTAATCCGGAAGAAGAAGTCTGTTATGTGGCATATACTGGAAAGGCAGCTACTGTTCTCGCAAGTAAAGGATGCCCCAATGCCACCACCGCGCATAAACTCCTTTATTGGGCAAAGCCTCTTAAAAATGGCGGCTATAAGTATGTTCCCAAAGCAACACACGAATTGCTAAAGTCTATTCCATCTTTACCTGGTCCGCCGCCGCCCAAAGTGATTGTAGTCGATGAGATTTCAATGCTACCAAAGAAAATGTGGGAATTATTACTTTCCCATCATATATATATTCTGGCCGCGGGGGATCCTGGGCAACTCCCACCCGTAGTAGAGGAAGAAGATAATTTAGTATTGCAGCATCCTCATGTCTTTCTCGATGAAATTATGAGGCAAGCTCAAGATAGCGAAATTATTCGATTATCAATGCATATTCGTGATGGCCGCTCTTTATCCTCCTACAAAGGGACTAAAGAACAAGTATTAATTTACCTAAAGAACGAAGTTTCTGAGGGAATGTATGCTTGGGCAGATCAGATTATTTGCGCTAAAAATGATACTCGTAATAGCATTAACCAGCAAAGACGTAAAATGTTAGGATTTGAGACATTAGCGCCATGTGTTGGAGACAAGATAATTAGTTTGCGAAATCATTGGGATATTTGTAGTGAAAATACTCATACTCCTTTAACTAATGGAACTATTGGTACATTAACCGATTTTTATTTGACAAATATACAAATGCCTTTCGGCTTTACTCGGAAATGGTCAGATATAAAAAATGTAGATATATTAGTAGGAAATATGAAGTTGGAAGAAAATGACGATTATCTGACTGGTTTAACTATGGATTATAATGAATTTATCACTGGGCAATCTACTCTAACTCCGGCTCAGATGTATAATATAACGCAAAGCCATAAAAGAACTGGTGATCCAGAAATGATTCCTATGAGTTTCACTTATGCATATGCTATTACTTGCTGGAAAGCCCAGGGCAGCGAATATGGAAAAGTCTTATTGTTTGAAGAAAATTTCCCATTTAAAAAAGATGAACATCAAAAGTATTTATATACCGGAATCACACGAGCCTCGGACAAAGTTGTCCTAATTACTAAGTGAGCGGCCAGCGGTTACGAGAGCGTAGAACCGGACGGCCGCGCTTGACTTTTAATCAAAAATATGATATAATATAAATATATAAACAGTAAAGGGGGATGATATTATATGAAGATGGGCTATCCTGGCAGTCTTCATAATTAACCATACGGATTTTAGTAACATCCGGCTCAGGGATTCTATTAATCGGTATCAAGAATTAATAGATTATGCTGTAGAGTTAGGACATAGCTGTATAGCTATTACTGAGCATGAATGTGTATCAAATTCCGTACAGGTTTTGAAGTATTATAGAGAAATTAAAGAAAAACATCCCAATTTTAAAGTTATCCTTGGTAACGAAATCTATCTTTGCCGCGATGATTTAGATGCAAATACTTATATTAAAAAACAGGATAAATTCTTCCATTTTATCCTTTTGGCGAAAGATGCTATTGGGCATCAATAGATCCGAGAAATTTCTTCTCGTGCTTGGATGCGTTCTTTTATGGATGGAAGAATGCGGCGAGTACCTACGCATTATGCAGACCTTGAAGAAATTATCGGCAAAAATCCCGGCCATGTGATTGGCTCTACTGCCTGTCTAGGAGGTTTTTTACCTTCAGTAATTGTTGCACAGAAGGAAGAACCAAATTGGGATTGTAAAACAACAATCAATTCTTGGTTAGAAAAAATGCAGAACATTTTCGGAACAGAAAATTTTTATCTTGAAATGCAACCTCCAGCGCACAAAAACAATGAGCAAGATTATGTTAACCAATATTTGTATAATTTAGCTATTGAAAAAGACATTCCTTATATTATAACTACTGATAGCCATTATCTAAAAAAAGCTGATGCATCTCTTCATAAAGCGTATCTTAACTCTCAAGATGGCGAGCGTGAAGTTGATAGCTTTTATGCAACTACATACATGATGGATACTCAGGAACTGGAAAAGTATTTTTCCGTATCTCCTGATATTAATATGGAATTTGCATATCAAAGTATTCAGCACATAGCAGATCAATGTGAAGATTATGATTTAACTCGTCCATTAAAAATTCCTCAATTAAAATGGAAAAGTAGTAATACGGAAGTCTCGGAAAAATGGCAAAAGCTAATACCGATGCTTTCAACTTTTGTTTCTTCTGATTATCCCGGTGATAAGCTATTAGCACAACTCTTGGTGGAAAAAATTGAGTCAGATCCTCGGCTACAAGAGCAGAAAATTTATGATGCGGTAGAAGAATGTTTGAATATGACATGGGAATCTTCTATTATTAATAAAACGCATTGGTCGGCTTATTATTTAAATCTTCAGCGTATTGTAGAAGAGTGCTGGAATGCAGATACTATTGTCGGAGCTGGACGTGGCTCAGGTGTCGGATTTATTTTACTCTATCTATTAGATATTGTACAAATTAATCCTCAATGGGAAACCACTAAGACTTTTGCCTGGAGATTTCTTAATCCTAGCCGTGTATCAGTCTTGGACGTAGACGTGGATATTGAAGGATCCCGGAGAGCAATAGTTTTAGACCGGCTCAGAAAAGTATATGGAGAAGATCGTGTTGCAAACGTTTTGACCCTCGGTACAGAAAAAGCAAAAAGCGCCATCCTAACAGCGGCGCGAGGCATCGGTATGGATGTTGATGAAGCTCGCAATATTGCCGCCATGGTCCCTGAAGATAGAGGCCAAGCACGAACACTTAAACAGTGTTTCTACGGAGATACAGAAGCTGGCTATAAGCCAATAAGCAGTTTCGTCACAACGATGAAAGCTAATCCACAGCTTTGGGAACTTGCGCAAAGAATTGAGGGCCTTGTTTGTAGAATTGGTATACACGCCGGTGGAGTGATTTTCGTAGATGAACCTTTTACCAATTCAACGAGTTTGATGCGGGCGCCTGATGGAACCATAATTGTCGGTTATGATCTTCATACTTCAGAGGCTTGTAGTCTTATTAAGTATGATCTATTAAGTGTTGAAGCACTTGATAAAATTCATATCTGTTTAGATTTATTACGCGATTATGGATATATTGAGGATGGCTCATTAAAAGAGCGTTATGAAAAAACTATCGGTATTTATAATCTTGATAGAACATCACCTGATATGTGGAAAATGGTTTGGGAGCATAAAATTCTCTCACTTTTTCAGATGGAAAAGCAAAGCGGCATTAAAGGAATTGCTACTTTGAAGCCAGCCTCTGTTGATGAATTGGCCGTCCTTAACTCTACAATTCGTTTAATGGCGCAGGAAGGCCAAAACGAAATGCCCACAGATAAATTGGCAAGATTTAAAAATTCTCCCAAAGCGTGGGATAAAGAACTCGAATTGCATGGATTGGGGCCGGCCGATAAAAAGATTCTTCAGCCGGTACTTCAGAATTCATATGGTCTGTGTATTACGCAGGAACAATTCATGGAGTTGGTACAACTGCCAGAATTGGGAGGATTCTCTTTGACTTTCGCTGACTCTCTTCGTAAAGCCATCGCCAAAAAGAATCCCGCTGCTTACGATAAATTGACAGAAGAATTTTATGAGACCACTGCGAAAAAACATATTAACCCAGCTCTTGCGAAGTATGTATGGGACGTGCTAATCGCCATGAGCCGCGGCTATGGATTTAACGCGTCGCACACGTTGGCATATTCACTGATAGGTCTTCAAGAAATGAATCTCGCCTATCGTTTTCCAATTATTTTTTGGAATTGCGCTTGTTTGATTAACGATAGTGGTAATACTATTGTTGCGGAAGATAGTGAAGATGAAGATAGTGAAGAAAATATAAAAACTCAAGGTACAGATTATACTAAACTCGCCCGCGGAATCAGTAAGATGAAAGACGAAGGCGTTAATATTAGTTTGGTAGATATTAATAAATCTCAATATACTTTTGTGCCAGACGTAGAAAATAATACTATTTGGTGCGGATTAAAGAGTTTACTTAATGTCAATGATGAATTGGTTTATGAAATCATTAAAAAACGACCTTATACATCACCGCAGGATTTTTTGATGCGAGTAAAGCCCAAACGGCAAGCTATGATTTCTCTTATCAAAGGCGGCGCTTTTGATGAAATGGTAGATCGTAAAAAGTGCATGGCTTGGTATATTTGGACTGTATGCGACAAAAAAAGTCGTATTACTTTGTAGAATATGCCTTCTTTAATGAAATATGACCTCGTACCTGAAGATACACAAGAACTCAAAACCGCTCATCGTATATACGAGTTTAACCGGTATTTAAAAGCCGTTTGTAGAGAAAAGGCGGCCGATCTTTATTATACTCTTGATACTCGCGCGATTAATTTCTTAACCGAAATTGGAAAAGATATTTATATTGAAACGCGAAATCAAGAGTTAGTGTTAGAAGCAAAGCGATGGGATAAACAGGTTTATCAGCCATGGATGGATGTTTATAGAAAATGGATTAAAGAAAATCATGATACTATTTTACAAAATTTAAATGACACAATTTTCTTAGAGGATTGGCGCAAAGCTGTGGGTAAAAATAATTACTCGGCTTGGGAAATGGAAGTCTTGTGTTTTTACTATCATGAGCATGAATTATCTAATATGAATTTTTCTAAATACGGTATTGTTAATTTTAATAGTTTACCCGAAGAACCAATCATCGAGCATTCATATTATAAAGGAAACTACTTGGTTAATATTTATAAACTGAGTAGAATTTGTGGTACTTGTATTGCGAAGAATAAGTCAAAAAGTATTGTCACTGTACTTACTCCTACCGGTGTTGTGGATGTAAAATTTCCAAAAGAATATTTTACTCTGTATGATAAACAGATTTCTGAGAAGCAACCCGATGGCACCAAGAAAGTTATGGAACGCAGTTTCTTTAATCGTGGCAATATGATTATGGTATTAGGTATGCGTAGAGACAATCTCTTTATAAGTAAAAAATATGCCAATCTATCCACTCATCAATTATATAAAATTGAACAGATAGAACCCAATGGCGATGCTGTATTAAGACACGACAGATATAAAGGAGAAATGGAAGAGGACGATGGATAAGAAAAAAATAAAAATTGTGGCTTTATGCGGAAAGGCGGGTGCGGGCAAAGATTTTTGTCTGCACCAGCTAATGATGCGTTATCCTGAATGGCATGAAATTATTAGTTGCACTACCCGGCCGTCCAGAGAGGGAGAAAAAGAAGGAATAAATTATTATTTTCTTTCTTCGGATGAGTTTAAAGAGCGGTTATTTAATGGTGATATGTTAGAGGCTACTGTTTTTCGTGGATGGAGCTATGGGACTGCCTTTAGCGCCTTAAACGAAAATACTATTAATTTAGGCGTTTTTAACCCTGCCGGTGTAGAAAGACTTCTTGATTACCCGGAGCTTGATGTATGTATCATAGAAATTGCGGCCGACGACAAAACGCGCCTTTTACGGCAGCTTAACAGGGAGCATAATCCCGATGTACATGAAATCGTGCGGCGGTTTGGTACTGATGAAGAAGACTTTGATGATTTCCATAAAGAAGTTGTAGATAATAGATACACAATTATGAATAGTACGAATGAAACTACTACTATAGTAAATAATTTAATTCTTTGTATTCAAGAGCATTTTAAAGAGGCCTGAATATGAATTATTTAGAAAAGCTTCGCTATTTAGAATACTACGCTTATCGTATTAATAAGCAAAAAGGGTGCCCGCGCCCTGTCTCTAATCAAGCAGTAATGTGCGGTGTGGTTAGTAAATCACAAAGAAAGGCTGCCACTATTATGCAACGAGTGGGTGCTACCCCCGTGCGTTCCGGAAAAGGCGGTCCTTATGAGTGGGAGCTTAATGGGGAACGTTGGATATGGTTTAATGCTTCTAACTCTTGCCGCGGATATAGATTATATAAATGTTATCTTGATGCTATGCTTGACTTAGAAGCTGTACAGCAAATTGTATTGCCGGCACTTGCACATTATTGTTGTGAATTAAAAATTATAGATACCACAAAATTCTAACACAATATATGGTATCTTTTGGGCAAAAGCAAAAAAGATATATACAAGAATTTTCATATATATTGAACAGCCTAAACGTAGAAAGGGGATAAATCATATATGAAAGTAATTAAACGAGATGGGACTATTGTCCCATTTGATATAGAAAAAATTATCGTGGCTATCAACAAGGCATTTGTCGAAGTTGATGGTGCTTTGTATGAAGAAGATACCGCGAATGATATAGCCTATGAAATCGGCTGCAAAGTTGCAAATATGAAAGACTGTATTACTGTAGAGGAGATACAAGATCTTGTTGAAGACTATTTAATGCGTTCGGAGCGACGTGATGTGGCACGTGCTTATATTCGTTATAGATATAAGAAAGAGGTCGCTCGTAATAAAAAGGATGATTTTATTTAGGCGATTCGAGAAAAGCTCGATGCATCTGATATTAAGAATCAAAACGCTAATGTCGACGAAGCATCATTTGGGGGCCGCACAGGAGAAGCTAGCAGTGTAGTAACAAAACAGCTTGCTTTAGATTATCTTATATCACCAATGGCGCGTGAGAACCACCTAAATAATGAGATTTATATACATGATCTTGACAGCTACTATGTAGGCAGTCATAACTGTTTAAGTATCCCATTTGATGACTTGCTTGCTAATGGATTTAATACTCGTCAAACGGATGTGCGGCCGGCAGGTTCAGCTAATACTGCATTTCAGCTTGTGGCGGTTATTTTCCAACTTCAAAGTCTGCAGCAATTTGGGGGTGTCTCCGCAACCCATTTAGACTGGACTATGGTTCCTTATATTCGTAGAAGCTTTTATAAACACTTCTTAGATGGGGTTAAATACTGCCAAAAAGGCCAAATGATTGGATTAATGGGAGTTTACGAAGATTTTGATTTATCTGATGCAAAAGAAATATGGATTAAAACCCAGGCTTCTATTAATGACAATGTATTTATTAGAAATGAAATAGCTTATAAATATGCTATGGATATGACTATTAAAGAAGTTCACCAGGCAGCCGAAGGACTTTTTCACAACCTTAATACACTTCAGTCGAGATCCGGTAATTAGCTGCCATTCACCTCTATCAATTTTGGCACTTGCACATTACCAGAAGGACGAATGGTTACTAAAGCACTGTTAGAAGTGTCTATTGAGGGATTAGGCCATTTACATCGGACAAGCATTTTCCCCTGCTCCATTTTTCAATGCATGAATGGTGTCAATAGAAAACCTGGAGATCCAAATTATGATTTATACCAATTGGCTCTTAAATCAACCGCTCTGCGTCTTTACCCCAATTATGCAAATGTAGATTGGAGTGGTAATGCTGGCTATGACATTAATGATCCGAGGACATATTTCTCGACGATGGGGTGCAGGACAGCAAATGGTTATGACATTAATGGTTTCGGCCAATTAAAGGATGGCAGAGGAAACATCTGTCCTGTGACAATCATTATGCCAACATTAGCGATGGAAGCAAAAGAAGAGTATAATACTGATGTAATGATGGATAGAGATGATAAATCTATTATTGATCTTTTCTTTGACATTCTCGACAAAAAAATCCATGAAGCAAAAGATATGCTGATTGAGCGTTTTGAATATATTTGTTCTCAGAGTCCGGCATCCGCGAAATTTATGTACGAAAATAATGTTATGGCAGGCTATATCCCAGAAGAAGGAATTCGTAGTGCCCTACGTCATGGGACTCTTGCAATTGGCCAATTAGGTCTCGCGGAAACATTAGAAATTTTAGTAGGATGTAATCATACTTCCGTGAAAGGCATGGCTTTAGCGAAACAAATTGAGGCTCTATTTAAGCAGCGTTGCGCTGAGTTTAAAGAAGAATATAAGCTTAACTTTGGCGTATATTATACTCCTAAACTATTCGGATTGGGAGTCGCGTAAGTGATTGCGTGAAAAAATTACCTTATTAAACGGGCAATCGTAATAAGATGGTAAGAAAATCTAAACTGTAGAAATACAGCAAGATAATCCCGTAGGATAAAATCTATTGGACAAAAGTGAAAATTTGTGTTTCGTAGAATTTTATGTTATAATAGAAATAAATGGAGGCTCTATTATGGCACGAAGAAACATGACAAATTTTTTAATTAAAAAAGAAAGTATTCAAGAAGAAATGCGATTAATAAAAGGGAGCGACACTGATTATGTTACTCCTACTGGAAATATCTATAAAGATTATGGAAATAATATGTTCTATCATAAGTCCGTATTCCCCAATAAAAATAATGGATATTTATATTGTGGAATTACTTATCGAGAGGGACAAAGACAGCGCCGAGTCCATATCTTAGTGGCCGAAGCTTATATTCCAAATCCTGATAATTTACCAGTAGTAATGCATTTAGATAATAACAAACAGAATTGTAATGTTGAGAATCTCAAGTGGGGAACCGCTCAAGAAAATACTCAGCAAGCCTTTGATGATAAATTACAAATTAATGATAAAAGCTGGAATGACTCACAATCCATTCATGTATGTAGTTTTGATTTAAAAGGAAATTTATTGAATAAATATGGTTCAGTGGGAGAAGCGTCAAGAAAAATTGGAGTTACAAAAACTGCAATTTTGAATCAATGCAATCATAATATAAAAACTAAACCAAGATGTGGTTATTATTTTAGATATTTATCTGAATACGAGTCCAGAGGTTTTGTTCTCTAACGACTATCGAAAGCATAATTATAAAAGAAAAATTTATAATGAAGAAGCGAGTAGAGTAGAACTTTTAAGTTCGAAAGATAAGGCTCTTATTATTTGGTCATAGAATAATAAGATGATAATATAGTCTAATCCCCTTTTGAAATATCGGGAAACCGAGGGTTCGAATGGCCGAAAATCTCTGCTACACCGCAATGAAAAAGTTTAAAGACAAATACGGAATTATTCCAAACGTAAGTGATAAAGAATTCTTTACCAATTCGATCCATGTACCAGTTTGGGAACAAGTATCTCCCTTTGAAAAAATTGATATTGAGAGTCAACTTACAGGATATTCTAACGCCGGTTGTATTACATACATAGAGTTAGATAGTAGTGTAAAGAATAATCTTAAAGCCTTGGAGCAAATTGTCAATTATGCAATGGATCATGATATTCCTTATTTTGCGGTTAATGTTCCTAATGACACCTGTCTTGATTGCGGATTTACCGACGAGTTTAATGACCATTGTCCTGAATGCAGAAGCGAGAATATCCAGCAGTTACGTCGTGTAACCGGTTATTTAACCGGTAATTATAAAACCGCTTTTAATTTAGGAAAACAAGATGAAGTCTCTCAACGCGTTAAACATGTGGGGGTAATGGAATGAAATATGCCGGTATTATAAAAAATGATTTAGCCGCAGGTACTGGAGTGTGCGTCTCTTTCTTTACCTAGGGTTGTCCACATCATTGTCGCGGATGCCATAATCCTGAGACCTGGGACTTCGATGGAGGAAAAGAATTTACTCCCATAGTAATTGAAGAAATAGATAAAGCTTTAGATGCTAATGGCGTTCATCGTGATTTTTGTCTCCTCGGAGGCGAACCACTATGTGACGAGAACCTTTTCTTGTCCCATCTTATTTTGGAACACGTTAAAATTATCCACCCAGAGGTAAAGACATATATATGGTCAGGATATACTTATGAACAGCTTATGGAGCGTGCGGCGGCCAGTGCCTCGTTGCGACGAGTCTTGGAGCTTGCAGATATATTAATCGACGGTCCATTTATCCTAGAGCAGCGCGATATCACGCTGCATATGAGGGGCAGCCGCAACCAACGTATTTGGGATTTAAAAACTAAAAAAGAGTTAAAGGAGCTAGAATAATGACAATCACTTTATGTGGCAGTACAAGATTTAAAGATATTTTCTTTCAGGTTGCAGAAGAATTGACTTTAGCGGGTCATATAGTTCTTATGCCGCTTGTCTTTCATCATGCCGACAATAAGGAGTTAACCACAAAATAGAAAATTCAATTAGATAATTTGCATAAGCAAAAGATTGATATGAGCGATGCTATTTATGTAGTGAATCGAAATGGTTATATTGGAGAATCTACATTCGGTGAAATCGACTGGGCAGAGCGCAATAACAAACAAATTTTCTTTCTTGAAACTCCTGTTTCAGAAGACGCTACTACAGAAGAGGAGGAAAAAGAGTAATGAATATTTATTTAGCTGGCCCCATCTTTTTCTATGGGGATTACCTACGTAATATTGAATGGGCTACTAAAATCCGCAAAGCATTTCCCGGCGCCTATGTATATTCCCCTGTTGAGAATATAGAAATTAACGGCGTTGAAGGTAAGAAGAAGTTTGCTGATTCTCAAGCCATTGCTAATGGAGATAATGTCCGCTTAGATACCACTGATATTCTCGTAGCCTGCATTGATGGCGATGTTCTACCATCGGGTACTTGTGCCGAAATAGGGAAATTCCACGAAAAGATTGCTCGCGGCGATAAGAAAGCAATAGTAGGTATTTGCACAGATACACGCCAATGCTATTTAACCCATAGCGAGGCCAAGGATAAAGGTGGACGCTCGAGTCTAGGTGAGCAGCAATATAGCTATCAAAATTTATATGTCACAGGCCTTATTAAACAGGCTGGAGTACTTGTGTCAGATATAGATGAAGCAATTGCCGCAATTGCCGACTATAAAGAAAGGCTGGGTATAGATTAATGATTTATAATATTCAGGATAAACCGCCTGTAGGAAAACTGATAGCCTTTGCTTTACAAATGCTCCTTAGTGTATTCGTGGCTACAGCTTTAATTGCTCAAATTTGCGGTGTTCCAATGTCTGGGGCGCTGGTAGGAGCGGGCGCCGCCACATTAGTGTATATTCTAGTGACTAAGGGCAAATCGCCTATGTTTATTTCAAACAGCGGAGCCTTTGTAGCGCCTGTTATGCTGGCTTTGGCGGCAGGCGGCTATACGGCGGTCGCAATCGGCGGTTTAACAACTTGTATAGTATATTGTCTTTTTGGTTTTATCTTTTCTAAAGTGCCGGTTGACAATATCTACAAGGTCTTCCCCAAAGCGCTCATAGGAGCAATCACTGTAGTTATCGGCATTAACTTGATGCCATTTATTCTCACTTATGTACAGATTAATGGAGAAGCTAATATGTGGGGTGTAAGTGTAGCTTTACTTACTACTTTTGTAATTGCTATTATTTCTCATTATGCCAAGGGCATGTGGAAGATACTTCCATTCTTAGTCGGCATTATGGTTGGATATATATATGCCGTAATTCTAACTGTCACAGGTATTTATCCAATAATTGATTTTTCAATCTTTGAAGGGATGAAACTTTTCCACGCACCGACCTTCGCTTTTACGCTTATTGGACCCATTAACTGGTCAATTGTGGCTTCTATTATTTTTGTTTATATTGCATATACAGTATCGGCTATGATGGAATGTCTAAGCGACCACGCTGCTCTTGGCAATATTATTGGAGTTGATCTTTATCGTAGCCCCGGCCTCAGTAGAATTTTCTGCGCCGAGGGGCTTGCAAATCTTGCTTCTTCGACTCTGGGCGGTTTAGGCGCTTGTTCATATGGAGAAGGAGTTGCTTGTGTGGGATTCAGTAAAGTGGCATCTGTATGGGTCACAGGTTTAGCGGCTATTTTCCTGGCACTGCTTGGTTTCCTTGATCCAGTACAGTTATTTATTGCCTCCATTCCTAGCTGTGTCTTTGCCGGTGCTGCTATTGTGCTTTATGGATTCATTGCCTGCTCTGGCATTAAAATGCTGCAAACAGTCGATTTAAATGTACAGAAAAACTTAATTATTGTATCATCCGTTCTTTCTCTAGGTATCAGTGGCCTCGTTGTAGGTGGAACAGCTTTTTCTTTGTCAGCTACAGCCCTCGCCCTTGTAATGGGTATTATCTTAAATGCGATACTCAAAGAGAAGAAATAGGCTTGACTTAACCTAAAAAAAATGATATAATATTCATATAAAAAGCAATAAAGGAGAGAGCAAATAATGATTACTGTTCCAAGTAAAGAAATACTATTTGCTCTCCCACGAAAACCCAAAGAAAATGAGCTTGCTTGTGTTGAGAATTCTCATACTATTTATAAAGCTAATTCAGAGGGTAAGTGGGAAGAGATAAAGATAGATGGCGGTTTGACACTTAGTCTTTATGAATTAAATAAAACCGCTATGGCGCAAATGTCTGAAATGACAGCAGCGCAAAAGAAAGATGCAATAGAACTCATTCAAAAGTATACAAAAGAAGCAGTTTCTGGAACTTATTATATGCTGTTAGGGCGTGAAATAAATTATTACACTGTTTTTCCCGTTTTACCCGATAGTCATTCTGCCATCCCCATATCGTCAACAGTATTAGAATGCGCAGCGGATGTCGGTAAAATCGTAGACGTATCTCTTAATGATGCAAATGCGATTGAAATTTGGGTAAAGACACAAAATGATGCAGCATGTCTTGTTTTCTTTGACTATACAATGGGTGTAGTTCCAGTAAAGGTGGATTAAAATGAAAAAAATTATTTGTCATGTTGACCTATTTCAACTAGAGCAGACACCGGCTATTTTAGAAAATGGACAAGTGCGGCAGCTCGCCCCTTGCACGCTAAATAGTCTGTGTGATAATATCATACAAGCTTGCTACGAGGAGAATATAGATCACGTAACACTTTTTGGACTACATACTTACAATGCTAAATTAGCAAATGAAATTCAAGAAGCAGAAATGTTAATGTATAATAAAAATAAGATAGAAATTGAGGTAATATAAAAACAATGGCAACATATTTAGTTAAGACTCAAGAAACTTATCGCGTTAGCACCGATGCAGAGGCTAACACTCTTATCAATGAAGCTAAGGAAGATCCCGGCTATACTCTTACTAAGTACAATTGTTAGTCTAAAGAAACCAAGTCTAAGGGCGAAGTTATTGACGAATGGTATCAAGTGACTCTCTGTAAAGCATTTACTGAAGAGAAAGAGCCAGACCGTAAAGTACATATCAATTATACCGAAGAGGAGCCTAATTATGGCACATTTTGAAAAAGTATCTCGATTCAAAGATCTCTCAATCGCCCTGCCCCAAAGAGGAACGACTGATGCCGCGGGTTATGATTTATTCGTAGCAGAAGAAACTGTAATTCCTCCGTATAAAAATTTACTTCATAATATGGAAGTCTCTGGCAATGAGTATGGCACTATATACACTCTAGAGCAGATGAAATAGCTCACTAAAACTACCGGATGTAAACCCACTCTAGTTTCTACGGGTATGAAATGCTAGCTAGAGCCGCGCACTTATTTAAAAATTGTTCCCCGCAGTTCTACGCCGCTTAAATATTGGCTTATTATCGCCAATGGAGAAGGCATCATAGATGCCGATTACTTTAATAACCCACAGAATGAAGGCGAGATCTTTCTACAGCTCATTAATCTCAGTCCTTTCCCCATTAAGTTACAGGTCGGTGATTGTATCGCCCAGGGTATTATATGTAATTATGGATTAACCATAAATGATAAACCCGTAGCAATTCGTGAGGGCGGCTTTGGGAGTACTACAAAATGAAAATATTAGCATTAGACCAAGCATCTTAGACTTCGGGATTTGCTATTATTGAAGATGAACATTTATTAGAAAGTGGAACTTTTACATTTACAGGCTCTCTCCCTTAGCGATTAGTAAAGATTAGAAAAAAGGTACAAGAACTTATATAGCTTCATAATATTAATAAAGTAATTCTAGAAGATATTTAGCTCGAACGAGGTAATGTTGTTACCTATCGCGCTTTAGCAGAAGTGATTGGAGTACTTCAAGAACTTTTAGCTGAAATGAAAATTCCTCATGAATTCGCGGCGGCCAGCTCGTGGCGCTCTAGGCTGCGAATTAAGGGAACTGACCGCCCGACGCAAAAGAAAAATGCTTAGAAATTTGTAAAGGACACTTATAACAAAGATTGTACAGAAGATGAAGCAGACGCAATCTGCATCGGAACATATTACTTTAAAGAACAAAAAATGGCCTCTGCGTTTTAACGCATGAGGTCATTTTTGATTATTTGACCTCCCTTAAAAATTATATACTAATAGAGATGTAAATACTCTACATGAGAGGGGGAAGTTCTTGTGCTTGATTTTTTTGTTAAGTATTGGACGGAATTTCTATTTGGCATTGTGGCGGCAGGGATATTAGCTGGTGGCAGATATATATGGACGCTCTTTAAAAATCGTTTAAGAGATAGTTTAGAAGAACAAATTACAAATATTACAGATGTTATTGCTAAACGTATGTCTGAAACTGACGAAAAGCTAGAAGCAAAAAATACCAGTCTGACTCAATAGATTGGAGCTTTACAAGCTGATATGAAAATTATGCAGCAGGAAATCCAGACAAATAAAAACGATGAAAATCTGATTGAGAAAAAGATTGATACACTTAAAGAAAACTTAGGTACTCTCAAGGATGGCATTCTTTCTCTACAACGTAAAGAATTTAAAGAGGAATGCCGAAGGCTTCTTAACCAGAAAGAATCCATAACTTACGAACAATATACTATACTCCAACGTGAGCATACTGTATACAATTCGTTAGGTGGAAACCACGAGGGCGATTAGCTATTCAAATTAGCATCCATGAGATATGCTAATACGAGTGTCGCCCAAACAGAAAAAAAGGGAGAGCAATAAGCTCTCCCTTTTTTATTCTTTCATACGAGTAAATATTTTATTAGTTATATCTATAATTTCCTAACCATAAGTAGCAATGAGATCGGCTAATAATTCTTCTTGCTAAATATTTAATTCTACATTATAACTGAACATTGCGGCATGAGTTATTTCATGGCACAGCACTTTTCTCATGCGCGTTGATGACAAATTCTCGTTAATATAAATTGTTTTTGACTCATCATCGCATGAACCAATTGCTAATGAACCATTACTTCGAAATAGTTTAGGATGAATGGTGGAAGTTAATACCACTCTCCACCATTCACCGTTAATCTAAAACATTTTATTTTATTTTACTTGCTAATGCTGTAATCTTGCTTTGAAGCATCTGCTTCTCTTCAGGCGAAGCATCATCAATCATTTCCGCAATATCCAGAGATAATTCTTGCATATAATTTTCTAAATCTTTTAATTGAGTAGTTTTATCTTTATGCAATTCTTTAGATTCCATATACATTTTACGGCTCATGGGACTGCGTCCCTCACGTCTATCACGTAATTCCATAGAATAAGGACGCTCAGTATAATATATGGTGCCATTGGTTCTACTGCTTTCGTAACCGCCAACACCATGCATATCGGACCGATCGCCGCCATAATACATACGCCCATAATCCTTATCCATATCTCTTAGATAATCTCTACTATATGGACGATAATATTCAGTATAATACTTCTTTTCCTCTTCGCCTTTTTCCATAGCCTCAGTAATTTTGGCGTAATAACAGGCTTCTTCCATGTCCTTAATCATGTCTACTACTTCACCGAGCTCTTTTGCGTCTACCTGATCAAGTTTACCCATTTGGCCACTAACCTGAGCTATTAAACAATCTTTAATGCTTTTTAATCTTTCCATATTACGCCACCCTTTCCACGATCAAACTAGCGTTTTGAACATTTACCGCAACTGTAGATGTATTCTCAACGCTAATTTGTGCGCAACAGCCAGAAGGAACATTTAAGAATAATGTCCGTGAAACATTGAAAAATTCCCCTACTGCTGCGGGAGTTACTATCATCTGGGTTGCGGATACGGGTTCGCCATTAATTGCAATTGCTAACTGAATTGGGCCGGCAGTCCCACCAGTAGGTAATGCAATATTGGCGCCAAAAGTTACACGGAATCTAGCGCGATTCTAATTAGTTATACCACGGAGGGTAACGAGACCGCTACCCTCTCTGTGTATAATGGAACAGCTACCAGCAACAGCTGTGTTAGTAAATACTACATTAGAATCGGCATTAACCGTCTATAAAGCATTGGCTGTTATTTCCATAATTAGTTACCTCCTTATTTATGCGTTGCAACCACAACCGGAGCCATATCCGCAACCATATGTGGTCATAGTGCCTGTATAAGGATTACTTACAAGATAAGACGGCTGAGCTGTGGGACGTAACTGTGCCAGCAGATACGCGCTTTGCTCACCCTGAGAAATCTGAGTACGTAACGCAGCATTTTCCGCATTAAGAGTATCAATTTTATCCTAGACTAAGAAATCAAGAATAGAACGAGTATTATTGTTTGCGTTTTCTATAACGTCTCTCGCAGCATCCTGAGTCGTCCGACGATTTTCACATGCCTGCGAAGCTAAGTTATAGTTAAGGTCGGCAAACGAAGAAGAAATAAGCTGTTTAGTATCACCAATTTTATTATCGCAAGGGCTCTTTATCCCTTGCTTCTCATAGTTTTCTATGAGTTTAGACTATATCTTCATCCTATAGTGTTATAGGAGATCGGCACTCGTGTCAGGATTATTGTTTGTCATAACTCACCTATTAGTCGTTGAACCTTCCAATTACTTTTACTGACTTTCATTGGCTTGGCTGCTGATCTGCATATTTACAACTATGGCCTTTAAATTCTGTTTTTCCTAATTTTAAGTATCGTGCCAAGCTTGAACTATTTTCATTAATAGCCTATGCCGCAGCACGAATACTAGAATACGTTATCCCATCAAGTATAACTGACTTACTATGATTCTTTCCCTTGGCGGGCGGATTTACATAACTGCACTTTTCGCCGTATGTATTAACACCCTTTTTACACCAACCATAGATAGCAGTTGGACTGACTCTATAATATTGAGCTGCATCGACTAGGCCATCATATAAAACATCATTAATCATTACAGCTTTTTTATGTCCTTGTCCTGATTTTAATGCAGTCTCTTTGTTTTTCATGGGATTACTTGTTTGCATTCTTATTATTTGCTCTTCTTGCTTCATGGGATTATTAATCGACCAATATTCTCGCATTTCGTCGGTCCATACTTGATTTAATCCGCCATGACCGCACTCCATTAAATTACACAAAATGTTATTTAAGTTTTGAGAATATAGACTATATAATTCTTTCTCCTTTAAGAATGCTTCATCTTCTGTCAAATTAGAAAAAACTATTCTTACATCGGTATTGTGATTTGTGCGATATTTTAAAAATTTTGAATTTCGTTGTTTAGTATCATAAGCACGTTTTCCGCATCCCTTACCGACATAAAAAACTTGATTGGTATCAATATCATACCATTCATACACATAAAATTTGTTATTCATAATATTCGCTCCTTAAAAAATTTTCTTCATATTTATTTAATTTTTTAAAGTGCGACATTAACCATTTTTGACCATATTTTTTTGTAAACTTAGCCTTTCCAGCAATTCACCGATTTGTTAGCTAAATAATTACTTATTTAGGCTGCCTAGATACTTAAGCAGCATTGCGCCTATTGCGCTTGCATCGCAGCTAATTGATTATTTGTCTGATAATGTGCACTAGTAATAGCGGACTCTATTGCATTAGTATTTTGCAAGTTTGTCAGACCCATGGAGCAAATATCAGACTGCAGGTTGCGAGCATTGGCATTGACGGTCTCATTAACACCGGCAAAACCGTTGCAAAGGGTAGATGAAATACCATTAATGCCCGACTTTAGATCACTCATATCAAAGCCGTAATTTAATTCCTCTCGAGTGGTTGAACCCTAATACATGGGAATATAGGTAGCGGTAGCTCCATTATTGCCGTTACCTCCCCATCCGCCGCCCCAGCCGGCGAAGCAGAAAAGGAAGAGTATGATAATCCACCAGGCGCCATTCCCGCCCCACATATCATCGCAGTTTCTGTTGCCATTATTACCGCCTGTAGCAGCAGCAATATCAGAGAGACTATAACCGTTGTTACTATTGAACATTTAAAATGTCCCCTTTCAAAATATATATTTTTACAACCCCCACTAATTGCGGAAGTTAGTAAATTCTGTATCAAAATCCACGCCCCTAGAAGCGCATAGATTACGAGCAAATTGCTCTATACCTTGTGTGTTATCGGCCTAAGCCAATTCGTAAAGATTTTTACCAACAGGTGAAGATTGAACCGTTTGTTGTAAAAAATTTAACATCATTTTCTATGGACTTTGACCATTCTTAATAAGTGATAAAAACTACATAGGATTAATTTGTGGCATATTTTATACTCTCCTTTGCGTTAAAATTGCGGCGGGGCGCTTTGTGGCTGCTAAGCAATTGGCTGTTCTGCGGCATTAGACCGGACCGCCGCCAACTACTTTATAGCCTCTTCAAATTCTGCCCGCGTAATATAATCATTTACTGTCTCTTTGGGTACTGGCTTTAACTCATACATATTGAGAGAGGCCGTACCATCCATATTAATTTGTTTAGTATATATTCTTTTGTTAGCTAAATCGGGGAAATAGAATACCGAGCCGTCAAAATCTATAGATGTAGCTCGGACTTCCTCTAAAGACGATACCGGTCGTCCTTTTAAGCCAAAAGAAGGCTATCTGTTAGGCTGCGTTGGATAATAATTATACATATATATAAGTCCTTTCTATAAAGAATTATGCTTCCTTTCATTATTATATAAAAATTGGGACTAATTCATTATCCAATTTTGCCAAAAAATTTTAGATGATTTTGCCAAAAAATTTTAACAAAAAAAATAAGGGATTCTATCTACATTAAGATAGAATCCCTTTTTATTATTTTTATTAAGCCGCCTTGTTCTGATTGACGCTGGCTTCAATTTTCTGAGTGATGTAAGTCTGCAAATCGCCCACCACTTCAGGCAAATACTTCTGAGCTTCTTCGCTCAGAGTAGCAATAACTGCTTGATAAGTCTTCTCAAAGGCAGCCTTTTGCGCATCCGCAGTAAAAGCATTTCCTTTTTTGAGAGCCTCAACATAAGTTTGATTTGTCGCAATAACGCAATTAGCTATTGTGTCATTTAACAAATCTAAATACTTCTTAGCTAATTCATTGTCTGTCTTGCTTTTTAGTTCGTCCTTTTTCGTGCTAATATATATTACTAAACTACGAGTAATGATAGCAAGAAGAGGAATAATGCAAAGCTCAAAAATTTGCTGTAAAATGTTTAACCAATCCATAAAATTATATATCTCCTTTATATTTATTTTTAAACAGTCGTTAATTCCTAACTGTTGTTAGTATATGTATCCACAGGTTTTTGATTATATGGCAGCAACTGTCACCATAAACGCTTCGATAAAATCAGATGAGTATAATTTATTATTTTATTGCCCATTTACAATACATCAATGAGCTTCCGTTTTTAATAAATGGAATTCCATATAAAAACTTAGACCCATTATAGATTCTTACTGGAATTATTTGATGCGTAGAAACTGTTTTTTTGCTTTCCGAAGTCCCCACTCTAACATGGCAATTGTTAGTATATGTACTTCCTCCTGTGGAATCTCGTACAAAACAATAAATAACTGATCCATCATAACCACTATTAGATAACTTTCCTGTAAATGTTCTCGAGGTACTTACAACGGAGCCATCTTTATACCACTTATAACTGTATCCTGTTCCACCAGAAGGTGTCGTGGAAAACGAGAAACTATCACCATCATATCCTGTTAAAAGACTAGGTATTGCAGTTGTTTTTATAGTGTTTACAGGATTAACATATTCAGATATAGATAAGTTTGAGCAACTTACTGTACCCATTGTACCCGCATTGCCATATGTATTAACAACCGAGAATGACGTTTGTAATGAAGTTTCCGTTGAACTTAATCCGGTAATCGTTCCAGATGCCGAAGCAGTATGATTAGCTGTACCTGTCCAGGACTCGCTTGAACCTTTCATTGTAATTTGTATATCAGTTCCAGCAATAGTGAGTGTTCCTATAAGTGTATGTGCTAATCCTAAAAAGCTCTATGAAGATTTTAAATGTGTTGTTACTGTAACATTAACAGAAATAGAGGAAGAAGTTCTTCCAAATGGCTCAACCTCTACTGTATATATACAATAAGGTGATCCTGCTGTTGATTGTTGCCCACTTAATATTGTTTGGTAAGCCATTTAATCACCCCATTATTTCGTTCTCTTCCAAATATAAACTGATAGGTATGGAGGCATATTGTTGTGCGCTTCGTTATCGCCTGTTTGTTCTGTCATACATGCTACTGCCCACCATGTGTTTGAGCTGCCTACCTCTGGGAAACCAAGTGCTGCTCCTTCATCAGGCCCGCCAGCATTTGGGGCATAAATTATATGGCTGTGCTTTGGCATCTCACCCTGCGTCAATTTGTGTGTAGCTTCACCGCCAGTAGAGCCAGCAGGATAACTACTATCCATACCGAGTAGAAACTTTCCCTAAATTTGCTCCCAAGTGCCACCAAACAGATTTTTAGGATTAGTGCTGTTTACCGATAAATAAATAGAACCAACCGGATATACATTATCAAGAATATAATTAGACCCTAGTGTTTGGAAAAACAGCTGGTTACTTTGTAGACTTGATGGCAAACTTGAGCCAAAATCTGTACCGGACGTTAATTTAATACCCTTTGTGGTAATTGCACCAGTCATCGTACCTCCGGTAGTTGGCAAATAACCATTTGCCCCAATATCAGATTTAAGCTCTGCAGGCGTGCGGTAGTATATCCAGCCTGACTCATCTAATATGGCAATTTTGCTGGGTGTGCGGCCGAGATCGGTTGCCTGCGTGGTTTGCAACCACGTACCGGCGATGTATTGCCCACTAAGGTTGCCGGTTAAAGTACCACCGGATGTAGATAGTTTCCCATCGAGTGCAGATTTAACAGCCTTGTTTTGGACTGGATTCGTGCTTGATGCAGACAAAGAGGAATCCACAGTTGTCTTATTCGCACCATTCGCAATACCATTCAATTTTGTTTTGTCTTCAGCAGACATTAGTCCATTTGTGTTTGTTGTAGCAACAGACGTGCCTGCTTTCCCAGACAATGCGGAATTAATTACTTTATTCTGTACCGGATTAGTGGAGGTACTTGATAATGAAGTATCTACTGTAATTTTTGTTGCACCCGTCGCGATTCCATCAAGCTTTTTCTTGTCAGATGCAGACATAAGGCCGCTTATGCTATTTGTTGCCACGATAATATTAATATCATTAGTACCATTATATTCTTTATCACCAATAGTTAATTTTTTTAAACCTAAATCCTTTGGCGTGACAGACACATTAGAAGTACCATCATAAGTTATGCTACCAATTTTCAAACTAAAAGTAGGGGTATCAGTAACTATAAACAATTCATTATCAGCGGCATTATTTACGGCCTCTTTAAAAGCTGGTGTATTTGTTACATTGAAAGGGACTTTATGTATTGTTAGACCCTCTAAATATCTTTCCGTTCTCGCCATTAAGAATTACCTCCTCTGTAAAATTCATGGACTTGATTGAAAGTGCCTAAAAAGGTTCTATTTATATCATTCATTCCCATCAGCTCCATGTTACTATCTTTACGGGATAGCGATCCGCATATGAAGCCGCCGCAATTGCTCGCTCGGTATCAGAAGTATCAACATAAAAATAAAATCTTTTATTCGGCTCAGTAATAGGCTAATGTATTGCTTTATCTTGTTCAAGTACATAACAATAGCCCTCTTTGCATTTAGTATTACTTAAAATATTTGCGTCAGTGCCTTTCGCTATTTTAAATAAAGCCATTTGTTTCGCCTCCTATATATAAACATTATATAACAAAAAATAGGGAAAGTCAAGCCAAATCGGCAAGACTTTCCCTTAATCTATAATTAACTATAGTTATTACTATAGTAAAAGAATTAATAATTAAAATTAAGACGATATCTTACCTTTTCTTAACTTTCATATATATATAAAAATTAAAGATATCGTCTTAAATTCTTCCGTCCAAAAATTAGAACATATCCTCCCAATTTAAACTATATCCAGTTTCAACTTGAGAGATTAGCGCTCCTAATTTCTATACTAAAGTAGCCAATTCTGTATTTTCAACATATTCGCTACCTATAGCTTTATTAACACCATATAAAATCTAAGATGTTGAAGGACGGGTGTTTAATTGATATAGCACTGTTTCATTTATATTATCTAATTGATAAAACATTAAAGCATACTTAACCTTACCAGCAACTTGTGAAACAGTACCACTAATAGGCCAATAAAATAAAAGCTCATTTTCTTTTGCAAGGCTTTTATTATCATAACCGCTTACAGGATAAATGCCACCTTTTCCAGCCGCATTTTCATATAATACCAAGCAATTTGTCAATCCTAGATCTGTAGCGCCAAAATAGCGGGGGATTTTAAAATAGACATTCTCTGCTCGGTGGTCTTTTTCAACACTTAACCATTGAGGAGTCTCGATTAAACGAGAATCTAAATCTACCATATAAATGGGTGGATCTTGTTCCTCCCCCTCAGCAACAACTACCTTACGGATAGCACCATCCTGATTATAAATTTGTAATTCCTGATTAGTAAAATGTCCTTGAGACTAATACTCCGTAGAAATTTTATTTAAAGCAGTATATAAGGCTTTATCTTCCATGATGCAAGCCTCCTTTACTTATTAACCCGAAGTCCCTGTGGGAGCAATATTTAAATATCCAATTTTTTCAAAACTACAAATTTCTGGAGCAACACCTTCAAGCCCTTCTTGAGATTTAGATACTTTAACTATAGGATAATAAAAACCAAGAGCAACTTCACTAGGATTAAAGCTAATAATAAATACACCATTTTCGTCAGGTTTAGTTATACTAGTATTAGGAATAGTTACAGGGGCGTCTTCTGCTTGACTCTCTTCTTTTCGCCATTCAACTGCATAATTTTCAAATTTGCCGTTAGTTTTTACGGTAATTTTACAAGAAGTAGCAGTTTTAGGAACAAGAAAATTCTAATTCTTTTGAGAATCATCTATACTGATGCCATCAATTGTAATAAACTTAACTGGTTGTGGTTTTTTATAAGCGTGGCAAGTACCCAATGTTTTAGGCTCAGAAATTGCACCATTACGGGTCCGAGTAACAGAGGCTGAATATATGCCTTCAACATCTAAAAGGTTACAAGTATTCCCTATAATTTTAATATCCCTACTATCGCCATCATCGCCAACAAAATTCCAAGTATATATATCCTTATCTTTTGCAGTTGCACCAGTTACACCCACAGTAAGGGAACGGCCATCAACAATTTCTATGTTTTCTGTGAGTTCTGTCGAATCATCGCCAAAAGGTGTGGGGCCAGGCACTGTAACGTTACCAATGATGCAGTCTTCATCGGTCTGGCCTTCGGGAATATTATGGGTATCATCACTGGAGCGCGAGAAACCATACATATTATTTTCTGCGACACAGCGGTATGTACCAGTTATATCACTCATGATTTCACCGTCTTTACTACTCGGTAAAGTATACTCAGAATAACTTTCATAGTAAGGGCCGCCATTTGCAAAAGTTTCCTCAGATACATCTGCAAGACGATAAACTGGCGCTTTGTCGGTGCCCTTGTTCTCATAGATAAGGACGTTTTCTTTAAAAGTTTCTAACTTTTTATACACTTTTTCGGCTGTTATAGGAGTTTTATCTTTAAACCAGGAATAAGTTACAGAGCCAGGAGCAATTGCCTGAACCTTTAACACATCGCCTGCATCCGCACTGCATGGATCCTTCGGCCCCACGCCTTCTTTATATCTAAATAGAAATACAGGAGATACTACTTTCTCTTTACTATAATCGGCAGCAGGAGAATCAATCATACGACGTAATACTTCTCCTTCAACATCGGCATCGAGTTTGCCTTGGATATTATCAATTTCGGCCTTAGAAATAGCAAAATCAAGGCTAGGATTAACGACTAACTAACCAATTAAAGTACCAAAACTACGTTTATATGAATTACCGTCTAACTCAAATAAACGAACTGAAAATTTTATAGAACCAGCCTTCGAGGTAACATCCTATGTAATAGGCCAACCAATAAGGACTTTGGAACTCTTTTCATCGGTGTATTTAATCCACGCCTTAGTGAAATGTTTCTGCTAATTCGCATCAATGAATTCTACAACCGCGGTAATACTAGGAGAGCCAAAATCAATATTTTCAAAATATCTATCTATTTCAAAATAAATATATTCAGCATAGTGGTCACCTTGGACGCCTATGCCATTTTTAGTAAAGGCTTGTGGAACCACAATCTTACGACTATTACCATCAATAGAGAATTTTTCTTCATCTAAGGGAAGTATAATAAGACTGGGATCTATTTGTGATATCTCATAAAGATGCTAAAAATACTCATCAAGTGTAGAAATAGCAGGTTCTAGTTTTAAAATTTTACTAACCTTTTCAAACAAAGCTTGATACCTAGTAATATTTTCAGGAGTAATCTTTGTTATCATATTGCCTTTCCATTCCTTTCGTTTAGGATTTTGGGCGATAAAAAATTCTTTATCGCCCAATTAATATATAAAATTAAGTAGCTGCTTTAACCTTTCTTGTCCTTACAAATCAATTTCATACCAGCTATCTACAGAGCTCTCTGGTACAGTAATACTTCGAACTGTAGAACTACCATCTTTTGTAAGGATTTTCCCATCTTCAGCTATTAGCTAAACTAAACGAGCTGAATAAGCTCCTTCTATACATATAGGAGAAATTAAGATTCCATTATTACCTATATATTGATACATATATTGTTTACGCACTTTTTATTTCCCCCTTTTATGACTGCACAAATTGTACCTGCACTTTTGATGCATCGCCACCATTAGCAAGACGATATTCATCACCAAAAAATGTCCTTGGAGGCAGATCTATGGTAGTGTTGTTATCTATTTCAATTTTCACTGGGGTATTGTTATTCCAAGAAGCAAGAGTCGTAGCATCATCGACATATACATAATACTACCCGAAAAATTCTCCCGAATTCTAGTTAAACGGTGAACAAAGCTTTTTATCTGCACCATTTCCATAACCATCTTTATACCCCGTGTTATTTCCCCAGAATAGCTTAATTGAATTAGCTATATCTAAGTGAGTACCCTTTCCTTGCTCGCCAACCTAAAAGCGACAGCTTTCATTATCATCACCTTTAAAGAAACTGCAGCTAAGATAGCCAGCATATTTTAATGTATATGGTATAATAAATACACTTTTAGGATTCACGTGGAAAGCATTATTAAATCCAAGATTATCTACAGCTAAGATATTTGGCGGCAAAGTTGTGTTTTCTAATTTTGCCCCTTGGAAAGCAGAAGCACCGACAACTTTTAAATTTGTAGCATGATTAAAATCAAACCACTATAAAGTTGTCCAACGATCTGACACCGCAAAAGAACCTTGGCCCACAGCAATCAACGGATGATTTTCACCCTCTAAGAAGAAATGAGTAATTTTTGTTTTATACATATTTCTAATCATAATAACAGGTTTTCCATTGTATGTAGCAGGCAAAGTAACCTTACCTGTCAAAGTTTTTCCCTCAGCGGGATAAGCTTCATAACCAGCGTACTAGTCTTTTTCTAGCTCCGGATATTCCGAGAAAGTTAAACTGTCATTATATATAAAGTCAAATAAATTGGTATCCGGCTTATCATAGACACTTTCTTTTAAGAAACAAGCATAAAACACTCTATCTTCTTTTTCTGAGCGTATTTTAGTTAAATCCAACAGATAACGGGCGGCGGCCGCCTCAGTAGCGGGATAGCAGTTAGCTTTATCTTTTACCCACCCAAGGAATCTATGGCGCATTGTCAATTCCAAGTTACTCTCTATCGGAGACAGCGGAGTAATGTTTGGGGCAGAGAGATAATTTCCAGCCTTCACCGTGGCAGTAGCTACCTCAGTTATACTATTAAGACCGTTATAAGTACAGAACTTAACATTGTAAGTATGGACTTTGAAAATAGCATAGAAAGTGTAATCAAACTCTTCTTTATTCAAGATATTAGCTTTTGCATCATTCCACGCCTTATCATCCATGGTGTAGAATCCATGTTCATCGGCCGTACCTAGCATATTTTTAGTGGCCCCATCTGCAGATAAACACCAACCAACGAAATCATAATCCAATTTCTTTGGCTTATATTCATCATATGGATTCCTAAACCACTCAGTATCAATATCCGCTGGAGCGATTTTCTGCGCGCCCAGCTGTTTGTAAGTGCCGTCATCTTCAACTTGTTTAAAGATGCCTGAATATGCTTTATTAACTTTAGCAAAATAAAACTCCATGTTAGGATAAACACCTAATAGGGTATTTCTTACATATCCTTCATCCACTTCTGTGGTATTATTAATATAAACAATACCCTGTAAATCATTTACTCGATAAGTGGATTCACGGAGTTTTTCAAAAAAATCATCTAAATTGGTAATTAAATTCTTTGCGTCATATTTTGCTAAATAGTCCGCATCATATTTGTATATTTCTTTATTCTTGATGCCTAACTTCCACGCATGTTCATCTACGTAAGAATAAGGAGCAAATCCATAATGACCATCAGGAACAAAGTAATGAGCAGCCTCCGCTTCGAGATACTCAGATCCCTCATCTAAAAGCTGATATGGGCACCAATTAATACCTCTTAAAGTAATCTTAGCAGCCGTGTTTAAATCAATAATTTGCTTGGCTAATCTATAACTATCATAACCCAAAGCCACATTATCAAGAGACAAAGTATCAATTTGGGTCATCGGAGAATCGCCAAAAAGGGATTCTATATATAAGCCCTCGGCACATATATACTCTCCCATTTTCTCGCCCTTGGTGACAGGATATGTAGTAGTTAATAATTTTGTCAAGTTCTTTGCTTCCGTAAGAATTAAAGTCTTTATACTATAAGGCAAATATAAAGTGTGTAGAGCTACACCTTCAGCAAAAGTAATGCCCGTTAAATCAGTTCGCAAAGCTCTAAAACTACGAAGTTTTTCACTCTTACTTAAATCATAAGTAACACCGGTACCATCAGATGTCGCCATAACACCAGATAAGCAAAACTCTTCAAGCAAGGGCATGCTATTAAGAGTCATTACTCCTGCAGCCTTACGATAATAGCCCGTAGCAACTCCCTCAGCATTAGGAGCATCAAAGTTATCATTACCAACTAAAAGGCGTGTTAATTTTGGACACTTGTTCTAAAAATTTAATTCCATTAAATACAGCTTACTTAAATCACCCAGATCAGCGTATTGAGTACCGCCATAAATATAGAATAAAGCTTGTTTTGAATTAGGAGTTTTACGAATTTCATTAATTTTACCTTCTGGAAATAATATTTTAACCGCGGTATTCTTTGCTTTCTACGATAGAGCATTTTCAGCCGTATTATCAAAACCAATGGAAGTGTATATCGTTTTTGAAGGAGTTAAAGTCAGCCAATATTCAGCATCAAATTCATTTTTCTTTTTAGTTTCATCTTGAGGATCCCAATATTCCGAATAAATCAATCCTTCCTTTTTTGCATCTTCCTCGGAAGATTCAACCCAATGGTCAGAAGTATTATCATTCTTAATAGCGCCGCTGTTGGCTTCAGAACGCGCTCTAACAATATCATTACCTTCCGCACGCTAAAAAGCTCCGGTGTATAACCAGCTATCAATAAAATTAATTCTATCAGTTAAAAATTGCTGACGCGATAAACTCCTATCACCCTAAAGAGCATAAAAATAACCTCCGTTATCAACAACTGTCGCCCCTCCTTGACCCGAATAACCGCCGCCTGCAGAAATCCTGTTATTAGTAATAGTAATATATTTATAATATTCATCTAAATTAATTGCTATTAAAGGACGCTGACCTTTCATTGCAAGGAATGGGCGTTTCTCTCCTCCGCGAGTTTTAGCCCGACCGCATTCTTCATAATCAGCTAAATACCATTTTTCTATATGCTCTATAGAAGATAAAGGAGGATTCGTTAATTTCGCAAAAGTGCTATTATCATATCCACGCAACTAACGGTATTTATTTCTTATATAGCTGTCTTTATAACAAGTAAAGAAATTATTCCATAAAACACTCGAATTAGTAGAGAAATGACCATCTTTAGTGGCGTCTATGTCATAAGTAAAAGATGGAATACCCGTATTATTAATACCCAATTGGGTATCAATATCATAGAAAATAGGATACCAGATATAATCTCCGCCCTATTTTAACGGCCCCCAAGAAGCCATCATGCAGTTTTTACCACGTGAGTCGTAGCATTCAAAGACTTCTGTCATTACAAAATAAGTAGCGATATAATCAATATCAAAATGTAAAGGAAGCTCTTCCATGAACTTTCCAAGACGATACTCTTTCGTATCATACTCGTAAGTTTTTCCGCCATAAGTCTCTGGCGGCGTGAGTTTTAACTCAGCCTATTTTACTTTGTACTTACCTTCAATCTTTGGCCAATCTGCGTCGGTCACCTCTGCATCACTCGGGACAAGGTCTGTGCAAGTACTATAGACCCAGGCGCAAGCTTTTTCCCAGTGCTACATTACATCAACAGCCCATGTAATGGCCGGTTCTTTGTTACTAGATGATAATTCAGGAATCTTTAAATCTTTAGCCATTTCATCCAATTCAGCACTCGATTGATTAAGATTATAAACTATATCTAAGTAATCGCCATATTTATTATATCTATATTCAAAACTATCTGCTACACGAGGGCCACCACCCGTGCCGCGCGCTTCAGTAGTAAAGCTTAATTTTCTACGTCCCTCCAAATCGCGGAAAGAACAATAAGCGCCTTGGTTATCACTGAATTCCCAGCATTCTGCGATATCAGGAAGCTCTTTATAATCAAGGAATTTCTAATATTTATTATCAATAGAAAATCCATACGCTTCATCCGAGCCTTTATCAAGAATCATATTATAACGACCAATGTATTTAATAGCGCCGGTATCTGAACGTTTATGGAAAGCTAATACGGGGAATCCCTAAACTGAAGTACGATAATCCTGTATATTTTCAATCGTGCCTTGTCTGTAAGTAGTCACCATCGTATACCATTTAGCTTCATCAGTGCCATTCTTTAGTCCTAAAGCTTTAGACGATTTGGCAAAATCTTCAGGGCCAGATAGAGTTGCCTCTTTATAATTGCCTTTACTATTTTTATAATAATACTAAACCCCTTCTTGATACTCACTAGCTTCAGTTGTCTAACTATCAGCATCCTAAATCGCGCCTGCCGCTATATAGTCCTCTAAGGGATGTTTCGTGTAAGCATTAGCTACAAGATTCGCAAAACCAACATTGTAACTGCCAGAAGATTCCATAAAGTCAATTTTCATTGTAAATTTTGTCGTACCCACAGTGTAGTTATCAAAATAGAACCAATCTAGCTACTTTTCTTTTCCGGTAAATGGTCCTTCATTCATATACATATGAACATATTTCTTCTCACCACTGGCATCAGCAACCTTAGTTTTAACCTTATAATTTCTACGAGGATAAAATTCAGAAGAAGTACCTTGGACTTTCATTTCTACATTTTCACCATGCCAACTTGGGCAATGATGCAAATAGTAATATTCTACTGCGCTCATTCCATACTATTCTTGACACGCCTCATCTGTTAACCCATCTTTAGCAGCATAGTCACTTAATTTACCAGTCATGTAAGCGCGATCAAGAGCCACATTATGGAATTCCATATTTGCTTTTATTACATTAGCCTTACTATATGGTAGCAGATTAGTCTTTTCATCTAAACCCGTAGTGGTCCAAACAACATAAGGCATAAGTTCATTATCAGGATGAGTATTATTATACTCCAACATGGCTTCATAATCAAATTGATATTCATTTAAATTAGAATTCCACTTGGCCAAATTGGTTTGGTCGTAAATATCTATATCCTTTTGGTCAGCCGCAAGATTTAAATCTATATAGTTAATAGGTAGATTGGTATTATAAATACGCATCTTATATAAATTGAAATCACAGCTATTACTATTAAATTTGATAGTATTTTGACTAATAGTAAAACTTCCACCTGTGCCATCAATAGTATTCCTTACGACACCAGTTAAAATACCATTAATATAGATTGATAATAGTTTATTACTATATGAATAAACCAACGCAAGATGAATCATCTTATCTTCTACATAATCTACATTAACCGTATTCAGCCCCGAAGTAAAGAAAGCGTCTTGAGGTCCGACGCAGAATCCACGACCAGTAAGTGAAGAAGTTCCGTCATAGAAAGAACAAATAGCTGCATCTGTATTAATCACTTTTTCGATGTGGTCTATCTTTTCACAGAATTTATCTGCGGCCGCACCTAGCTTCACGCGCAAAAAATCGTCGTAATTGGTATAGCCACCAGTATTATTCATCTACGCTTTGAACTCTTCCCATTTCTCTGCATCATTCGGATAACGAGTATAAGTAGTAATCAAATTATTATAGGTCTTTACATTAGAAATCTTAAATTGCATTTCTATTGTCCATGAGCTTTGCCCATTAGTGTCAGTGCCTACAACCATTGGATCAAATCCTATTTCAAAAGAAGCTCCATTACTAATGCGTAAGCAAGTCTGGTTATCTTCATCTTGAATCCAGCCATTATTATGCCAGTTAAACCCGGAGAATGTACCAGTATATTTAGAATATTTCTCTATGGGGTTAATCCATTTGCGGCGGTTGGTTAGAGACTCCTGATTCGAGCGTCCTGTAGCGTCAAAATTCAAGACTAGATTATCTTGAAGAGCGAGTTTTAGCTTATCTGTTTCTTCAACGCTAAAACTAATCTCATATCTAACATTTCGCCCCTCTTCACCGCATGATAAAGCATAATTATTACTATTACCAATTTCAGCATTCGTAATTTCCCAAATTCTAAATGAAGGTGATGCTTCATCGCGTGTAATACTCAAAGTACTATCTTCCTCGGTATTATTATAATAAGTATTGCCTTTATATAATATGACTTTAGCATCACTATGCTAAGGATCATATACTTGAAATGGAATCTGAATTACTTCATAATCATAATAAAGATCCTTATAACCGTTCGTCCAAATAATAGGAGTATCTTCATTACCCTTAACAGCGATTTCATATGCTAAAGAGCCAGCTTTTAAACCAACCTGGCCGCTTCTAGATTGATATAGCTCAATTAAAACATCATGTTTACCATGCGTCGCCAGTTTTGATGGAACTTGATACTGCTATAAGTTAGCCGAAGTGGCAGTGAGCACCTTGGTTTCGAGCAATTCTTCGTCCCAATAGAAACGTAAAATTTTATCTGTATTACCTACAGCATTGCACTAAAGAATAACATTCTAAGAATCGAATAATGTCACATTAGAAAAACTCTCAGCTGGCTCTAGGGATAAACTAGCCGTGGTAAAAACTTGCTCTCTCGTAATTGATTGTCCGCTATTAGTACCACGCACATAAATGCTGAACTTAACAGTAGAATTCTCGCGCATTAATGATCCAATTTCAAGCTTTACAGTATCACCGCTCTTCATATCAAATGAAGTGGTGTAATAAGTTACGTAACCAGCTGCGGTTTTTTCAGATAAAGACCAATGAGCTGTAATTGTTTCATCTAAAACATTACCTTCTTTATCTTGCGCGGCAGAAGCCGTGGCCGTGACAGTATAAGTTTGTCCATTAATAAGGCTCGTTGTTGAACCAGTATTAACTAATAGTGAAATAGACTTAGCTAATGAACTACTACCATCTCCACTTCCCGCGACGGTTAATTTTAAAACCATATATATCTTTTGGCCTTCTACTTCTGCTACTTCAGTCACTCTATAAAAACAACCATCTTTAAGATTTAAAATTAAATCGTCTACAGAAGGCCCAACAAAAGTTAAAGCATTATAGTTATCAAATTCTTCAGGAGAGAAACTAGTAATCTCTACTGAGGCATCTTTATTAGCGTAAAAGACACCAGAATTACCGCCCATGGGAATTAGCTTTTCGCCATTGTCATAATAAATTTTGCGAGTATCAATAGCAAAATAAACTTTTCCCTCAACGCGCGCGCTAGCATTAATTACATTATAGTAACCTCTTACTGGCTAAAAACGTGTTGCCATTTCCGTTATCTCCTTTCTGTGAAATAATAAAAAGGGAAGAAGATAATTCTATTATCTCCTTCCCATAAAATTCTCTTCATAGAGATTTAATTTTTATTTTAATATATTTAAAGGCTGTTGCCCAAATTCTTTAAAATCAGAAAGTACCCCATACTAAATCAACAGAAACTACATCTTCTGCCTTGCTAAAGGCAAGTGAACCAGACTTTACCTTAACAGATTTAGACTGAGCCGCACCAACCTTACCAGCTAAAGAAGAATTAATTGATAAAATATTGTCAGCAACATTCGTCGAAACATTATAGGTTAATTGGTCTGTATTTAAAGTAATAGTCTGATTTTCAAAGCCTGTTACACGGCCATAATCATCAACCTTAGCTTTAGCTACTGTAAATACCTATTCGCTTCCGCCAGAAAGTGGAGAATAAGATACATTATTGGTACTAACAGAATCTTCTTTCGTCACTGTAGCCAACTTTAAATCGACAACAGGCTTATCCGCATGTGCATTACTCATTGAAACAACAAAGTTGTTATCACTAGTCGTAAATTGCAGACTGCCTGTTGTAACCTAACTACTATTCTTTAAGAGAACCGTCTTAGTCTTAGCATCTGAGCCGAAAGTGTAAGTAGTATCTTTGTCGGCTGGAAGTTCAATAGTCGTTGCCGGACCAAGCCCAGTAATATGACCATATTTATCATAATTAATTGTAGGTATGGTGAATTTACGATTACTGTCCAATCCTGTACCCTTAGCAGCCCCAGCAACAACGGTATTTGTATGGCCGATGCTTAATCCACTGTTATTTATAACACTAATACCATCAGTGCCCTTAACCGCAATTGTACCCGCAGTCTGACTATTAACTTTATTATTTAATTGAATCGTTGTGCCGTTAAGCGATATATCATAGGTAGTGTCAATATCGTCACCAGAAGGAATAACTTCCCACTTAGTTATATCACCCGTGGTATCAGTCGCTACATCAGCACCATTATAAATAATTAAATCGCCAGTGTCAACTTGAATAGCACCATCGCCAGAGCCTATAGTAAAACTCTCTGCGGCCTTATAAGTATCGCCCTTCTGAGGGCCTGTAATTTGATCAAATGCACTCTTAGTCACCGTGCCACAATAAGTCATGGCATTCATTTCAGACTTGGCCGCCGTAATTAATGTATCGACTTTGTCAGATGAATAAAATGCGCCAAGATCTCCTTGGTTGTAAACAGTCTTCTCAACACCATCAACAGTGATTTTATGGAATAAAACTGCATCTGAAACGACCGGGGTTTCTACAGTCGTACTCTCATCCTTAATCTTAACTGTTATCTTACCACTATTATCCGCACTAACGGCACTAACTTTTGTATCTTTATCTCTGGGTAAAGTGACATTTTTTGTCCCAACAGCAGTAACATGACCATACTCATTTACTGACACGGTAGGCATTAATAATGTTACATTACCAGATTCGTCTGTTGTCGCATTAGCCGGAGTATAAGATGCATTTGATGTTAAAGTTGTCGCATGGGCCAACTTGATAGAGCCATTTTTACCTGCGGTATTACTCTCAACTATTAAAGCATTACCATCAACCTCAACAGCAAAACTACTTTCTGTCGTTCCATTTTGATTCTGTAAAGCAGCCTTTGCCCCGGTGGTATTAGTAGTAGTATTTAACGAATAAGTCGTATCAACGCCAGAAATTGTAATCTTATTACTACCATCGGCAGAAACCGACACGCTACCTCCGCCAGCAAGTTCAACTTTTGCGGCGGTATTGGCACCGACGCCATTATTCTTTAAATAGACTTTACTATTGCTCTTTTCGGCCTCCATGCCCACATCAGTATGAGTAGTAATCTGGCCTAAATCTGCTGCTGAAATTGTAAGTTTTCCGCTAACTTCGGAAGGAGCGCCTTCGTTATTTCCTTTTAAATCTTTTTGAGCTTGCGTAATTTTAACGTCATAAACAAGTTGCTTACCTTTTTCAGTCTCGGTTGCATTTTTTGCCACACTGACACTTTTAACATACGTGTCGTGGTCATCATTGTGATCGGGGTTAATCTGCACCCATTTATTGCCAGAATAAGTGCAAAGAATATTCTCTGCCTTCGCATAATAGAACTGGCCCTCAACACCTAAACCAGACTCAGTAGAAAGGGCCTAAATCGCTGCCCAATTGGGGTAAGTAATTACGCTTTGGCTAACCAAATCGGCTTTATTATTACCTGTACCTACATATAAACGATGGCTATCGGTTGTCAGATAAAAACAACCATCTTGATAAGCTGTAAGATTATTAAAACCGGCTTGAGTACCGCGCTTAAACATTACATTTGCCATTCAATTTTCCTCCTTTATTCTTGTACCGTGTCCATATCTGACCACTTCATGCGGCCATCCAAATCATTTAAAATAGAAACAATTGTATCTCCCTCCGCATAGCGAGTAAACTCTTTAATATCGCCCACAGTATCCTGTAAACCAGTCACTTTAGTTTCAATATTAGTCACACGCTGAATAAGAGCTTGAGTACCTGTCTCATCTTTAGAAATCCAATCAGCAATTTCCTTCAAAGTATCGAGTGCTGCTGGAGCGTCTTTAATTAAATTATCATACTACGTCTACAAACTACCAACTTTAGTGCTTAACCCACCAACGTTAGTTTCTATGCTACCGACTCGAGTTTCTAAGTCGTCAACTTTGCCCAAAGCGGTAAGCTGTTCATCGGAAAGCGGGGCGGCCCAAACACCATCGCCGCGCAAGTACTTGTCTTGCTCTCCTGCAACGGGCGCCGGCACGAGTCCAGAAGTACCAGCCGCATCGGCGGTAGCTCCGGTCATAACCTCTACCTATATCTCTTCGGGAGTTTTGTTTACCCACTTCCCGGCCGAAGCGTCATAGACAAGTATTTGCTTATCTTGAACATTGCTAATTAAAACATTAGCCAAGTCATTGATATCCGTGACGGTAGTAGTAGAGCCGCTACCGCCTCCAATCAATTTATTACCTAAATATAAGGAGCCTTTAGTCTGATCTTCAGAATCATAGATAAAATACAGAGTATCTTTATCTTTTGTTATGATTTTATCAAAAGCGGCCTTAGTACCACGTAAAAACCTCACATAACCTGGTAATACATTCGGCATTTAGCATCTCTCCTTTCAAAAAAATATGAAAATGTGAGTGAGCAAATTTTTTACTTTTGCCCACTCACAAACTTCTTACTTGTTTATATTACTTGGCATATTTATATGTAATATATTATGATAACTTTTATGTAGCCAACCATCCTCCTATTTAATATATGGAGTACAACGTATTAAGGAAGAACCAGAATCAGTGTCTTTATCTTTAACATATATATAATACTAACCAATTTTCCCATTGAGTTCTTTAATATATGCGAATCCGTTAGTATCGCCAGCTTTAAGCGTAATTTTGCTTTGTTGTTTTTTGTCAGTATTAGTATAATTATCGCATAAGGTTTCAGCCTCTTGAATAAACAAATCTTTTAAAGACATATAAGATTTACCATTAAACTCCCAACCAGTAAAACCCTTTAATAAAGTGGCAACATTATCATAATTGCTATTACTGATTTCTAGCCAATTTTCGCCAGACTCATAGAAGATATATGGCGTCTAATTAACCCAATAGACTTTTAATGGAATCTCTATTCCATTTTTTCTGCCTATAATTTTACCAGTAATAAGTTTATATTCATCTTCAAGACGTAATACAATATTTTGTTCTGAATCAGAAGAAGGGATAGTTAATACCACACCATATTCATTTGAGGGTGGCATTATTGGAGAAAATTGACTAAAATCACAAGTGCCGCCCTAATTTAACTATTGCCATTTACTAACTGAAATATAACGTAATCCGGTGCCTATAGGCAGGGGAGAAGAAGCTTCCTCACCTCTTGTAAAATAAGAGCCGCATAAGTTGAGTTCCTTAAGGAAATTCTTTTCATTATAAGAATTTTGTAATGCGGAAGTACGTTTTTTCAATTCATTCTCATTAACTATACCTATTAGCAACCTCTCACCTTTTGATGTGAAACAAGTCCTAATAGTAGCATTGCTACTACTAACTAACCAACGTTTCATTATTCCTTTAACTTGTCCATATAGCGCATTAACGCTGAGTGCCCAATCGAATGTTTTTACATTGATTTTATATACAGGAAAAGTAAGCTTAACAGCACGTGGATGTTGTTCATCAGCCAATAAAGAAGTAGCCGATGGCATCGCTTTATAAAGCGTCCAGCTACTTTCAATAGTGGCATCACGAAACTCCGTAAAACCATAATAATCTCTTAACTGTTCCCAAGTATACTCAGCATTGATTTTAAACAAATCGAGCGCTGTATCACCGATAAAAGTAATTGGCACTTCATAATATGTTGAATCACTAGAATAAAGTTTTCCTTCAGTGCCTCGTCCCACAAAATAATAATAATATGCCTGCTAGATTTCGGACTTTCCTGTTCCTAATTTATAACTGTCGTCTCCAGAATCTATACGATTTTTTAAGCTACCTCCCAACATATGCCATTTGTTATTTTGCATAACGTATGGAATGGATTTTTCTCCGACCTCTGGTTTATCAATCCAAAAACCTACTCCAAAACTATCAGAATCACCAACCTTCTTCTCTGTTGGTACTTCTAAAGCATACTAAGTATTGTTTAATAGATAATGATTTGATATATCATATTTTTTAAGCCCAAGATCGAGCGCCGGTCCACCTATAGGATATAAGTCTAAACCATTCTAAATTGAATAATTGCTACCTTCAAAGTAATATTTCTAACCAGACATATCACGCTTTTTCACAGTCTTTAAATCCGCAGGCGTTGCGCACCAACCATAAACCATATAATGATAATTGTTAATCAAGGTTGACTATAACCCCTAGCTATCAAGTTTCTATTGTCCTGGAGCAACGTCCTATTGATTACCAGTAAACTTATTATCAAACCAATGGTATCTAATACCATATGTAATTACATCTGCTTCAATCGTTAAAGATGGATATCCAACATTAAAATTGTATTCAAAGCTACTCGACCTTTCGGAGCTAAAGAAAACTATATAAATTCTTTCACCGGTTAAAGATAAATCATTAAAATCATATATTAATTCTCTTGCTGAAGGACTGGTCTAAACTCTTCCCGATGTTCCTCTATACATTCCCCAACTAGCTTGATTTACCCAGCCTGCGGGAGTGTCATTAGATGGAGATTGGCTACTATCTATAATATAAGCCTCATGGAAGCCAGAATTTGAGTTTATTCCCTGCCCGTAGATAGTAAGCGACATGGATGTTATTTTCTAAACAGTTTGTCCATTAATAACACTCGGGAGCTATAAACGCATAAGCCATACAAACTCACCACTGCTATTGCGCCCATAATAACCGGCTTTTCCATTATTCTGATAAGAGTTAAAATAACCCCAATTATTGCCGATTACACCACACCAGTGATCATAATTAAAACCCGACATTAAAGGGAAATTATCATAAGTTATACTTACTCCCATAACTTATACCCCCTTAATTTTCCGCCACTTTCACAAAGAAAATAGTATTTTCTGGTAAATCTTTATATTTATCAGGGACCGATATTATATTATCACCAGGAGTATCTCCACTACTCGTAATATCACTGGAAGATAGAATATAGGGCACGCCTCCTTGAGATATAAGACGCTTTACCTCAGTATATCGAACAGCGTCTTTGTCATCCACGGGAGAATCTTCCACCTTCAAACTACTTGCTGTGGTATCAGTCATGTTAATGCCTTTTTTTGAATCAAGACTGATAGACTAATTACTACCGACACCCAACTAAAGGGAGTTTACATCTCCTGTCTTACTACCTATTAGAGAAATGTCTGTACCCGCCCATCCAATTGGAGCACCATTTTTCATTGAGTTATTACCGTCAAGAAGTAAATAATCATCACTAATCTTCATCTAGCCAGGATCTTCTGTTATATTAAGATAATTTAATGCCCAAGCTGTTTTGCTAGCATTACTTAGAGCTTTCCAATCAAGACTACCTAATACACCGATGACACCATCTGCTTCAAGTGTGCGGCCGCCAGCTTTGATATTGCTAACAAGGGCGTTAGTACTCTATACTGTCTAAGCACGATTTGTCTGACCGTACATTAAATTATTCATAGATGCAACGGTCTCGCCTAGTACCGGAAGATTAATCTAAACATCATGCTCTATTGGGGCGCCAACTTTCGTATAATCACGAGGGCCGGTCGCAGAAATACTAATCGTATTGTCAGTAGAGTTTGTAGAAGTTGGAATATAACCCCTAAATGTAGTATTATTAACATCAAAAAGCTCTTCGTTAATATTAACTGTGTTCGTATGGAATGTTGGAGTGACAGCGTCTAATATAGCTACTTGCTCATAATCAACGCCTTCACTAGTTGCGACTTTACGGAACATCTTATTAATTGTCAAAGACTTGCCTTTAACACCTGCTTTTCTACTGAGGGCATAACGTCCAATTAATACCCCATCGCCTTCGGCATACGATTTTCGTTTATTTTCATCAGACAGCTCATCACTATCATAAGTTTTATCGAAAAAATATAAACTACTTACATCATTGGGGATAATTTGATTACCATATATATTACTCATGTAGTTGAACCCCCTGTCTCATAAATTACATCCATGATTAAATATGCTGTACTACTGTCACCTTCGAAATAGCGCAATAAAGTATTCTCGATTAAATCTATTTTACCCACAATTGAACCAGATGCCTCAACATCTAACTCAAATATACCAGAAGGGCCAATTACAATATTAGATAATGGAGAATCATTTATAGAAAACTCTACTCCCGGTATAGTCTATATTCCGATTCGTTTAATACCAGAAGTTGGCATATCTTTGAAATTAATAGATTTAATAGCTCCATTTTCTTCCCATTCAAATTCAATATTACTATTGCGTGTACCATCATTAGTATCAGGCACTGCTGCCGTACCTGGTGTCGTTGCCGTATCATGGCTGGGAATTTGCATTAATCTATATTGTTTAACTGCTAATGACATACCTCTTCCTCCTTTAATAAATATTATCTATAATATTCGTGGCAGTAATAGACATTGTACCATTATAAGTAAGAGGAATAGTTAATTTAGAAACTAAATATTCTCCATTTATGCCACGAGTAGAATCAACAACCTAAATCTTAGTATTTACATCTAAATAATAAATTGGAACAGAAGTAAATGTTGCTGACTCTGTAATAAAAGCTGATTCATTTAACATTGCAGTGAGGGCCTCTTTCGCGCTCTTTCCGGTAGAAGCAATAGTAAAATAATCCTACATACTCCTATTAATTGTCAAATATGTATAACCTGTCATTGTCCTATCAGATAATTCATCAGGAAATACAAGAAGAACGTTTGGAGCCTCCTCATAATATATAGATTTTACTGTTGAGTCATTAACAGCTTTTGGCCTATCACCCATATTTTGGACAGAAAAACGAGCCAATTCTCCAGAGTCACAAAAGTCCAGCCAAAAATTGATGGCTGTAGGATTCTCCTTTACATCAATATGCCACCGACCATTAGAGGTAGACTTTTCAACATTTCTATAATAGCGCTAATTAGCATCATATCCTTCTTCGGCAGAAAGATGATAATAGTCTCCGTTCTTAGCCACATATAGCTCATTTTTCATCAAAGCAAAACTTTCTTCTGTAACCGAGGCTTGCTCCATGACCCACTAATTTTCAGGCTTATATATCTAACGCCAAAAAGCCTGCATGTCAGAATATAACATCTCATAACCGGTATAACCAGTCGGATAATATGCGGGATTTGCGGCGCCCACCCTGTAGAGAAAATTATCGTCAGTATTGTACTCATAATAGTCGAGCGCCATTTGATATATTAATTCACGCCAATCTACAGGATCCTTACCCTCTGCATAAGAAGTATAATAAGTCTAGCCGTCGCGAATAGAAGTATATTTAACGGGTTTCTCAGAAATCAAAAAACGATAATGTACTGGAAGAGATTTACCATCAACAGCATCTCTAGTTCCCCATACTGAAAAATCATTCTTTAATTTTGCAATTTGCGGAGTAATAGACATTTGAGTAAATAACTCGCTATTTTGGAAATTATACGAGGTTAATTCATTCATTAAAGCATGATTAAAAATTACGCCGTCTTTTAATTTTTTAACACCCTTTAAATATTCATGGGTGGAAACTAAACCCGTAGAAGTGGTCTAAACAATAGAACGTTTTTTCTAAAACACAAAGTGACCATCAAGATCATAAAAATACTCAAAGTTACCAAATATTTTAGTAATATTATCAAGTACTCCCGTAATCGCGGAACCAACTGCCGCTGTTAGCTCACCGGGGTAAATTAACAACGTCTAATGATAACCGACTAAATCGCCGTAATCGAATTTTAATAAGTACCCATATTCTTTGCTATCATTATATGCGTTAGGCAAACCAATAAGAGAAGCTTTATCAAATAACTCAGAACCTGCACTTAGAGTATTTAGTGAAGCAAATTTAAAAGAGTCATCGGACAATAAAGTATATAAAGGTACTAATTTATAACCCCCGGTACTTTCGTCAATGATTTTACGAATTTGAGTTTCATCATCAAGAATCAACTATTCGATTTCATGTGTTGCTCTAGATATAATCATAAATAAAGTCTAGCCACCACGATACTCCCATAGTTCAACACCATACTACTCGATATCATTGATTAAAATATTATTATATGGCTCATTACCATATACATGGACTAACTCTCGAATTATATCACCAATCCATATTTTTTCCTTATTAGAAACTACAATTCGTTTATAATAAGAACGATCTCCCATAAAAGTATTTCCGGTATCCAATTTATATTCGCCGTCTTTATCTAAATAATAATATTTACCGGCACGATATAAAGCAGCGTCTACTTGAGGCTATTCTTCATATTCATAAGAAATATTCTCCACTTGCCCAAAATCGGTAGATAAAGCAGTCAGTGTGCCACCAATATCACCATTTAATAGGCACATCTTATCCTTGCCTTGCAAATTTATAGTATATCCCGAAGGAGAGATAGAAGATGAATAACTGGTACACACAAAGATACCCTGTTTAAACCATATTATGCGCGGCCGGGTGCTATAGGGAGAAACGGGGTTGCCGTAAAAAGGATTCTCCAGCCCCACCTCAAAAGAAAATTTACTGTGAAGTCCCCAACTATATGCTGAAGTATCAATGACGGCTGCCACCATAGAGAAAGAGCAAGAGCGTCGAACCGCCGAGGCTCCATCAACATTAATGGAGCCTGACGTAATCTTACCTTCAATAGCCTCTATGGGCGATTCATCAAAGTTTAAAAGAGTTACTCGAGCATAAACAGTACGAGCCTTTGTACTATCCAAAGCATATAAAAAATCATAATCATTCATTATCTTTTGCCCGCCTCTCTTCTACTGCCTTAAAGTATGCATCCTTAGCATAATTATATTTACGTTCAAGAACGAGTTTATTAACATACCAATCTAAATAGCTATCAGCCGTGGCTTTGCGGCTGATGGGTTCATCACGGCTCGCTAGCAAACTTTCTTGCGCCGACTAGTAGGCCTGCCGCAAATTCATTAACTCTGTATCTGATTTATTCATCTCGTCCACAAAACTGTTCTCAGCCGTTTCATAGCCAGCTTCCATATATACCGCGGCGCCAATTGAAATAGCGCTGATTCGTAAGTCTCCACCAGAAATCTCTATGGGATGTTGCGGCGCAACAGAAAGCTTCCGCACACTACCATCGCCATATGCAATTATTACATCGTACAAAGAATCATTCTTAAAATAATCAATAGGCAATAAATATGATCCTTTCTCTGCCCAGCGATGAAAAGTATAATCATCCTCATCTGCAGGTTTATAAAAATATCCCAAATCGAAAGCCTGCATTTTAGCTTCTAAGCCTGCTTTTCGCGGAACATACCAAGGTAAATTATCACTTGTAAAATAATAAATTGGTAGACGAGAAATATAGGGGAATGATTCAAAGTTCGTATGTTTTTGATTGTTTTCATCTAAATATGTAATAATGGGTCGTTTAATATTGTTACATGGCTATAGCCAAGTGTTATCAGAGAAAACATTGGCTGAAGATATTTTAATATGCTCAAATGGGCGTGGCAAGAAACGTAAATACTGAATAGCAGAAATATACTATTTTTTATTCATCTATTTTTTATCATCATTAGTAGTTGAATTTCCTTTCTCTTCTTTTAATCCCGGAGAAAGAATTAACGGAGTATAGGTATCTACAATAGTATCCTGGTGGCCAAACACCGTGTCTATAGGTAATTGCTGCACTGTTGCCTCCGTAATTTTATCAAAATCAGATGCCGTATAAGACTCATAAGCTACTGTAATAACGCCGCTAGTTGGAGCAGAGTCATCTGTAGGAAGTTTAATAGACGAGAATGAAGAGCCGAAAGGCACCTCATACATACCCGTTGCCCCAATCATGATCTTTTCGTCATCTATAAGCACGGCAGAACCGGCCGGCGCATGATCTATAGAAACACTTAAAATGGCGCTACCCAACTCGGTAAAAAGATTTTTACCTTTTTGAGTATCCGGAGTTATATTAACCGAAGCATAAGAAACCACTTTATTTACAGCCTCATTGCCTCCTGAAATAATCCCATAAGAAAGGAGGGTATCATAATCACATTCACCGATCTCATAAGCCGTACAGGAAAATGTGTGTAACATACGACCCAAAGTGTCTTCAGGAGTTAAAGAAGTGTTCATTAAACGAACTAAATAATTACCCTCAGTAGGTGAGCGAAAAAGTTTTGGTTTGCCATCTGTCAAAAAATCTAAAACTTCCATTTTAAATTGCCGCTCGGCACGAATATTTTCATCGGATAAATCCGTTAATGAATATGAATCAGCTGAACCGCTACTCACTGTAGATTCACGCTTAGGCGTAGGCTCAGAGGGTCCCAAATCAAAGCACTCATTCTCCAATCGAGAAATCAAACCGGAGATAGGAAACTCTTTATACGAAACAGACCCATTGCGGAAAATAAAAGGGAACTTACCGCCGATAGTATCAGTCTTGGTTTCCAACACATCTTTCTTGAAAGAGGATACTTTCGGATTGTAACGAATTCTTAACTACCGCTTCCCGTCATAAAGAAACGCATCTTCAAAACTAGCAGATATCTCCGTCGGTCTATCCTACGCGGCGGCTTGCTCTGCGGAGGTGGTAGGTATCGGCCCCAATTTTGCTAATACAGGTAATGAATAAACCCCTGCATTATTAACACGTTCAATTATATATTCATATTTAATGCCATGTTCTATCGTATAATCATTATAAGGATTCTTCATAGACAAATCATAAGCTAAATTAATTTTCTTTAATTTTTCTTTTATCTAGACTCCATCTTTTTTATAAGTCCGTGATAATAAATAAGTGCCAACACGGTCAACCTTGCTATTGCTATAATCTAGCTCTAAGGAAATATATCCGTAATCCGGATGCGGCGTAGCATAAAACTGAATATCACCAAGCGGCACCATAGCACGTCTAATTATGTTATATATTGGCGAAGTAAGGGTCATATTATTTGTCGTTTTTACGACATACTAAACCGTATACAGTTTATCTTTATTCATCTAGATTTTTGTAGAAAATAAATCAGAGCTGCGAATAGATTGTTTGATAGCTGTTGAAGAAACAGTATCTGAGTTACTGTTGTGTATACTATCAGTTACAGAATCCACTATTTTACCATTCTCATCACGCAAATAAAAGCTGTAATATTTTACACGCTCCGTTGGATCTGAAGAAGAATATTCACCCACATAGTCTGTCTGCTGGGCAGCAGTACTATAAGACTTTAATCCTTGAATCTCCACAGTCGGAGCTGAGGTGTATTTCACTATAGCCGCTGTTGAAAAATATCCCACGATTGGATACAACTCACTTGTGCTAGTTAAAATTTCTTGCCGACAAACTTTAATTGCACGCGCCATTTTATCAACAATCAAATCCTTAATACCCTTAAATCCTTCTAAAGTTGTAGGATCATACTTTTGCGGATAAGAAACATGTTGATTATAATATTCCTTGCCTCGTGTTACCACTGTATCATTATCGCAATCTTTAAAAATATTTAATTCAATTTGATTATTATACAGATTACCTTTAGATAATACCTCAAATATAGAACGATATGTATTTGCCTCAAGATTCGCTTGATTAACCGTTTCTATGTCAATAGAAGTAAGACTCGATTTTAAAGCCGCGTAACGAGAGGCGAAATTTTCATCTGTAACCTCATTTAAATATGCATCCACTGCATTTTTGACTTTAGCTTTTTGCTTTTCTACTGAATTAGGATCTAAATTTGTCTAAGCAGCGTTTTTTAATTGAGTTATAATATCTTGCTGAAGCTGCTGCAAACAAACTTGCGTCCAATAATTCGACCAATCATCATCATTAGAAACACTATATTGCTGTAATAAAACTTCATCAGAGTCTAAATAAAATTTTATATAATTCTATAAAGCCTGACGATATAGACTTTTTAATGCCTATATAGATTCTTCAACCGTATTTGAAGTCGGAGCTAAATCATTAATTTTCTATAATAAAACTTCTTGCTCAGTTACCGCCGATCTTTCAGACGAATACCCTTGGGGCAAATAAGCTATCTACAATTTATAATATTGCCCCACATTTAATTTATTTACTTGTTCTTGCAGCAAAACAAATTTTGCTTTTTGTTTTTCTATATTAAAATTATTAGATATGATATTATTAATAAGAGCCGAATTACTAGTAAGGCTCTTAATCTATAACATAAACCCCTCAATTTGGTCTCTACTAACTGTACTATTCATAGAAAATGGGACTTCAATTGAAGTCCCATAAAAAGCGGGAATAGTATTTTCCAAATTGGGAGGATATAATCTTGTTGCCATTAATTATTCCTCCTTTTTCTCCTCCTTTGGGATTTGCACTGCACTTATCGAGGCTCCGGCTTTTTCCAACTACTATGCAAAAGCCACTAGAGCACGAATACAATCTGCCATTACCAAAGTATCATTTCCTCTGGTAGAAATTGACATTAAACCATTAATAATCTATTGTAAAGAAACACTTTCCATTTTTCCACCTTTTATACCCATTTATATGTTTTACTCTTTATCTCTGTGTTACCTTCTTCGTCTTTGACTTCACATGAAATCATAAGACCGCTATGATAAAAGCCAAAAGTTACTGGAGGATTATCAGGTGTCTATTCTAGTTCCAGACGAGCACCGGCATTAGTAATAATAAAATAATTTCCCCCTAAGCTCATCTTTATTCCATAGGTTTTCTCACCACCTGGCAAAGCGCCTTCTCCATATCCAAAAGAACCTACCGGAAGGTCATAACCAACACCCCAAACAGTACCCCTGACAGTTAAATATCCATTCATTTGTATGCCGCCCATACCAACATTTAAATTGCCAGTACCAATACGATCCGCTTTTAATTCTCCTGTAGTAATAAGACTTGCATCTATCGCACCTACATTAATATAATTAGCATTTAATCCCGTTATAGTTTCTCCATTGTCGCTCCAAGTAAACAGGCCATTTTTTCCATTAGAAACCGACAGTAAATCAGTCCGCATATTGCTAATACTGTATGTTTTAATATTAGAAGTCGCCTAATGGATTTTATCATCTAAGCCATCAATTGCACCAGAACTAATAGAATTGCTTGGAAAACTTATACTGCCATTCATTTGAATGCCATTACTGCCAATATTAATATAATTAGTCTAATTGCCAATATGTACGCCGTTTCCATCGGCTCTAAACTTGTCAATATTAACACTACCATTACCACCAATATTGACATTACCGCCCCAATCAACGCTAAAATTACTGCCAATTCGCAAGGGATTTTTTTCATTACCAGCTCCAAAATAAGCCTAGTGATCACCATTTTTACAGAAGATATCCGAACTATCTAAATCAATTAGCATACCCTGATTAGACTCATAATTGCTGTTATACAAAATAGCATTAGTGCCATCAAAATTAATTCGTCCATTGCCGGAGCCAATAAACGCCGTTCCGTCCTCTTTAAAGGCATATACCTATGTACCTTTATTAAATCCATAAATACCGGTTAACCGCATACTAGGTTCAGTATCTTTTCCACCATAATCTCCCAAAGCTACACCAGTAAAAATTTTCTAACCGGCGTCAACATCGTCATACTTTCCTGCTAAAATACGCGGAGAATAAATAATATTATCTTTATCTATTTTAACCGTTCCATTATATTGTGTCATGCTATCTATATAAGCTGATGCATAATGACTAATTCGACAAATCACCGGAATTGTAGCTAAAAGGTATCCAGAAGCAGTATATACTCGTACTCCGTAAACCTGACCATCCATCTCCGACAAGAAATAAGATAATGGAGTAAGCTCAACTTTTGAATAGTCTGTTACTTGCATATTATTAGTATATTTAACAGAACAGGCAGTTAAAGTACCAAAATTTCTTAAAAATGCTTGTGCTTTAACATCGTCATTTTTAACACCCAAAGTCTAACCTTCTAAGTCGCGCATATAGGTAATAGACTTCTTATCATTAGTCGCCTAAATACTCCAGTTAGACGGACCGGATACTGTAACATTTTCTGAACCAGTTGCCCAATCTGCGGTAATACCATGTGCTAATGTTAATTTAGTAACTGTCTATGGTTTTATGGTATTTATCCACGGTACTTCTGTCATATATTTCTAATTATTATTATTATCTTTTATTAATAATTCTAATCTATATGTTGGGCCAACATCTTCTGCCTACTCTGACATACGTAAGTGCGGCAGCCCGTCTGAGAGATACACAATCTCGGTTGGCCCCTCTATAATATTATCTTCATTATAACTTATAATCGCGGGTAAGTAACAAGCTAATTTAAGACCATCGGGATCTCCTGGTTTCTGCTTCTGACCAACTTCTACGACGCCATATGCTACGCAAATATCTTCTAGTTCCGGCGTATAAGCAGTAAAACTATCAGTCTTAGAGCCTTTGAGTTCCCAATTACCCAGTGTCTCTTCTCCATCTATTACTATATGAGGGATATATTTTTTCCCAGGGACTAAACTATGAACTTTTTCGTACGCCTCGTCCGTCCAATAAGCTGTCACGGCATGTGAAGTACCTAAGCAATCATAATACCCAAAGGAAAGGGTTAAAGAATTTTCAAGTAAAACGTCCGACTCATTGCCCTCAACATGACACTTCGCTGAAAACGTGAAAGTATTCGCGGTACGTGCTGCCTCGTAGTAACGAGACGGCGTAAATGCAAGTTCATAGCCGTTAACTATTTCTCCATGTACATTAAAATATTTAGGAATTGCGTCCTATTGCAAAAATATCATGGAAGTGCGGGAGCCCGCCTACGCGCAGCAGAAATTCTTGTTGCTAGCAAGCGTAGCGGGTAGCGTTGTTCGTTCATTATTTAAAGAATAACAACGAATAGCAAATCTCGTCTTAGTCCATTCGTCACGCATTAAACCACTACGAGTATAATAATTAAATTGACCGTGATTAGAAACAAAATCTTCTCCAATATAATAACCGCAATCGAGATAAATATCATTTAATGCCTCTTGATTTGCAGAAATTAAATCTAAATCGCTGTATCTCTAAGCTGCTACTTTATCAAGTGCTTTCTCAATCTCCTCTTGAGAGATTTCTTTTTCAGCATTACGTAAGTTGTTTAATACTAATGCATTACTAATATATTGTTTATTTTTGTAGGTTATAAGAGCCTTTAACGTCTCTGTATTCTATTTATAATCTGGATAAAATATTAATTCACCCGTAGACAGAAAATTATCAGTAGGCTCGCCCTTATCGTTTATATAGCCAATTAATTCCCAACCGGTAAGAAGCTCCGGCGGTAAGGTATTACTCGTTATTGTACTACCGGCTTTGGCTCGAAACCATTGAATAAATTCCCTCTTAGCTTTTTCCCCCTCATCAGTTGTGTCAAAAAGAGGAATAGACGAATAATACTTCGTCTTATTATCTTCTTTCACCGCAAAGCTAAAACCAATACGCGGGGTATAGCAGGTTAATTGCGACAGCAGTCCTGCAGCCGCGTCTTGCTTAACCTGTTGACAAAAACTCGCACGATCAGGATCAGTTTTCGCTTCTGCTAATTGAGAAAAGAATTTATAATTTTTTAGCCAATTATTAATTCTTGTAAATTCTGCTAAAGAAAAATTTGAAGACTTGGATTGCCATGCGTTTTCTATAGCTGTTTCATCGAAATTGTTATCACAAACTTCTTCTAATAGCTCGTCTATTGTTACATTAAAGCGTCTTTCTATTGCGGGATTGCGGTCAAGGGTTTCCGCATATTCAGACGAGTAATAAGTATTACTACCTGAAGTCGTCGCAATCATGCAACGAGAAGCCATAATTTCACCTTTAGTGGCACCAACACCGACAAAAAACTTTGTTAAAAAGATGTTTTTTTCTGTATCTTTTGGGGGCACCCAATCCTCATTAGAATCGGTAAAATTGTTTTTCTAATATAAATAAGCCTCAATCTTTATAATTGTTTTAGTAGTAGTCAACTCATAAACATGAGTTAACCGAGTAGAATAAATATAATTATAAGGATTGCCAAAATATCCGCTACTGTCGAATTCTACTCTTTCAATAGCGCCGGTATTATCTGTAATCAATAAGCGAATACCATAATTACCATTTATAATTCCCAGAGGCTTCAGATATGAGGTAAACGTGGGTGCCAGCCCCAGTCTACTTACTCCGGCATAACTGCCTTCCCATGTGCCAATTAGAATCTCTTTTACCGAGTTATTATTTGCCTAAATGCCAAGTGTCTTCCCCGAAAAACCAATCAAAGAAGAATCAGAACTATGGAAAAAAGCCATATCCTCTAATTCATCTATCACGTTATAGGCGCCGCCACTTTCGGTCATGCGCCGCCCCACAATAAGCTTTGATTTATTATAATCTCCGCCGGGAATTAATACGTATACATCATCATTCTCTTTATAAATGGTAGAAGCATACGCCGTAAATTGCGAATAGCCACTACCCACAGTGTAAACGCCCTCTTTTGCGCGAGAGGCATCAATAATAAAACCATCAATAGTTATATCATTATTGTTAGGCTGTGACTCAGCTATAATCTACATCGCAGTTAGCATATTTTCAGCCATCTGTTCAGAACTAGACATAGTTAATCTCACTCCTTTTTCACTTTACTCTATTATATCATAAAAAATCTGATAAGTCAATCATTCATCCTTGGCCAAAATGAAATAAAGGGGCACAATTAAGTGCCCCTTTACGGTTATTTTTTATTCGCATATTGTGAAGCAAGATTGATAAGATTATCAAATGCCTGCTCTATTTCCTGATGGCTAGTAGCATTCGGGAAATTAGCCTCAATATGCACATTCTATTCTAATGTTTCCGCGCGAGTCTCGATTCGTGGAAGATCGAATCTCCGTCCGCGAGAATATAATGCTTGCGCATCTATCTGTCGTACAATGTCACGAACAACATTCACTATGTCAAGCATATTGGCAGTATCAGAAGCGTTTAAGACCAATTCTTTCTGATGCAATACAGCTAATTTTCCATCTTGGCCCCACTCTCCGGTATATCCGCCAGTATCATACTTTTTAAGAGTGCTACTATATTTATCCCATAGACTATTAGCTTTTTCATCAGATATCCATACGCCCTACTCCTAAAAATCTTTCACCATAGCCTCTTTAGAACTCCAATCGTACTAACCATAAGAATTGGGGTCTAAGCTAATCTTCATTGCACGGTATTCGGCGTACTTTTCAGCAGAGTCCATATCATTATTTTTCAAAGCTTTAATCATAAGATCAAAATAATCCGCGTTTGAATTAAATACTACCGCCAGCTTTGTCATCTCTTCGACCCACTTCTGCAAAGATTCGCCCATTTCTTTAATGGTTTTAACCAGATCGTTCATATTTTTCGTAGTAGCATCAAAATTCTCTTGAGATTTGCTAATCGCAGTTTGCATATTCTGCTAAGCCGCTAACATAGCATTTGCAATTGCCGTTTTCATGCTTTCTAAATTATTTAATGTACTTTCATCAGTTATACCCATCGCTTTAGCCAGATCTCGATAGTATCCAGTAGTTGCCTCATACTATTTTTGTATCTATGCAAAGGTTGCATTTGCACTATTTGCAAAGCCGTCATTGAATTTCTACAAATTCTCGTACTCTGGGTACATCGTACCTAGAATGGTGTCTTTAAAATTCATGCCGCTCTATTTCAAGGCTTTATCATACTAATCAGTATAATACGTTAGCTTCTTCATAGTATCTCCTTGAAGCTCTTTTATTCTGGCGCTTTTGGTCTCCCAAGTTAAAGAAGTATCTGTGGATATATCAGAAAAAGCATCAAAATAATCTTTCTAGACTTGAAGAATATTCTAGCCCATATCACGCATTGTTTCTTCCTATATATCCTAAAGAGCCTACATTTTATCTTCTACATCTTGCTCTGCTTTAGAGACCTCTTCAGCATCGGCAGTATACATATAGCCCCAATTGCCTTCATTATCCCGTACTAGACGAACTTGTGATTTCGCCTCCTGAGCTTCTTCTAGAGCGATTTCGGCCAGCCGCAAATCATACTTGGCTTGTAAAGTCTTTAATTCATACTCACTCATCTATGCATTACTATTTTGTAAAGCATTGACCTCTTCAAGTACATCTTTTAGCTTACTCTTTGCCGCAACATTATCAGTCTTAGAAATATCCTATAATATTGTTCTATTTAATTTATTCAATTCATAAATCTTTTTAGAATTTGATAAATATAAATCATTTAAATCGACTAAATCACCATATCTATCAACAGCATAATCAATATCGTTTAATAGACCCTTCTTTTGGGCTGCCACAACTTTCTCTACTGCATCTACCCAATTATCTTCAATGGCCTATACAATATCATTAATACTTTCGTAGATTTCTTGCTACGTCTCTAATTGTCGCTCGGTGGCTTCTTTTAATTGGTTATTAATAGCATCTTTAACCGCTTTTATAGAATCTTCTGCGAGAGCAGCATTTTCCGCTATCTTCTTAACTGAATCATTCGCCCAGAAATGTGAATCTTTCAAATCCTCTAATGAATCAATCTCTTTTACAAAAGTGGCTAAATCCTACCAGTAGTTAACTTCATCAGTGGCGCTGGATAATTTCTGCTAAGACATTCCTAACATGGTTCTTTGATTTGATAATAATTGCTTATTAATATCATTAAAAATCTCTAAATTATCATATCCTAATAGGTCAAGAGTATCACGAGTAGTTTCCATCATATCATTTAATGTACTAATACGGTCAATATAATAATCTAAATCATCAAAATAATTATCAAATACTGTTCCAATATCTTCAATAATAGAAAACTTTATATCAAAAATCTAATCATCTATGTCAGCTAATGTCTCTTTGTATGTCCGCAACTATTCATTCTCTTCGTCAGTCATTTCCAATCCACGAGCTTCATGCTCAGCAATGGTAGCCTATAAGTCATCAATTCCCTACTAAGTCGCAAGGCGTTTCTGTTGCAATTCTAGTACCTTTTCCTATTGTACTAAATAAGAATCATACTAACGGCGTTCAGAATTAGATAGGCGATCAAGCCTACGCTCCAAGAAGTCTATCTAATCATCATGAATTTGGACTTTAATCTCTACAGAATATGTGATTTTTTCTAATTGTAAAGAAATTTTATCATATTCTTGTTCGATTAATTTATCAGCTTCAGATAGTTTAAGTTCTAAAGTTTCTTCATATTGATTGAGAATGTCTTTAAAATCATTATAAGATTCTTCGGCTTCATCCGTGAGCGAGGCATTAAAGATATCTAACTATTCTTGCATAATTTGTTCATAGTTAGTAATAATGCCATTTTCGTCAAAAACTGCTCCATATGCGGCAATGGCTGCGCGGTCTTGAGAATAATAAGAATCAATCTCATCAACATAGCGTTTTTGTGCGGCGATCTATTCTTCTAGTTTCGCGGCTTCTTGATCCATGACTCGTAAGCGATTTGCGCCAAAAGCGCGATCTTTGGCCGCGGATAGGTTGTCGTATTCACGAGACAGATTATCAAGCTACTTTTTAATGGTATGATAACGTTCTATTTCATCGGAGGACTTCTTTTTATCCTTTTGGGAACCACCGCCTCCTCCACCGCCACCGCCGCCAGAAGACTTACCGCCTGAACCGCCATTATATTTTGCATTACTAAAATCAATATTACCACCAAAATTGCCATTAGGTGTAATAGTTTTAATAGCTGTACCCGCAACCTATGTTGATGCCTCTATTACAGTCTCCGCATCTTCAAATTGAGGCATTCCGCCAGCTTCTTTAGTTTTTTCAACATCTAACTTATGATAAGTATATGTCTGAGTATTTGTGGTCTCACCGGTGTCAAATTCTACGTCATAACCCATAGCATTAAAATACTATTGAGCTTGCGCGGCAGTCATTCCTGCTGCGGCTACTATTGCTTGGCAGCTATTTATAAATCCTTGATCTTCAATTTGAGCACCTATAGTGAAATCAGACTATTCCGCATAAGCCACAATAGTATTATGAAGATCCTATAATTGCTAATCTAAATCATCAAAGTCAGATACGCCTTTAACTGTTAGCAGGACGTCCTCTGCCGCTAAATCCTAAAAACGCTATACGGCTTCAGTATCGCCTTCCATGGCTGACTGTATAACGTCAAAATTTTTCTTAATAAAAGCTGTAGAGACTTTAGTTTTAAATACATCATTTAAAGCATTTTGTAATTCCACAACGGCCTACTGGGTTTCTATACTATCATCAAGTCCCTGCGTCCATTTTTTAATTGCTGCGGAATTATCTTTCCAAATTTTATTTAAATTGGTTCCAGCTTTTTGAAGCCTTAATTGCTCTTTAACTGCTTGGATAGCGGCATCTTTATTTTCATTATAGGCTTCTTTTTGCTCTTGTAGTGCCTCTACCTAAGATTCAATCATTTCTTCTGTTAAACCGTAAGTTTCAGCAGTGCTTTTTATTTCTTCTTCCTGATGTTTTTTAGCTCCAGAAGCCTACAGTTCACCAGCCTATTTAGCATTATCACCCGTTACTGATGCAATTGCTTTATCTAAATCTAATCCAAAACTCTTAAAAATATCCGCATAATCAGCTTTTTGGGCATCTGTCATCTCTTGAAGTGCAGCCAACTCTTGCTCAGTCAAACGCTAAATACCAGAATCCCAATCTCCTTGGGTCGTAACCATTTTTGCAATCGCAGAATCGGTATCACTGCCATTTTCTAACCCAACCACATTTTTGGCCTGCTCTTGCTGGAGTCCCAACTGCGTCTAAACCTCCGCTTCTCGCAAAGCTTCACGCATTACAGCATCAGAAACATTTGCAACCTCTTGGCCCTTCTCATCATAAAACTTTTCTTTGCCATCAAGCCAAGTGCCAGTATCATAACTACTATAGTTTTGTAACGCTGCATAAGCCTGATACAATTTATCGCCAGATAAATTATCATATTTTTCTTTAGCGGCGGCTTCTGTCTAATCTGCTGTCTAAGCATATACTGCATCAACAATTTCTTTTTGCTGACTACTTGAAGTAAAGCCTTCTATACCGGTCTAAAACTGCTCTAGCATAGAATCTTTTCTCTAATCTGGAATAGAATTCTTATCTTTCCATATGGCTTCGGCATGTGTCTTAAAGGCTTCAGAATCATTTTCTATATTTTGAATAAATGATTGTTGTGCAAGAGACAATTCATCAGCATTCCAGCCTAATGCTTCTGTCACATTTGCTTTTACGTCATTAAAGAATAATTCTGCACCACCACTAAAATTACCCATGGCAGTAACTATCTTATCTATATCAGAAGCAGTACCTGCATAACCGATTACCTGATTATTGGTATTAGTAGAGTAGTCTGCAATATAGCGATCTGATAAATCCTAAAGCTCTTTTTGAATTTGTACTTTTGTCTATGCAGCAGAAAATGCAGATGCTGTTGTTTGTGCCTCTGTCTTTTCTGTTTTAGCCTAATTTTGAGCATCTTCAAGTTCTTTATCATCTATCTTAATTAAGCCAGTTTCTGGGACAATACTCCAATTTTTTATATTATAAGTTTTAATTAATTTTTTAGCAGCCTCATTAGCCTTTTCTGTGGCATCTTCAAACTCTTGAGTGCCCTTAGTCAAATCTGCTAAACTTTTAACTCCATTCTCATAATCAGAAACAGCATCTTTTAACTCTTTATATTTATTAGTTGCATCATCAGCAGCCTAAGCAGCGTTTTTGCTCTCTTCGGTTAAGCCTTTTAGTTGACCAGAAAGACTATTATTTTTTATATTATTAACTAAAGCTATTATACCCATAACTGCCCCAGTTAAAATTGCTATGGCCCCAACAACAACCATAATGGCCCCAACGGCGCCTAATGCCGCTAACTTTTTGGTAATCCATAAAGCTATGTTAAGTCCTAAGCTAACATTCTCCTCAGAAAGAGCTTTCTCTTCTAATTTATGAGCAAGAGTGTTTAAACCAGTTACAATTAAACTTTGACCTTTTTGCTTATTTAAAATAGCCTCAGCAATACCCAATCGAGTCTTTTCTGTGCCAATGCCTTCCGCAGCTAATTTCTCTGCTAATTCGGCAGCTGTTAAGTCTTTAGAAGCATTCGCACTTAAAATTGTAGCTATCTTTGCCTAATTCTCTAAAATAATTTTTCTGCTTTTTGCTTTATTACTAAAACTGGTTGCAGCTTCTGCTACTATTTCTGCCGCTGTATAAGAACGCAAAGCGGTTGTAAGAGAATTCATACCAGAAGTTAAAGGAACAACTATACCACTTATACCAAAAGTTAAAGCTGAAAGGGAGGCCATAATTTTATCACCAGCAGAAGCAGAATCATCGGCCAAAGTCGTAAAGAAAGTTCTAAGACTCGCAAATCCCATCTATAAAGACATTAAATTATTAGCAAGACCCTTAGCAACTTCTATTTTACTTACCTTTTTAGAAGCATTCTCAATATTTTTCCCTGCCCATACGGCAGCTTCTCCAGTCTTCTTTAAGTATTCTTCATAGGTAAGCCCCATCTTTTCAGCTTTTTTAAGCTGCTCCGCAAAACGCTAAACCTCATCAGTCGATAATTTATATTTTTTTGCAAACTATTCAATCTAGTCAGCATTACCCGCAGCCGCCCTTCGACTTTTCTAGAGAGCTTCTGTCTCAGCATTACTCACTGCTGTTAGCAATTCTTCAGCATCAGCAGCATCACTAATGCTATACCCTAAATCTCTAAATTGTTGTTTATATCCCTCTAAATCAAAATTAGGATCTTTTTGCCAGTTTCCTACACTTGATTTTAACTTAGTTAACTAATCAGCTTCATGTTCAAATTCTGCTAACTATTTAGCATTATTTCTAATGCTTTCCCCCAAGCCGTCAAAGTCCTTAACAAAAGACTAAACAGAAGCGGTAGAAAGAGACTCCAAAGCCTGTTGGAACTTTTGAGTTTTGTTAGTAAGATCATCAAGCTATAAAGCAGCTGAGCCATTTAACCCCAAATTGCTATTAAGCTAATCAATGACGCCTTGCTAAGCACCCTTAGAAGTAGGGAGTACAATATCATTTATTGAAGCTCCATTATCATATTCCGACATTATTGCCCGAAGTGAACTAGAACCGGCTCCCTTTAAATTTTCATACGAACCGAAAGAGGCTTTACTGCGTATCTCATTAGCTGATAATCGCGCCTCTTCTTGCGCGAGATCAAGTTGCTTAGCTCGTGCCTAAAGCTCTTCACCGGATGCCTAAACAGCATCTAACATTATCTGGTAATGTTTTCTATCTTCTTCGGTTATTTTTCCCTTAACTCCAAGAATTTGCTTCTATATAGCAAGTACTCTATCAGCCGTTGTACTAACTGCAGTTGCTTCATTATTTTCACGTAGACCAGAATTGGGATTCAACCCTTTCTATAATTGCGCAACTTCCTCATAGCGGCTAACGTCTCTTTTCATGTTAGCTGCACGTCCTGCAGCTGTTAAATTCATTAAGTTGTGAGCTAAAGTCTAAGCTCCGGCAATAATTTTATCACCGAATATTTTATTAACTAATAAAGCGATACCAGGCAATACCCCAGATAAACCGCCCAAAGAGTCAATAATCTTGTCAATAAATCCTATTATTGATCCAAAACCGTTAGTTAACCAGATGAAAAAATCATCTTTTAAAAGATCCTGATATATACTTTCTGCTGCAGCTTGAACGCGCTTTTTTGCGGCTTCCCATGATTCTGCATAAATCTCAGCTTGCTTGTCCAAAGTACCAGTTGCATTTGCAACCGTCTCTAAATTTTCTTGCATGAAGTCCCAGTTATCCATAAGGGCAATAAACTGGGTATATTGACGTACACCGGCAACAGTCTACGCTAATGCAATCTACTAATCCTTGCCAATAGTGTCCCACTTAGCGCCAATTTCGTCTAAAATTTCATCCATGCTTTTCAGCTCGCCGGCTTCATTCTTGATATTAACACCGACGGCGTCAAGAGCCTTAGAATATTTATTTAATGTAGTACCATCATCAAGCGTTTCGCCAAGATTTAAACCTTCAATGCGTGCAAATAAAGTCTTTAAAGCAGTACCAACAACATCTGCAGATTGACGAGTCTTTGCGGTAATAGTAGTAAGTGCCGCGGTCGCATATTCGTAGCTTAAACCTACTGTATCAGCGACGGCCGCAAACTTCTCAAGGCCTTCCGCGATTTCATCCGTACTAGACGCGGTTGCCGCGCCAAGCGCGGTCATAACATCCGCATACCATTCTGCGGCATGCTCACCGTCTTTCATAAAGTTTTCCCAGATTGCTGTTAACTGATCAGAAACAGTCTAGGCTGCAGTACCAGTAACATTGGCCATCTTTACGGTAACGTCCGAGCGCTCTTGCACGGCTTTATCATCTAAGCCCTACTGGTAGTAAATTAATGATGCATTCGTATAATCTAGCGTTGTAGCACTTAACTGTTTAGCTGCTTTATTCGCATTTTTTGCGAATTCTGCCATCCTATCAGAGCCATATCCTGTAACAATACGAATATCATTCAGAGATTTGTTTAAATCCTAAGCATAATTATAAGCTGTCGATATCGCGCCTACAAAAGCGTGGATTGCGGTAGAACTTAATTGCCATCCTGCAGTTCTCTTTAGACTATCCCACAGCTTATCAACTAATACATTGGTCTGTCTGAGAGGAGTCTCGGAAGCCAAAATAGCCTTTGACAAGTCCATAAAAGCTGCTTGACCCGTAGGGCCTAAGCTTACTAAAGCATCTCGATACTGCTTTAGGGACATTCCCGATTTTTTCATCTCATGATTAAACTTAGATAAGTCTAATTTACCAGTGTCTACATTAATAGCATTTTGCAAATTTTCTCGCAGTTTTATGGCCGCAACAGACGCTGTATTTAATTGCTCTGGCAACCGTAAACCGCCTGTATCCAAATTCGTTTGACTACTAATGTTGCGTAAATTAGTATTTAAGCGTGAAAGCGCGGCTTCAGCTTGACTAGTAGTTGCAGTAAAGTCAAGATTTACTCGCACTGTTCTAGCAGCATTCATATTAAATTATCTCCTTTCACTCTTAATATATTTAAAAATTATATATCTAAAAAATAAAAGTCCGCCGAAATAAAATCCGGCGGACTATTTCTATATAATTCTGAAAAAATTAATAGACCGATTAACCTAATTTGGTTAAAATATCCTTCAGAAGAGCAAGGTTTTCAGGATTACCCAACTTTTCCTGAATTACTTCAGCATCAAACTGAACATCTTCTAAATCTGAGGTTATGCCACGAATAATGCCTCGCGCGGAATTAGAATATTTATATACAGAATCTACAACTTCATTTACTGAATCCATAACCATATTCCACAGCCCAGTCGCCTTAGTAACATCAGCTACTACATCAATAATTTTATTCGCATATAAATAATCATAAATCTCACAAATATCGGCATCTTCATAATCTGGAACTTCAACATTTGAGCAAGCTAACACCATTTCAACCTCGCTCACTATCTTAACGCGGCAAGGATTACAATAATCATGTTCATCAACTGATCTGTTAACAATCCGAGAAATTAGCTGCAAAAGATCGTGAGTGGGTAACCAAGTCTTTATTAAAATCTCTTTGTCATTTCCAATACGACGGCAAACAGTGATATTAAATTCCGGCTCTTTTCCAATTTCTTTATAATTAATCTTATTTTCAAAATTCATAAATAGATTTCCTCCTTTTACTCTTATTTATATTATATCATAAAAAATTCAAGAAGTCAAATTCTTTATGAGTGTATCTACAGCTTTCTCGAGTACTTTTTTGTCTCCTCCTCGTGCGGCAGCCGCGGCGCAGTCTTCCACCACGGGAGTACTCAGTAGCAATAAATTCTTTACTAAGGCAGCATTTTCCATAGGAGAATTCTATGTGTCTATTAAATAATCCAACTAATTAAATAAATAATTCATAGTACGTGCAGAAGTAATACCTAAATTTAACATATAATGTTTATCTTGTATTCCCTATCCTGCAAATTTATCATTTCCAACAGTCAAATCCACATATTTAACAGATGTGTTACCAATATCGCCTGTTAGTGTCCACGGAGTCTAATCCTTTTTTCGGGCAAAATACATTTGCTATAATTCTCGATTAAAAGTAATAGCATCAAAGATGCCTGTTCCATCTGCGGCCCGCTTATTATGATTAACATATTTATAGTGAGCTTCGAATACCTCCATACCATAGGCTGGATATCTTGTACCACCTTCCCGGAATAAAGCATGTTCTAGAAAATCATTAATATGCTATCCCAATGAATGCTAATACTATAACTCTTTTTTCTTTAGCTATATAGCTTTCTCCTAATCATCATACAATAATTTCATATTATGCCGAATTGCGCCTAATCTGGCGCCACGTTTCTTCGATACTTGCGCGGTAGTATACTTTAATAATTCATCTTCAGAAACTTCTAAGCGACGATATTCCCCATTATCGGTTTTCATGTATACCGCATAATCTATGGGCGTTCCTCGAATAATAGCTTGTATTTCATTTAAAATCTTATAAGCCTAAGCTAAAGAAGCTTTGTTATTTATTAACTAATACTACAGTCCTCTTTGCTATTGTGCAAACATTGAATAGCCAGTAGCTTCTCTCTGCCAGCCCGATCGCCGCATCTATTTAATATTGGTACCCACGGATTTTTTCATCAAAAGTTTTAACTAATTAATTTTACTCTATATTTTTAACTTTAACTATTCCTGTAAATAATTTGTCTCAGCTAAGCTCTCTCCCTGCAACCCCTATAAAGCTGCTTCAGTAGCTGCTTTAATTACTGAATCATATTCCGTGTTATTATAAAAACTGGCATATATATCTACATGCGTTGGCCCTTTATTAACTTTCATAGCTTCTCCCTTCTCTCATAACAAAAATAAGGGGAGAGTTTTATTTAACTCTCCCCTTATAAAATTTAGATCTCTTCCTATTCTGCCATAGTAAGAATATCAATATTCTTAATCCTATCCTCAGAAATAGTTTTCTTCGGCTTTGCGACCTTTTTTTCTACGATTACTGGCTTCTCACTTTCAACTTTCGCCACTTTAGGGAGCGAACGTCTGTGATTAGTAATACGCATTAGTCAAACTTCAGCTCATCTGCGGCAGCATGAATGGTCGAAGCACGGAGAAGCTTGTCATCAGCGCCACCATCTTCGATAATCTGAATCGCCGCAAGAACTTTCTTCTCTTTGTTAAAACGAGTATAATCCGGGAATGCATCCATCGTGAAAGTAAAGGTCGAAGGATCGCCAGAACTGGCCATGGTGAATGTAAAGTTGGACTGGATCTTGCAGTTAGGAATGATGAATTCAGCTGGCATATCAACGCCGTCAGTGTTACGGAACAGAGTTGAGGCCTCGAGATAATAGTTACCACCGAACTTATCAGCAGTGATCTCAATCTGTTGAGCATTAGAAATCTTCTTAACATAATAGTCAACAAGCACAACCGCACCAGCCTTAAAGTTTGCTAACTTATGAGCAGCGCCATCGCCCTCTTCATCGAGAATACTATACTGAGGCTGACGAGTGGTATCAGCGGCGATCTTAATCTTATAGCCTTCAGTATCAGAACCGCCCTCGACTAAAGTAGCGATATAAGGCTCGGTACTTACCTCACCGCGGTCATCAAGCAGCATAACATAGATGAAGTCCTCACCAGCATTAGGAGTCGCAGGCTGTTTGCTAATGGTAATAGTAACACTATCGGCCTCATTAGTAAAGTTAGCTTCCTCACCATCGGCGGCACCCTTTAAAACGAGCTGTTCGGTACTATGAACATAGATAGGAGCCTTATTAGAAGCCTCGATAAGGCCGGCGCCAGAAAGAATCATGAAGCCAGCAGGCGAAATAAGAGCATCTTCCATGGTGAAGGTTACAGTTCTTTCACCTTCCCACGCCACGAGTCTAGCATTACCACGTCCACCTTGAGCGTAAACCGTAGTCGCAGCACCCTCAAGAGAACTAGTCTTTAAACTATCAAAATAAATAACAGGCTCGTTTTTATAGAAAATCTTGTTGCCGATCTTTTGAGCCGCCTTCGCACGAAGAACAACATCGCAGATCTCACGTACGCCAAAACGCATATATTTTTTCCTCCTTTAAAATTAATAGAATTTTTCTCTTTCTCGGAGAAGGAATAACTCTAGGTCATTCCTATAGATACAATTGCCAATTCTTAAAGTATCACAATTACCCTTTAAGCGCATACATCAAAATAACCATGAATAAAATTTGGTAAATATTCTTTTGACATTTTTGGAAATGTTATACTATTTCTCTTTCCTCCAGCGCCCCGAGGCAATTATATCATTATATATAACTACACAGGCGTGTAATGTTATATCAAACAATTTAATGGATATCTTTCATCCAATTTTCCGGCTCTGAATTTGGCGTTCCGCCGGCAAGCCGGGTCTTTATATTCAAATCCCACTCGATAAGTAAATTATAACGCTATATAAGGTCATAAATTTGATAAATAGTGAGATTTAATATGCTTTGTAGTGGTATTCCCAAACCCGTAGTAAGAATAGAAATATAACGTCCAAATACGCTTCCATCACCGTCTTTTTTCTATGCGGCGACGCGCTACCGTGCGCGCATAAGCTTGTCTGCAATTTCCTTAGCTTTGGGCGACTGGGGATTAAATGACCCCTATGGTCCAGCCAATGTCGATGTTAAACAGGCTAATTGTGCAACAGCATTCTAAAAAGCATCAAAATTGTCTTCATCAATTAACGTGCTGCCATGAGATGCGTCTCCCGCAATCATTATTGAACGTGGAGTGAGCACGCATTTATTATTCGGCAACAATAATTTAAGAACCTCTCCTACGGCTTCTTTCTTACTTATTCCCTCTTGGGAAGCCATTACCGTCATAAATATCTAAAAATTAGACTTATTCGATAAAACACTTTCGTCCTAAAGAAGCATATTTTTGTTAATACAAAGATACTAAAGGCCGATAAAAAGTGTTTCTTCCCCTATATGTGACCATTCTAATATAGTGGGCTGATGCACTGCTAACTAGCATTCCGGCACGGGTAAATCTACGCCGGTCATTAAAGCTAAACGATAATCCATTATGGATTGTATATCTGATTAAAATTTAACAAAAAGTCTTGCTCGTCAGCAGGATTGGGAGCATGTTTTTTATCCTCATCACCATGAACTACCTTATACATTAAACAATAACCTCCTAACTAGTCTGTAAAGACTAGCTCTGAAGCCCCAAAAAATTCAGTTGTTCCGATGCCTGTAAGCCGCTTATCCGCAAACATATAATCTAATTCCCCGAGAATTTTATAGGGGCGTTGTGAATAACCATCAAGCGACCACAAATCGTAGTTACAAACAATATCAAATTCAATTATATTGTCTCTGAACTCTGGATTCGTTACATTTGACGTAAATGTATCCATCTTAATAAATAAATACACTTTATATTCATCTTCAACTTTTAGTTTTGGAACTAATTTAATGTTATTCTATAATAAATCACCCAGCTATTCATCAGTCAAATTTGGCTTCGAAAGGCAATCCGGAGTCGTATAATATAAAAGTTTCTATAAACGCTTATTCTAACAAATCCGGTCTACAATTATTTCAAAGTCTTTCTCAACCGACAAAAAACTAGATTTAGGAAAATTATAATTTTCTATTTTCATAGTCCTGCTCCCTTATCTCAAAACAATGATTGTACTACTATAGTACGTCTAGCTATGTATAAATCAGCATTATCATACCCATAGTACAAATCAAATTGCCCACTATATCCGCTTCTCCATTTAAGAGTCACAGAATTATCTTCTTCACATATTTTCATATCTATTGGATATTTATTTTCTATATACCACTCACCATACGCATTACCAACAAACTAATATTTATAATCACGTTTCGGTTTAATAAATGTTTCTCCAATAATTAAATCGTCTTCTGTAGTTTTATCATTGGGATCGGACGGTATCGGCACTAAGCCACCAACCAAACCATTTTCAACATCATCTTCATCTTTATTAGAGAAATATTCTACAGCAATAACTTCCACTATTCCTGGCATGCTGATACTATCAACCGCCTCTACACGCCAACAAATTCGACTGCTAGCAATATCCGCATCTTGTAAATAAAACTTCGCATAACGCTTAAAATATTTTAAAGTATCCTCAGTTTTCGGCATTAAAATATCTAATGAATAATTTGGAGTGTCAATACTTATTTGATGTTTTTGGACATAATTAATCTTTGTTTCAACCGGTCCACGAATCGCGGCATACACTTTCTTTCGACTGTCTCCATCTAACCATTCAACTTGATAGGAGCATTTACGGATGCTCCCTCTAAAATACGCTAATTCAGTTAACTCTTGTAAATAGATAAGCCAATAAGTTTTTGTCCCGATCCACTCAAAAACATCGCCCGGCTAAAAGCCGTGCTCAAACCCAATAGATAGGATCTTATCATCGTAATCTTGTTTTAATTTATTTGCATTAATCAGGGCGCGTGCCGGTTCGGGGGTCTCAGAATCGACCAACCGCACCGTGGCGCCCTAATAAGAAAACCATAAAGCTCTATCAAGAGATTTTCTTTTATCTCGAATCATGCGCTGTTGCTGCAGGCTACCCCCAGCCGCAGATAAGCGCATATACTAATCATTAACACCGGTAACATTGGGATCTCCCTTAAATTCCGGTTTTTCGAATATACCCAGACGTCCTTTTATAAGACTTGAAGGGTGGCGGCTACCGCCTAAATTAATACCACTCATTTTTTCAACTCCTATAACAAACTAATACATTCAAATACCGTCTTACGGTAAAAAGAAAATGTCGGACTTTCTTTTCCCATACCCTCTAACTTTGCAAGTAGCTATAAAAATAGTGGGTTAAATACAAATATTTCATGTAACCCACTAATTTCTATAATGACAGTATTTAATTGTTTTACCCAGTCTTCTCCATTTTCACGCATTGGAATTAATTTCCAAACCTAACTCGTTAATCTATCAACATCTTTAGCAATTATTTCTTTAGGAAAATCAAATCCGTATTTAGTCATCAAAGGTACTACGCCTTCTTAAACTCGACCAGTTAGAGGCATAAGTACCATCTGTTGTAATTTTGCGGCGCTTGTAAAGACGTTGCATATGAAAAGACTGTCTTTGTGCCTCGGTCAACAAATTCATCATTTTAGATAAATGGTTGGCCTAACTAGTCATTTTAAAATCTGAAGATGTAAACTTCATACGAGTATTTTCTATAGATGCGACTTGACGATTTACCCAAGCACACATCATTAATAATGCTAAAATATTAATTTCTTCATCAGTTAGTTCTGCTGCAAAACTGGATTGTTCTACAATTACATTAGGAATCTGGGCGTCATCTTCTGGGATTGTTCCCCACACTACTCCAATAACAAAATCATCAGGTACTAATTCATCTTCGCGCTTCACCGCAGTTTTAATTTCATAATCCATTAAATTTTTACGTGGAAACTCAAAACCAGGAATAGCATCAATAATCAGATTTTGTAAATCTTTAATAGTATCTTCCGGAGTTAATTCAATGTACATATCATCAGTAATCTTACCAAGAAAACGATTATACACTTTAGTAAATGGTGTTCCCATTCTTTAACGCCCCTTTCTCGTTAAGTCTTCTGTTTTTGACTCACGATTTTATAATCACCGACAGTGCGGCGGGCGCCTTCGGACTTTGTATTTGCCGGCTTTACACGACGTTCGGGAACGGTCTGAGTTTCCTCTTCAGTCTCATCTGCTGCGGCATTAATTAAAGCCTTAGAAACATCAAACCCAGTCTTCTCGCGTAACGCGTCGCGCTTCCGCACATCATTAAGCGGCAGCCGCACAGCAAAGTCCTTAACCAATTCAATAACTCCCTCTGGGGCGAAATCGAGACAGTCAAGAAAAGCATCAAGGCTACCATTAACAAGTAAATCTCTAATCTGGTCTTCGGACATATAATATTCCGGCTCTGTAGTCACATTTAATTCTTTTGTTAATTCTTCAGCCGTAGTCTGTAAATAATCTTGAATTAACTCAAGGCCACCTGGCTAATAGCTTAAAGCTTCTAACTCTTTAAATGCAATTTTCTTTGTTTCTCCGGGCTAAAATTCTCTACGAATATTCATCTCGGGAACTACATATCCAACCATACTAGAGCTTCTATTCTTGACAGCATAAATTGTATTAGGTGCTATCATATAAAATCTCTCCTTTAACTCTTTATAATAAAAATAGGGGGAAGACGGGAATTTCTACCCCTTCTTCCCCTTTATTATATCATATTTTTATAACTATGTCAAGCCTTAAACTGTAGGAACCTTACCGGTATAGTCACGAATCATGTCGTTATTGTTAAGCTTCCATGTAGTCATCTGACCACGCAGCGAAGTATCAACATAAGCGCAGATGTTATTCGCCATCATGCACACAACGCCGACCTTCTTATAGACCTGAATCTCACGGGAGCGGTCATAGTTCTTATACTCATCAACAATGGTTTGACCCTCAAATGCAATCTTAACGGGCTTGGTGTCAGCGCCATTAGGAATAATCCAGCAATAGCCAGGATCAATAACCTTCTCGGTGTTAGTAGCATCCTTGAAGCCCTGCTCAAGAATAATAACTTTCTTGCCCTTGTAATTGGCAAGATGGCCAGTATTCCAAAGCTCACTCTTCATGGACTCAGTGTAACGCCAAGCATCTTTGGGAACCATTTTTACAGCAAACTCGTAAGTGCAGTAGATGGTTGGTTCGCCATATGCAGAAGCAACAACAAGGAGCTTATCAAAGCCAGCCTCATCGAAACCATTGAACGCATAACGATTAGCAGGAGGAAGCTGGTTAATAGAAGCCTTTAAAGCCTTACCGATTTCCTCATAAATGAGGTCATCCATACCCTCCATAACAATTGCGGTGACTTCGGCGAAATCAACACGACCATCAAGGAATTCCTCAAAGCCAATCTGAGCCGCACCGCCAATAGCGCTGGTACGAACCTCGAAAGATTCCTCACCCTTGGCAAGCTTGAACACTTCGTACATGCCAGCAAGACCAACACGAGTGATAAACTGCTTTGCGCGGACGCGAGAATTCAGCTTACGCTTAAATATGGGCTTATCGCCCTGACCGAAAACCTGAGTCTCGGCAAACTGAGCATATTGCTCTTCGACCTTCTTGGGAAGAATCTCGTCGATAGTCTTCTCAATCAGCTCAAAAATCATATTCTTGTTCTCACGATAAAGAGAATAAGTGCCAGCATATTCATTAAGCTCCTGGCGAAGGGTCTCATTCAGCTGCTCATAGCTGAAAGATTTACCACCAAAGCTATAGGAAGTAGGAGCAGAACGATCAGCCTTAGCAACCGTCTTCATCAAAGCAAGTAAATTAGTTTTATCTAACATTTCTTTTTCTCCTTTCCTATTACTTTATACGCATAACCTTGACACCCTTTTGGTAGTCAGGCATATTATAAATTTTAACAACTTGCCACTGCATGGCGTCAGCAGCGTCGGCACCAGCCTTAGCTAAAATACCATCAGCACCAGGAGTTAAAACATCTCCCAGAGCAGGCTCAGTCTCGTTAATGGTATTAAGAGTCATGATATCGCCAACCATGGTCTTGAAAACACGGGGAACCATAGTAGCATTAGCAGGCATGGCTTTAGGATCGACCTTCGACTCAAAGTGGAAAGGATCCTCGTTATAATGTAACTCATACATGTCGGGAGAAGCAGTAACCTTCTCAATATCAGGCTCACCCTCAATAGGACTTTCAGCAACACCGTTAAAGGTACGGCTGCGACCGGTCCAGTTCTGAGCGCCAACTTTATCGCCATCAACAGGACTATAAATACGGGCGACATAATCATCCTTTTGCATTGCGAATTCGCAATCACTCTGTCCATCACGATAAAGTTTAATCTCATTAAAAACTAGCATCCATTCGCCGGCGCCAGTAAAGTTCACAAGGCCAGACTTATAATCATACTTAACAAACTGACCCTGTTCTAAAACCTTAATTGCGGGATCGGCAGGAAGCTGTGCATAAATTTGTCCATTACGCTGGGCAGACAGATGGTTAGGCTCAACCTGACCATAGCCATATTCAACATATTTAGCCTGGCTCTTGCCCTTTAGCATATCTTTTAAAAGCATTTTAGCATTTCCTCCTCATTTTATTCCATATTTTTCGCAACTTCTTCAACAGCTTTAACCCAGTCAGGAACTGTATCCTCTTGGCCAATACCATCAAGATTGACGATAGTCTGTCCGCTCGGCTCATTTTCTAGAGCGAAACTAACCTTGTTACGAACACAAATTACTGACAATTTTGCTTCTATATCATCCAATGAATAGTTGTCAATATTAGCAACTACATCAGCCTTGGCTTCATCAGAAAGCATATAAAAGCTATCAATCATTGCTTGTTTTTCTTGGCGCTCAACCTGATTTTTAAACTCGGTTAATTCACCAATAGTAGCTGTAACCTGATCTGCAGTAGCTTTTAATTCATCATAAGACTGCTCAAGCGCAGCATAATCTGTTGTTAACTGATTAAATTTTTCAGTTAACTCTATATATTCTGGAATTTCGTCCAGATTATATTGACCTATTTTGTCCTCTTCTTGCGCGGGCTCCGATTCAGGAGTCTCAACTTCTGGAGTCTCAGGCTCCGAAGGACTGACGGTCGCACGATACTCGGCGACGGCCTCCGCACTGAATTGAGGAGCAGCAACTCCTTCTTCGTTAACTGGCTCGAAGGATTTTTCAACTTCGGTTGCTTCACCTTGAACTGAAAATTCTGGCTCTACAACGAAATTAATACGATAATATTTACCGGTAGTATGCTCGCGCACAATTACGAACTTATTTCCGCCCTCCTCATAAATACCATCAATGCCCATGGTTGTCCAACCATCTTCATCGGGGTATTGAGCACGCAAATAATCCATAATTTGGCACCAAAGAGCATCGCCGATTTCTACAGCATATTTCGTGTACATTGGTGTATTTCCTCCATCAAGAATTTTTTGCATCTCTTTCATCATTGAGAAGAGCTATTCTTTAAAGCTATCCCCAAATGAAAACTATATATCAGTGATGCTAGCGCCTTCAAAGCAAGGCTCTACATCTTCACCCAAAATACATAGCTTTGAGATAATCGCCTCATTGATTATAAAAAATTCTGGTTTTCCATTTTTATCTTTTGTCCAATGAGCATCCAAATTTTGTTCAGAAAGTTCCATAGATTGATTATTGCCTTTTTCAATAATCCTCTAACATTCTGGATACTATCCTGTCCATAAATATCCTTCAGTTACAAGATATTCACGTTCATTAACACCATCGTCTAAAAACTTCTAAAACCAAACTCTAGCATTTAAATCAACAAAGCCATATGGGCGAGTATCATCTGTAACCACCCATTCGCCATCTTTTAGACTAATTATGCGATTATGCTCTTCATAGTCTTCTTTATAATCTACATATTTTCCGACTATGGGCGAACCCGGAAGGCTATTAGCCATCTCAGTAGCAACCTCTTTAGTAATAATGCTACCATTACGGTTGGGTTCCTCTCCGACATAACACACTTTTATTTGGCATTTAGAAATAAGAGGATTAATTGGCGTTATATTAATAAATTCGCAAGGTGTTTCAAGTTTTACACTTGTGTGCATTCCATATCCTCCTTTTATTTCTGAGATTCTTCATTAGCGAGAGTCTTATCGCTTTTTTCATCATCTGATTTTTCTGGACGACCACCAGCTGATGTAGTACCCTCTGTAGTATCTTGATTTTTAGAGGTATTATCTTGACTTTTTATGTCCAAAACATCTTCGCTACTTAAAGTAGAACTCATTAGAGGGGGAATCATAACCTGGGTAAGATGCAGCACTTCATTCTCAAATACGGCAGTATTTAAAATGGCACTTTGTGAATGCCCCAGAGCAATCTACGGCAGCATCTTTGAAAAACCAATCTACGTCTATTCTTTATAAAGTTTAGACATTTCTTTATAATTATATTGCGTAGTTTCTAACATATATAATCTAAAGTTATATTTTTTCCTATTCTTAGAATTCAATTCCTATGTTATTCTATCAAAAAATATGTGAAATTGCAACAGCAGTGGTCGCAAAGAACTCTCGTCATTAAGAATTGACTTTTCTAGAGCTACGCTACCCTCAGTGTTAAATAAATTCTACGATATACCCAAAGAGTTATAAACAGTTCGCTCGACTCTCTGTAAAGCATCTGTAGAATTAACAGTTGTATTATCAGACATATCAATAGACATGACGTCCGCAAAAGTGGTCATTACATCAACGCCTATCGCGCGCTTTAGCATTTCAACCGCATTATTATGTATATCAGTAGCTTCATCTATATCAAAAACTAAATCTCCATTTTTGTCTAAAGGAAGTTTCTGAATAATAATTTTTAATAACTGTTGCATCTATTTGCGGCGGTCTAGATCTTGTGCGGCATCAAGATCAATTATTGCAGGAATCGCATTCGCAAGAAGCGGTTTATCTCCATTATTAAAGCTAAATTTAACGGTATTTTCTACATCTAAAAGATACCAATAACCGCAAATATCTCCTGCAAAATCAGGTTTTAATTTTCTTTGACGATATAAAGAATATCCTTTTTGGAACTCTGCAGGGAATAAACGGAGAATACGTTGCCGATAATTGTCATCAGGAAATGCATCATCAAAAAAGCGCATATCAAATTCAACAGCTGGATTATTACCTACCATATATCTGGAACGACAATATTTTATTGGTAGCTTCTATAACATCATTCTTGAGCCAAGCCGGACTATATAACCGTAATAAGCGCCCTCTCGGATAACATCGAGCGCAATATCACTGCTCATCTTCTTAATATGCGAATTATCTAAATAATTAAGGGTGGTTTTAAAATTCTTAATTACTTTCTCTTCGGCCACATCATTGTCATAAACTTCTGGCACTATATACCAATCATAACGGTATAAATTAGCCAAATAATTACAAGCTACGCTATACACGCCGCTCATATTATAATACCACTGTGATATCTCTCTGAGTTTAGAAATATTATTCGTGGCAAGAGCCATAACAACCTGATCTTTGCGAGCATACATTTTATTGCTCTTCGGGAGCGCTCCTAATGTTAAAACCGCGTCATCAAGCGTCTTTGGCCCCACTTTAATTTTTGAATAGTCTAGACGTCCTTCCGCGTTTAAGCCGGCCGCCCCAGACATATTAAAACCTTTATTGTGGATTTGCTCTTGGCGTTCTTTTATTTCATCCATAAATTACCCCCCTTAGCAATATCCAGCTTTTGCCATGATATAATCATAGTTGACTAGACACTCCTCCCAATAAGGGATTTCTACTAAGGGAATATTATGTAAAATACAATAACGTTTTTTCTTTTTATCGTTATATTGCTGCTAATAGAAACCCCTTTTACCACCAAACTTGGAAGAAGGCTCATAATGCTATTTTCCTTGGTATTCAATTAAAAAAGCTAATTCTCCTGAATCATCAAATACAGCGAAATCAAAACGCAAAGGCCTACCATTAGAACTACACAATCCAGGAATAATATATTCTTCTTTAAATATTAAATCGCTCTTTGCTAAGATTTCATGTATTTTAATTTCTCCACGACTTGCTAACACTATAAGCCCCTCCTTTCGTTTTTTATTAATTGTATAATTTTGCCCAATCTTTGGCATTAAATTTTTTCTTTTTCTTTTGGCCTTTATCTTCTTCTTGTTTAATATAGTATAAACCATACTCCAAAGCGGAAAATTTATCCTTACGGATTTTCTTGCTGGCCTATTTAAGTATAATATTAATGCCTTCATTTTCTTCACGAAGATTGAGCATCTCTTCACGAAGTACTCCTGTTAAAGTGTACGGTAATAGATAAATCTTTCTGTCCTCAGGGGACATTGCCTGTCCCTTAGCGGTTCCAAGCAATTTTTGTTTTGCTGTACGCTCATCAATTAAAAATTGTAACTTATTAGCGTTAAGCCAGTTCTAAGTTATTGAGTGAGCCTCTGTGTTAATAGGAGCATTCGCTTTGATGAGGTACATAGCATCACCTTCGGTATTTTCCGTGCGATACTTACGGTATTCTTCATCCCAAGATTCAAAAGTACCTCCATAGACACCAAAATCCGGATATACATCACCTGTTACAGGATCATTCTGTGGCTTAACCATATAATCCACTAAGCCCGCGCCTATACCATTGGCATCAATTACTATACGTTTTGCTTTATATTTATAAAATAACTTTTTTAATCGTATTGCTTGTTCTTCAAAATGCATATCTTCATAAGTATATATGTTAACAAGAGACTTGATAGCTGTGCCCACGACCTGGGGTATAACCTTTATAACGGTCGCCACACTGTCACCATATATCTTCAGTCAATTCCGCCACGAATCGACCCGCCGCAGCTGCTTGCAGTTACCCGCAAGATGAGACCATATCTTCGCAAAAGCGCTCTCCGTTTCCATCACCAGAAGCTTGTGATGTACTCCCATAAAAGGGATGGTCGTTGAACCGTACTTATATACTCTATAGTTTCTTGGAAAACAAGGGTATTGCTATAATCCACCTTGCCCAAAAAGCTAAAAAATTTTTAAGTCTTGGCTGCTGATTATCCCAAAGCAAAGGGATTTTCCAGCAGTTAAAAGAGTTTAACGAGGGCATGTTACTTGGCTACCCTCTTCTACCAACGTCTACTGATATAACATAATAACTTAATCCACTTGAACGACCAGAAAATTCATATTCCGGTTTTTGTAATCGACGGCTGCGGTCAAAGGCCTCTCCATTAAAGAATGCGCCTTCCGCAGTTCCAGACCAAATGCTTTCATATTCTCGGTCAAAGGCCGCTTCGTTGAAAGTTCCGTCTCTCTCCTGGTCGGTCAAGAATGATTTATTTTGTAATCCCATAAGGACAGGAATTCTCCAAGTACCGCCTAAAACAATGGCTTTCTCGGGTTCTGTAATCATCCAAACGAGAATTTGAATTAATTTCTAATACGCATATGTGCTCTTCCAACCTGCGGTAGTGACATATATCTACGATTGGTTTAGAGGTTCATCGACCTGCGTTGTACCATCCATACACATTCGAGCAACGTTCATGGTCGGGATAATGACACTCTGTAGAATATCACCATCAACACCGACACATTCCTCAACCAAACCTCCATGACGTCGTTTACCACGACTACTTTCACGGGCCGCAATATTATCAAAGAAACTACCATTTTTAAACATATAAATACAGTAATCTTTTGAATGTCGAGTGCGGCCAGGCCTCATATCGAGTTCTCTGCGAAGAGCCGGTACAAGGTTGCAAATTTCCTCGACTTTTTCCTTTGCGATACCGGCGGCCTGTTGTTTACCTCCGGATGTTATAAAAAGTTTGCATCGCGGATATAAAATACATCGGCACATCAATACTAAGATTGAAAGAAATGACTTACTATATCCGCGAGGGAAGACCATGTATACATATTTATAGCGCATACTAGCGCGTAAAAATACTCTCTAATAAAAATAGAATACAAGCTGGCGGGGATGGTCTGGGTCACCGCCAGTCTGTAAAAAATCTACAAACATATCAGGATAATCGCGCCAGTATGCTATATACTATCGAAGAATCGGCTTTATGGCAGTGATTCGCTCTTCTGAAATGCCGATTTTACGGCGGCTGGAGGGGACAGCCAATAAGTCGGCTAATGCCATGTTATTCTTCCTCCTCTTGTAAGAGTCGCCGCATTACTAAATTATCTTGTTCTTCTAAATCTTCTTCAAAATCCTGGAAAGCTGCCTCGTCTGATGCTGTATATCCTCTTTCATCGGAGGGAGTATCGAAAAGCTCTTTCTCTAAACGATCTTCTTCTCCCGCAGCCTCAGCTGATACATTAGCTTCCTCTTCACGATCTTTTGCAACTTGTTTTGCCGCAGTTTCAAGTAAATCACCAAGATCATGCTCAGTTTCGACGAGATTACGAGTATAGATTTGCATATCCTATATCGTGCGATCCACTTTGTCATTAGGTGAATCCTGATAGAAACGAGGAATAAAACCATCTTTCTCACAAAGTGCTACTATTTCAGATATACTATCTACATACTCGCCTTGTTCTTCTTTATTCTGAGCAGCGGTAAATTTACCACTCTTCATTAAATCATTGTAGACTCGAGACATTTTTTGGTATCCCTCGATATCTCCGAGATCAACGAGTTGGTTACATTTAAGCGACGTCTTACAGACTAATATCAGAGTGTCTTTATGACCCGCAGTCTAAACATCATAGGAATCGCACATATCGTTATAAAGACGCTCTAACCAGACCCAATCTTCTGGTTTATACCCATTGCCCCACTTCATTCGTAGATAAACAACATCGTCGTCAGTTAGTCCTAATTCATCAGGGGCGGCGACAGTCGGCAAAGTGCTCTTCATGGTATCAGTTGTGGATTCCTCAGGCGTAATCTATACGATACCGAACTGGTCCACTACAGGGAGCGCATCATCGGCCGGCCGCATAGAATCAGGAATTATGTAGGATTGAGATTTAAGGACTTCCGCAATTTGGTCATTACTATATCCTTGAGCCTACATGGTCTCACGCAATTTATTTTTTTGCTTTTCTTGGATAAGCTCATTATCTTTCCAGCGATATGCATTATTTTGACTTAATCGCATTTTGGCAAGATAACGCCCAAGAATTGAAGTGCCATTTATTTTCGTGGGATCTTTTGTCCAAGTAAGCATTAATTTATTCCACTCATCTGGAATCCAAGGAACGTCAAGTTCTTCAAGCAACCAGAGAAATGTATTAGGGTCCCAGTTATCTACATGCATAGTAGCGCACTTTTTACAGAGATTTAATTTACCATCATTAGGATATTTCTCTAAATTATTAGAGGTATAAAAGTTTTCGCCGCTCATAGTCTTTTGACATTTATCACAATAATATTTTTTCTTTTCTTCAATTTGTCCTGGTAATATTGCCATTTTTCTTCTCCTTACTTCTTTTACTGCGGCATGCTTTACAGATACTATAGAAACCATCTTTACTGGTTTTATTGCGGCTGAAATATTTACCATGCGCCAATTTTACTTCTTTACACTGGGAACAGCGCTTGTAAGTGCCGCGGGCCTATGTGGTGTAATACCACTGGAGGTAGGAGTCTTCAGCAGTCGCCGCAATCATCTTGGGGATTTTACTACGCCATAAATTAGAAATATATTCTGCTGTATGACAAATTCCAAATTCTAACTAAAGTGCTGCTTGTATTTCCGCATTAGTCTTACCATCAATTTTATATTCAACTATTTTTTGATAAGCAGGAAAATCTTTTAAAGCCTCATCACAGGTATTTTCAAAATCGTATATTAAATACCAAGTATCGCCTTCGAAATCCTCATAACTATCCTGTTTAAGTCTTGAATAATTGCAAAGAATTGCAGAACATACCTTGGGGTCAAGGAGTGTAATACCGTCCGCAATAGGATAATCATCATCATCAAAAATAGATGTATTATCTTCAAGATAGGTGATATTATGACTGGGGGTAATTTTCTACATTACTATAGGACGACGATATGCATTCTTTATAATATATTGATCTTTACGTAGGTCAATAAGTGTGTGCTTTATAATATATGCGTCTCGTCCGGTAGCTACTTTTAATTTTTGTTCCCAGAGAGAAATCGCCTCGCGCAACTGCCGCAAAAATGGAATTTCATCTATATCTTCCTGAGTGATAGAGACTTTGGGTTGGAAAATGATATGCTTATCTTCTGTCATAATATTGTAGATACCATCTTCTCCATTCTCAAATTGTTGAGCCAAGCCCTCAAATGAGCACTCTCTTTTGTTTACGGTAGTAAGACGATTTTCGGTTAATATTTTTTTCTATTTACGTTCCTGTTTTTCCATGCAAGATATTAAATAATCGGCTAAAATTTCAAGATACTTTTCTGAGGGATTAGGAGTCTCAAGGAGTATCTATTCCACTAATGCTTTTCTATCTTCGGGATTGGTTAATGAATAATCTAACTTAATATATTCTCACCTCTTTCCTCTGTGAATTTCTACTACAATTATAACAAAAATTTTTCTTCATGTCAAGCTAATTGTTGCATAATTGACACAAGAAAAAAAATATAATATAATATATATATAATATGAATAAATATAATATAAATATAATACTTTCTGTGAGGAGGTTCTTAATATGATAAAATTTTTGCGGCAGGCGGTCGAGGGAGTCCGCAAGTGGGTATTGAAGAAGCTTGTAGGAGACTACCGCATAATTACAGATATATATGAAGGGTATGTTTTGGAAACTTTTAAAAATAGTGAGATAGAAGCCGTAGTGTGGGATTTCTCTCTCTTTGACTCTATGGGTATTATCGGTAAGAAGGTTTATGGAGACTTTAGAGAAGAAAATATTCGAAGAATTATAAAAGAAGAGAATTATCAAGAGACGGAAGTCATATTGGATAGAGTAAAAAAGATTATGAGTAAACCGATGATTTATTACGGTATTATTGCAAGATACAATGATGGTAGTCATGAGGTTCTACAGCAGGACTTGGTGGATTATTATAGAGGGAAAGAAGAAGAAGAGGAGTAAAGGGTAATTCGTTTTGGGGGATTATTTCGATTATGTAATCTGTTTTCCGTTATTCGTTTTGAAAATCCATTTAGGGATTAATTCGGGGCCAGACAATAACCAATAATTGGTTTTTAATTTAAAAAATCCCATAACTACCCCCCGCCTATTCTTTTCCATTGAAAAAAATCCCAGAGGTACACTCAGCGCCGAGGCCGCCAAGCGCTCTGATTGATCGCATGCGCCCCCAGAAAATTCCATGAGACTTTTTTCCAGCGTAAGAGTTAGCTTACAATCTTTTCCAATTGTCATTCTTTGGGAGAACGGGCGAGATTGTTAAAAATTTCACAATGTCTTGACTGGTAGAATCTCCCACCCTAATGTAGTGATACCTTGCATTTAGTAATTAGTAACTCCAAGTCCGGCGATTGTTAGTTAATTAACAAACGAAATTATTTTAAAAAAAAATTTTATTTTTCTCTTGACAAAAGTGTCCGGGCGTGCTATAATAAAACCATCAAAGGGAGAGAGAATCCCAAAGAAGAAAGAGGTTAACTACAATGAAGAAATATGTTTGGACATGGTACACTTTCGCTGATGGCTACAGAACGTGCGTGCGCAGTCTCTCCAAGACTGAAAAGGCTCACGCCATCGCAGCACATGGAGCAATCGTCGCAACGAGCAAGGAACGAGCATGACTCATTGAGTCATGCTCAAGTATAAAGAGTCACAAGCATAACAATCATGAACAGCTAAAGACTCATCAATGCAACACAAGCTAACAGACAACAGCTTAAATACATAGAACAGACAGTGACAGAACATTCACACACACAAGAGAACAACAGCTAAAGTATCAAGATAACAGATACATCAAAGCATAGATAAAACAATGATAGTACATAAGAGCTAAGAACACACTAAAGAATACAAGATAATACATAGTTTCATGTACAGCAAACGCTAAAGCACATCCACTATAAATGCACGAACACTAAGACCCACAGAAAGAGGTAATAAGAATGTACGAGTATGAGATAATGAACAGACAGACAGAGGAAGTCATGAGCATCTATGGTTACAATGTAGCTAATGCATTCAGCAGACTTGCACATCTTGAGAAGTTTGCAACACCTAACGATTGGATAGTAACTAATACTACATACATTGACTAATGTATGTAGTAAGAGAGACATTGTTAGTTATTTAACTAACACACTTTAAATAGATAAGAATAGAATAAATAGAATAAGATTGTTAATTAAATAATTAACAAAGATAGAATAGAACCTTTGTTAATACATTAACAAATAGACCCAAAGAGAAGAAGATGGATTGTTAGTTAATTAACTATCAAAAGAGTTTGCGGCAGGCTGTTTTGAAGCGGCACTTTAGCACGGTAAATCGCTACTACGGTAGAGGGCCGAAGCGGTGCCTGATTGTCAAAGAATTAACAATGTGCAGTTTTTGTCGAGGGACGAATGTTAAAAGTTTCACAATAAAGACTTCCTAAAACTGGAGTTTGTTAATTAAATAACTAACAATAATTGAAATGAAAAATTTTATTTTAAAAAAACCATTGACAATTACGCCCGGACGTGCTATAATAAGACCATAGAAAAGGAAATAAAGGAGCGAAAAAAAATGTACACAATCAATTTCTTCAACAGTAAGGGCGAGCGTCATGACTTCGGGCAGTTTTGCGTGCTGGACAACGAGACTTTTCTCGATAAGCTGGAAGAAGTTCTCTACATTATGCAGGAGCTGACTCCGGCCAACGATGGTTGGAAGCACGATCTCAGCACGACCGGAATAGCTGTTTTCACGTATCATCATTTTGAGTATGTGACAGTCTTTTTTGATTGGGGCGAAGATTGTACCATTGATGTGATGGATAGAGAGATTTAAGGGTTTGCTAAATGTAAGCCCTTTTAATTCACCGTCATGTTTCCAAAAGCTGGTAATTGCCCGAGTTTTGTTAAATATTTGACAATCTAATTTTTTTGAACGCTTTCACACGCTAAAGTGCTAAAGTGAAACTTCCCAAAACTGGCGTTGTGCAGATTGCATAACCGGGCGGCCGCAAATTTGTGGATCTTGCCCTATTGACAAATGACTTTTTCCATGCTATAATTAAGCCATAAAAAGAGAGGAGTTATTCGCCATGATTAACATTCGCAGTATTTTGAAACTTGCTGAAAATGACGGCATGACGCTCAAAAAGGGCAACAAAATTACCTATAAAAGCGGCTGGCAAGTCGCCACTGAAGGCGTCGAGTGCAAAACCGCACGAGAGGCAATAAATGCAGTCAAGGCATACGGCGGCAATTGTGGTGTGTGGTATAGCGAAGGTATTTATTATATTGATAAAAGCAAGCGCGTTAATACAAAACGCGAAGCTATGGAAATCGGAAGAGCTTGCAATCAGATTAGCATTCTCAAGTGGGCAAACATGAGCCTTACATACTGCTAATACTTAATCAAAACGCTAAAACCGATGGGTGTGCAATTTGCACACCCGGGCAGCTATGAATTTGTACACTTTGCCCTATTGATATTTCTCACCCTGTGAGGTATAATAGTATCAGAAGTTGAGGAAAGGGGATAATTAAATGAAATGGATTTTTGTAGGACATATTGAGTCCATGGGCTTCGGCTATGATGAATACACTAATGAAGATAACACTAAATGCCGGCAGGTATGGGACGATGGCTACGAAGAAATTTTTGAAATTTCTTGAAAAGGGGCTTGACAAAAGCCCCAACCCATGCTATAATAAATATAGAAAGAAACGAAAGAGGTAATTGAAATGACTGACAAAGAGCTTGTCCACATTCTTCTATCCCACTTAGCATCTCAGCCCATCACGTCGGAAAAAGAAGATTATGTAGAAATTCAAAATGCTTGTTATGGCGAGGACATAGTCTTTGAATTCGATAAAGATGGAAATCTTACTGCAATTTATGGCTAAAGGGGCTTGACAAAAGCCCCAATTCATGCTATAATGTAACCATAAAGGATAAGAAATGAGGTAAATAAAAATGTTCACAAATGTCATGTTTTATTTTGCGTGGGTGGCTCTTGCCCTGTTTCCTCTGGTGATAGCAATCCTTGCCCCACAGACAGTAAAGGGGAAAAATTATTGCTTGCTTGTGTGTGCTGATCGTCACCTGTGGGTTTACCGCTCTAATATACATGAATGCTGAAGGCGCCAATGATCGCTGGAATAGCGGCACTTGCGAATGCGGGGGCACATACGAGCTTTCGGCGGCCTCTCAGTATCGCACTTTCAGATCTTTCTATTACACCTGTGACACCTGTGGGCATACAGAAGAATTTTCTCATTTGATGAAATAAGGGCTTGACAAAAGCCCTTATTCGTGCTATAATGTAGATACAATAAAGGAAAGGGAGAAAACATCATGGAAATGGTTCGAGTTTACAATTACCACACCGGCGAGATTCTGGAGAAGACTTTCACCGATCCCGCGGATGCGGATGCCTATGAGTTTCTTCTGGATTTTCTGGAAGCAAGCTATGAGCGGTTTCACAATGGCGAGAAGCTCTATTAAGAGCTTTTCGCCTAACCAAAGAATCTAAAAAAAAGACTTGACAAATTCGAGCGTTTCTGGTATAATAAAATCATAATAAAGGAAAAGGAGAAAATAAAATGAAAGCTACTGGTATTGTCCGCCGCATTGATGACCTCGGTCGTATCGTCATTCCTAAGGAAATCCGCCGCACTCTGCACATTCGTGAGGGTGATCCGCTGGAGCTGTTTCTCGACAGAGATGGCATCTGTCTCCAGAAGTATTCGGCTCTTGGGATTCTGTCGGATGATGATTTGCGGGTCGCCCACACGATGGCAAACAGATCCAATTTGCATCCGATTGCAATTTATGACACGACGGTAAAGCTGAGCGGCGGCAAAAAGTTTCCGCTCTATGTCCCCTGTGCGTGGGAATCTGATAAGCAAATGTTCATTTGCGATGAACCCTATGGTGTCTATAAAATTTCTAACATTGATGGCATCGCAGGCTATGTCGTTTGCGAATCGTCGGATATCGGGTGCGAAATGGAAATGATCGCGCGCTATCTCGATGCCGTAATCGCAAGTTAAAACTGTTAGGGGTGAGATGGTTAATTTTCTCACTCCATTTTTTTATTTTTTTTAAAAAAACTATTGACAAACTGTTCGGTGTATGATATACTTTAACCATAGAAAAGATAATACATGGAGGAACAAAAAAATGACAGTTACAGAACTGATAGAATATCTCAAATCGTTTCCGCAAGATGCCCCTATTTATACCATCAATCAATGGTGTGAATACATCCCATTGGAACAAGCTGACATTTCGCTCTTGCACGGTTATGACCCTGTTGTATACATTGACCCGATAGAGCGCTAATAAGAGAAATAAAATTTTAATTTATTTTTAAAAAAATTTTTTCGATTTTTGTGCAATTTACCCATTGACAAGCTACACACATTATGGTATAATTGGGCGGGCCGCCCACGAGCGAGGTGGCCCGAAATTCGTTAAAAATTTAACAATCGAAAAATTGGAAATTTTTTCTACTTTCACACGCTAAAGCGCTAAATTCCCAAAACTTGGCACTTTAACGATTTAAAGTTTAACAGTTTACTGCTTTAACTAATTAAAGTGATGAAGTGTACCCTTGTTAAAATTTTAACACTTTCACGCGCTAAAGTGTTAATGTATTAAATTTTCCAAAAGCTGGAACCGATTGTTAGTTAATTAACAAACAAAATATTACTCTTTGTATACTGGCATAATGCACAAAAAACGACCAAAAAAAATATGATTTTTTTACTGGTAATTGATTCCAAAAATTATTGACTTTTCACCGGGCGCATGGTAAAATGGGGCATAACTTGAAAGAGGGGCGTTGTTCTTATGTATAAGAAGAATTTTACTTTTGTTTCCAGTCTGTCGAATCAGGGTCAGGCGCGTCAGCAAGACGTTGATTATATGGTCACTGGTAAAATCCGGAAGCCGGACCACGTTCCTTTTGACGTGGATAGCGATATTCCAGAATATGACATTTCTGTCAAATCCTCTCGTTTCACCCTTGTTTCGGCGGCCCGTGTCCACGGTGAAACGTTTGACGAAATCTGGAATGAATATGCGCGCCGTGTTCATTCGAAGTGGTTCTGCTATGCGACGGCTACGGGTGAAGCCTACTTTATGAATCTGGAAGAGTTTGAAAGTTTCGTCCGCGCGTTCTGCTCCGTGGAGCATGAGAGCTCCAAAAATGGCGGCGGTCTGAAAATCCGGTGCAAGAAAGAAACCAAAGCCATGCTGACATGGCTCGCGGCGGCTATGGTGGCTTGATAAAAGCCGCCATATGCCCCGGACGTATGAACTTCCTCTTGACATATAGCCGCTCATATGCTACAATATATATATCCAATAGGAGAGGAATGGATAATCATGGATGAAATTATGTCTCTTGTCTTTCTGGTCATCGCCGCATGGTATGGATTATATAGGCTATTCCGCGCACTCTGGGAACACGACAATTCAAATGGAGGCCGCAAAAAAGGAGTTGACAACGACCTTGAATCATGGTATAATGAGTATAACAAATGAAAGGAAGCTAACACCCAATGAAAAAGAATATCTATTGCACCATCGACACCGAAACAGTCGGCGGTGCTACTAATCCCACAGGCGCATATAATTATGGCGGAATTATCCACGACAAGCAAGGCAATATTTATGCAACCTTCTCTTTGCTCGTTATGGAGCATTATGACAAAATTTGTCAGGATGATTATGCAAAGAAAAATTTCCCCCTTTATCGTGAACGCCTCGAAAGTGGTTTGATTTGTGCTGTAGCAACAGAAAAAGAGGCTGTTTCAATCATTAGAAATCTTTGCCAAATCTACGGAGTCAAATACATTATGGCTTATAATTCAGGATTTGATTTCTGTAAGACTCAATGTAAAGAACTCCTCAATGATTTTGAATTTATTGACATTTACCTCATGGCTCTGCAAACTATCACGCATTTGAAAAAGTACGCGGATTTTTGCGCTAAGCATAACAAAGTGTCAAGAAGTGGAAGAACCTATTCGACCACCGCCGAGACGGTTTATGGCTTTATCTCCCAGAGAGCCGACTATACAGAGGAACACACGGCAGTATCTGACGCATTAATTGAAAAGGCAATTTTTGATTATTGCGTGAAAATGCACAAGAAATATACTAAAAATTGCCATGCGTGGGATTGTAAAGAACGAAATAAATATTTTCCGCCCGTAGGAAGAAAGTGAGTTGATAAAAAATGGAAAATCAAAGGGAGAAGTTGCGGCGGCTGGGTTACTCGCCGCCTGAAATTGAAAGCATTATTTCCGCTGATCGGGCGATTGACAAAGGCGAAAAGCTGTTTGAATTGACACCCCAGCAAAAGAAAGTCGAAAAAGAAATGCGGCAGGTGGCTCGTGCTCCTACGGTCTACAAGTTTGAGAACCGCGCACGCAAAGCGGATGAAATGAAAAAATGTATTCTTTCGCAGTTGGTAAAAGCACTTGAACCGAATTGCGATGCAGCCCCAGAAATTGTAAATCCAGAACGAGAATTTACATTCTTTTACAGTGGGAAAAAATACAAGGTCGTACTATCATGCCCCCGCACTTAACGGGGGCATTTTCCAGATTCAGGGAGACCCGGGCCGGCCAGCCGCAATTTTTAAATGATTTTTTGAAATTCCCTCTTGACATTCTAATGTATTTGTATTATAATAAAGACAACAAAAGGATAAAGAAAGGAAATGATGACAAATGAAAAAGTATACTGTGTGGTTTGACATGGACGGCACTCTGGGAAATCTTTATGCCGTGGAGGATTGGCTTCCGAAAATTCGACATGAAGATGCAAGCCCCTACCTCGACGCCGCTCCGATGCTCCGTCTTTGCACTCTCGCCCGACTGTTGAATGCTCTTCAGCGCAACGGTTATGAAATCGGAATTATTTCTTGGCTGTCGAAAAGCGGCTCGGAAAAATATGGAGATAAAGTGACCGCCGCAAAAAAGGAATGGCTTTCCAAACACCTGCCCTCTGTGACGTGGAACAAAATTACAATCGTCCCCTACGGCACTCCGAAAAACAATTTCTGTGAATCCCCCCTCGACATTCTGTTCGATGATGAAAAGCCTAACCGCGATAGTTGGAGCGGCAAAGCCTACGAGCCTTCCGAAATTCTGGAAGTTCTCAAAAGCCTGAAAGACTGGTAACTATTACCAGTCTTTTCTATTCCACTCTATTCCCAGATTCTGGAAGCCCTGACCCGGGCGCCGCGCACTTTGCACAAAAAGAGCAATAGAATTTTGTGCAGATTGACTACTTGACTTTTCAGTGATTTATGGTATAATAAGTACATAAAGAAAAGGAAATGCGAGGTAATTAAAATGGTAGAAAAAATTAAGAATCTGTTCGTGGTTACTCTGGACGATGGTCGGCAAACCTACTTTGATTTTGCCGATGGTAACATCTACGGCGTGAGCGGCAAAATCGTGCAAAACTTTAACGCCGAGGCTAAGAGAATTCTGAAATCTGAACAGAATGATGATTTTCTTGCCATGTATTTCTATGAAAGAACGTTGACTTGTCCGTACCGCGACACTCTCAAAAAGTGGCCGACCTC